ATAATGAGTATATAGAGATTGAGATTAAAGAGTTTGGTTATGTAGATGATCAATTCCTTGATTTTATCCTTCGGGAATTTTGCGATGAAGATAATTTAGCAAGTTGCAACATATTTAAAGTTAAATCCTAACCGTTAAAGCGATATTGTGGGTGTTGAAGCAGGAGAGAAAAGTATGAAGCAGTTAATAGAAATTTTACTTGGAGGTTTTGCAGGATATTGTGTTATATGCTTTGTTAGTATGAAATTATTCAAGATGGAACCAGATGAATTTTTAGCTACTTTCTTTGCAGTTTTAGAGAAAAAAGTAACTAAGCCCTGGTAGTTTGCCAGGGCTTAGTAGTAAATCAAAGAGGAGGTATTGATATGTTGTGCCCTAATTGTCAAACACCTTTGCATGAAGTATTTTTTGGTGACGAAATTAGACGATGGAGATGTATGGGATGTTTTCGGATTTTTTCAGAAATAGAGTATGAAGTTAAAGAAGATGAACTGGTTAAAAGATGGCAACCATATAGGAAAAAATAAATAAAATCTAGGTTTCTTTTTTACGCCCTCTCCAGTGTGGTCTAACAAAAGTATATCCTTGAGGCACAATAATACCATATAATCTTGCATTAGCTTTAGCCATTTCGGAAGCGTTTCCACGTCTTAGGAAAGCATTAACATAATGTAGACTTCTGGGGCCGCTTTTATAACCCTGTCGTTGTGAGCCAGATTTAGTGGTTTTAGTATAAACATAAATAGCAGGCTCATCAGTTGTTGTATTAGGTTCTTTTAAAAATTTTAGCGGCGTAATTTTGTTATCATGTGTTAAAAGACAATAGACTTCAAGAATAAAGTTAATAAAATTTTCTTTGTAGGAGCCGAAGATGGGGTGCGCTTCTTCGGCGTATGTTCCAATACAATAAATAAATTTATCACGCAGATCGATAAAACCCATTGTATGTTTATCTTCTTCGTTTGTAACCCTAAACAAGACTAGCATCCCATCTTCTAAAAACTCTTCTTTAAACCTAATCTCTTTAAATATGCCTGTATTAAAACATTGTATAATTACTCCTTCGGGGTCTAAAAAATAATGTCTTTGATCAAGTAAATCTAAATAATAATTATTATCATGTATTTTTTGTGGGAAATTGTAAACTACTTCATAATGATTAAACCAATTTTGCCCAGGAAAAATAAAATCCTGATTTTCTTCGTTAATTAAACCGATCATAGCATATATGATGTTAGTTATGTTTCTTTCGTTCATAGCAATGGGGTTAGTTTTAAGATCATATTCTAACATTCTTTGTTCAATAATTAGTTTTTCTTGTAATGAAGCCTTTTTGTGTCGCTCTAATAAATCATATAGTTCGGCATCATAAGCCCAATATAAGCTTGGCATAATAAGAGGTTTATCATTTTTATCTAAACCATACCAATAAGTTTCAAAAGGGGAAAGATTAGTCCAAACATCCATTAACATATCTTGATAAGCACATAAGACATTATGACATTTATCAAGGTTACGCATCACATACATAGAAAAATCGGCAAATAAACGGTATTTATTGTTTTTCTTAATCCATTGCACTTTTTCTTGAATTTGTTGATAACGTGTTTTCATAAAACGTTCCTGATCAACTTTTGCTAGAATCAATTGTTTTTCAAAGAAGGTAATTAGTTTTCTGGTATCATCATCTTTAACAGGCAAGTAAAGTTGAAAAATTAGATCTTCTGTTTTTATATCTTGTAGCTCTCTTAGTACCGCATAGGCTCCAGCTTTTAGGCGGTATTTTTTTATTTTAGTAATGTCCATTACTAATCACCCATCTATATTATACTTTTATTAAAAAAGATTGTAAAGGCAAATTGCCTATTGACAGTACAACAAAAAAGCAATAAAATAGTTCTAGAGAGGAGGTAAAATATTGAAAGTAACAAGTCATGCTGTACAACGGTGGCAGGAAAGAGTTTCTAATGTTGATAATGCCGAACAAGAAATACTTAATAATTTGAATGAGGCCCAAAAGATATGGAGCGAAATAAAAGATAATAAAGAGATTGTTTATTACCTTAAAGATGATGTAATTTTTGTTGTTAACGACGATGATAAAGTGGTAATAACAATAGTAAAAGCAGACTATGGTTTTAGCGATGAAATTAATAAAACAATAGTTAATAAATTACTAGGAGAGCTTAATAAAGCCAAAGAAACTAAAGAACATAGAGATAAAGAAATTCGGAATGAAATATCTGAATTACAACGACAGCTCAAAATAAGTGATATTGAAATCGAGACTTTGCAGGCCAAAATTAAATCTTTAGAGGCCATACAGAATAAATTGCGTGCCACAATTGAGGCCCTAGAAAAAGAAGCTCAAACAATGCAGGCAGAGATAGACGGTATAGCCAAAAAACTTATTTATTCGATTGGGTGGCGATTGGAGGAATTAACTTCTAAGAATAAAAAAAGAAAGCAAGACTAAGGAAGTGGCATAGATTTTTAAAAATGAAAGGAGACAAAATAGGATGGGAGAAATAAAAGAAGTTAAAGGATTTCAATGTACCGATGGCAGTATTTTTCTTGATAAAGAGCAGGCTATTAAACACCAAAAACAATTAAATTTTAAAGAAAAAAATAACAAACTTTATAGGGGTGATGTTTATTGGATAATAAACTTGATGAATTTATCCAAAATATTATCGAGAATGGATGGCATAACGAACAGAACATTAAAGCACAAGAGATATGGGGCCAGTTAGATTATAATATAAGATTGTTTACCACTATGTATATAATAAAAAGCCTTTGTGACTTAATCAGAGAAGGCGGTAGTTTTAGGTATTTTATTTACGATATGTTAGGTTTCGATTTTGATGCCTATATGTTATTGTTTCTTAGTGGCGGTATGATGCCTACAAATTTTATTAATGAAAAAGGAGAAGAAGAAGATGAATGAAATTATATCACAAAAAGATTATGAAAAACTTATAAATAAATATTGCGGTTTAAAATTAACTGTACAGGACATATTGGCAGAATTACAAGAACTACGCAAAAAAGTATATGCAGGCTGTTATACTATGCAGGACTATTATACTATTAATTATCTTGAAGATAAAACAAAAAAATTGGCAGGAGAATTATTTGATACTATTAAATATCCTTTAACCGAGACAATAATGCCGACAGTAAAATGTTACGTAAATAAAAGATTAATAAACCAGTATCTCTTATCTCCTCAAGAATATGAGGATGAAAATATACAAAAATATTGTTTTAACAAGGCTTTATATGATATAGGGAAAGAATTAATATCGCAAATTGGTATTTGGGATAAAATTAATGATCCAATACGCCAGGGAACTTTAGTAACTATAGAGAAAAAAGAAGATAAAACAGAGACTCCTAATATAGAATATATAAAAACGGCATTAATTGTTAAATTATGGGGAATAACGTGGTAATTAAAAGGAGACAAGATTATGGGAAAAATAACAGTACAAGAGCTATTCAAGAAATGCGATTGGGGAAATATAGAAAAAGAATATTGTAATCTAATTAAATCCGAAACAATAACAGATTTGTCATTACAAGACTTAGAAGATGTTTATGAAAGTATAATAAAAATTGAACCTTTTAATAAAGAAAACTGGATACTTGTGCCTGCTTATGAAGAAGATCTTAATTTTGTATTACAAAAACCTAATGATTCTAATAAATATCTACCTCAATATGCTTTTTTTGAGGAATGGGCAGGGTTCTATGTATCTGATAAGCTTTTACAGTTATGGGAACCAGAAAAATTGGCCGCATATATATTAAAAGAAATCGTTTATGATCTTGATCTTCAAGAATCACTTCAAAATTTTACTGATTCTTTTTGGGAAGGAGAAGACTAGATGATTTTAGAGGCTGTAAAGGACGAAAAAGGGTATACTTTAAAACTAAATTATACAGGGACGAATAAATATTACAAAGTCAATGGGCAAATAATTTTTTGTAATCAAGACGAAATTATTACCACAGAAGAAGAACCTGTTGTGGAACTATGGCAGATAATATCAGTTATAACAAAATATATTTCAGTAGAAAATGGGCAGGAAACTTCTGTTGAAGAATATAATGCAAATATAGAACGATTAACTCAAAACGCTGTCTATGATGACATAGAAAAGGATTATTTTTTTACTGATCTTGAAGAAGAATATCAGTATAAGAGATATAAACTTCAATATGTACCTTTTTATGAGAAGAGACATGAAAAAATAGGTGATGTTGCAGTTGATATAAAACCCAAAGTAGTCATAGAAGATAATCCTTATTTGATTCCACTGCGACATTTAGGTAAAGATGTTTGTTGTCAAAAAGTCTTGTATAAGAGACAAAAATTTTATCATGATTATGTTAACGAAGTTTTTAATAAAATTAAAACACAATTACCGCCTGGTACTGAATGTAAAATCTATGATTACAATCTTAGTCGTGGCGATTTTTATGTTTATATAGATAAACATATAGTTATAGATCTGAAAAATACAATTTATGATGTCACAGATAATATAGATGTCATACAAAAATTGTATGAAAAGGATAAAAACTATATAGAAAATACAATGCAAAATTACTTAATGATGTTAAACTATGCCCCAAATTTAGCTGATATAGTAACTAATTTAAAGAAGCTACAAGAGTTATTGTTACAGATTAAGCCCTATCAAAATTCAAGAGATAACTATAATAGATGTAAAAACTATCTGGACGAATTAATTCAGAAATTAATTAGAGGGAGAGAGAATAATGCTTGTTAAACTTCTTAATCCTGAAGAAGTAAAATATTTTCCAGTCTATGTAGGATATATGGCTGCTGTTTGCTATGATAGCTATGATTATCTTCGAGATAACTCTTTTAAAGATGTATTACATGATGAAGAAAAAGTAGAGAAACTAGCTAAAATTGGATGGCATTGTATCCGTTCAGGTCACAATTCTCCTAGTCGGGGATTTACGTTTAAATTTTATGTCGAAGGAATAAGTAGAGCATGTGCTAATCAATTAGTTCGCCACAGCATAGGTTTTTATCCAAATCAACGTAGTCAACGCTATGTAACAGAAAATATTAATTATATTATACCGCCGACAATAAATAATAGTCATTTAAAAAATAAATACTGTTATATCTTAAGTATGATTATATGGGATTTTTATAAAGAAATGATTGAAGAAGGAATACCTGTAGAAGATGCTAGATATATTTTACCTAATGCCTGCCATACTAGTTTAACTTTAGCTCTAACATGGGAAGCCCTTATTAATTTTATGCATCAAAGATTATGTAATAAGGCCCAATGGGAAATAAGGGAATTGGCAAACAAAATGAAGAAAAGTATAGAAGTATATCTACCTGAATTAAAAGATTTTCTTGTACCCAAATGTAAATATTTAGGTAAATGTCCTGAAGAGAAGAGGTGTAACAAATAAATTATGAAGGTTTTTGTTTTGCCTGCTAACCCATCTTTGATAAAAATGGTAGATAGTATTTTAGGGGAATTAGATAATACTATACCAATTTCTTATCAAATATGTTTAGATGTTGTAGATAATAATAATTCTATAAGAGTTTGTATACAAGAAATAGGTTGTTTTGGTTATTGTGATTGCGAGAAAAATTGGGGACAATATTGCGCTGTTTTAGATTATAGTTATAGTCTAGAAACAAAAAGGCGAATATTAGAGAGGGCCTTAAAAGAAATGCTTGAAGAAAGTAAATATAGGATACGTTACGATGGGATAGAAAAAAGAGGCGTGATAGGTGATATAAAATGAGAGAAGATCAAGTAAGATTAGCTCTAAGTTTTATAGATGAACCAGATTCAATGGTAGTAATACAAGCCCCAACTTATCAAGATTTAAAGCTAGTTAAACAAATAGTGATTAAATATATAGGGCAACCTGAGATTGTTTATCAACATAAATGGCAGTATTCTAACAACAGGGTTATAGTTTTTGAAGTTGCCACAAGGGAAATGGCAGGTATGGGATATAATTGCCCAATTATTTTAGTTGAACGTTTAGATGGTTGGCTACCAAGGGAGATAACTCATATATAGATAAAACAATAAAAAAACGCTTGCAAAACAATGAAAAAACAACTATAATAAAATGGAATAACCTAAAACGTTCTAAAGAAAAAGTTGTCAAAAGGGGTTGAGTTATGAGTAAAACCTTAGAAATAATTCCTGTAGATTTTAAGACTGTCTGTGAGTTTATTAAAAAATATCATCGTCATCACCAACCTCCTCAGGGTTATAAGTTCTTATTAGGTATAAAAGATATTCAGCGTAATAAACTAGTTGGCGTAGCTGTTATAGGTAGACCAGTAGCACGAATGTTAGATGATGGTTGGACATTAGAGATTACAAGATTATGTACTGATGGTACTTATAATGCGTGTTCTAAACTATTAGGAACAGCATGTAGGATTGCAAAAATCTTAGGATATAAAAAAGTAATAACTTATACTTTGCCCGAAGAAGGAGGAGCAAGTTTACGTGCGGCAGGATTTAATTTAACAGGCATTTGTCGTGGAAGATCATGGAACACTCCAAGCAGACCACGTATAGATAAAACGCCAGTACAAAAACATGATAAATGGAGATGGGAAAAAAATTAAATTAACAAAAACGATAAAAATTTATTTGCAAAACGATAAAAAAACGGTTATAATAGTATCAGGGAGACGTATAAATGAGGAAGCATGATATAAATAAAATTAATTTAGAAATAACCGATATAAGCTTGTTAGATGGAGCAGTTATTATTGAATGGAATTCTGGTATAGGTTTCGGACAATATATTATTAAGCAAGAAGGGAATAATTTAGTAGCTAATAGTGAAGCTATGGATACAAATACAGATAAAGCGTTTCTTAAAAAACTATTGGAATTATTGATTGATAAAATATATGTTAGATATTAGTTACAATATTTTTAAGAAGAGGCGATAAAAATGATATTACAACAAGTTTATAGGGCAACAACCTGGCAAGATGTTAAAAAAGAACTATTAAAATTTTATAGAGTGGGTATAGGAGAGGATTTAGACGATTATAAAAAAGTGTATGAATTTGTTTGCCGATGCGAGCCAGCAAAAAATGAAGATCAAACAATAATTAAAATAGATATTATAAAAGAGAACGAAGAAGGTGTTATAAAAGAATATTATGATGTGTATGGGCAAAAACCTTTTGATAATGATACTTACGCTTTAGAACTTAGTCTTTTTAGTGAATGGGCAGGTTTTGAAATAGATAGAGATTTAATAAAGCAGTTTTCTTTGGCTGAAATTGTAGTCCATACTTTATGGGAAATGACGTTTTATGGATTTGACGAGGAAATAATTGCAAAACAACGTGAGGAATTATTAAAACGGTATATAGAAATTATCAATGAATATGTTGAACAAAATAAATTTTGCCCACTTTGTCAAAAAGCACTTGAAAAAATCTATGAAGAAGAGGAGCAAGAAATATATTGGCATTGTAAGAGTTGTCATTTTACAATATCAGACAATGATCTTGAAATAATATCAAGACATCTTGAAGAAATGGGGAAAATTTAGCTTAAAATTTAAATAATAGGAGATGGTTATATATGGAAAATCAAATTATGCAGGTTTTGCAGAATTTGGCTGATAAATTAGGAGTTACAATTACTTATCTATGGGGAGCTATGATTAAACAGGCATATATAGATGGGATATTGGGCTTAATTGAAAGTATTGTAGTTTTTATACTTTGTACTTTAGGTATCAGGTATGGTAAATATTTAAGAAAAAGAGCCAAGGAAGATAATAATGATGATTTAGATTTGGGGGGTATAGCATTAGTAGTTATATCAATATTAGTTTTCATATTAGTATTTCCCGTTTTAATGGGGGATTCTATACGGGCATTAGTTAATCCTGATTATTATGCTTTCCGATTAATTTTAAGGGCTTTACATTTTAATTAAGGTGATCAAAAATGGATCAATATCTGCCTGAAACAATGGTTTTTGATTTAAATATCGTAGAACAATCGCCTTATAAAGAACAATTTAAAAAGCTGTTAGAAGAGGTAGAGCTATTCAGCGAAGAAGATTATAGAGAGTATATTGACCTGCATTTGTTGCCTTTAAACAGATTTTTGGGCGCACAAAGAGATAATTTAATCTATCTTGGGGGTTATACAAAAGAAAAAGTAAAAAAAGAAATGCCCTGGCTAAGAGAATTAGCATTAGAATGCAGTAGTAAAGAAACAATTCAGTATAAATGGGAATTAGATTTACTACTTGACGATAAGATATAAAACTATATAATTTATTAATAAGGAGGTAGAATAAATCTTGATTATTACTCAAAAAGGACAGTATAGATTACTAGAAGATATTAAAACAAGAAATTCAATTTCGACAGGAATTATACCTAAAGATACAATAATTGAAATTACACAGGTTGATTATGAACGCAATAAGGTTATAGGGGATAAGTTATTGGATTGGATACATTGGGATTTGCCAGTAGAAAAAGTATAAAAACTAAATAAATTTGTGGAGGGCAATAGAATGGAATTAAAATTAAACGATGTATATAGGTTTATTTATCACAATGAAATACTTGAAAAAATATATGAACCATACTGGTGTTTTGATGGGCAATTAATTGTTAAACAAGATAAAAACGGTAATATGTATTTAGAAGATACTTATTGGTCTTTTTACGATAAAGAAAATAACGTTTTTAAGAGTAATAGTTGCAGTAAAAGGTTTTCTCTTGAAGAAGCATTAAAACAAGGAAAATTGTTTTATAAATGCAATTTAGATGATGTAGAAATGATTTCTGAATATGATACAAATTATTATGCAGACGAAGATATATTTGATTTGTCATATCAACATGGTTGTAAAAAATTATTGTTTAAAAGAAAAGGTGCTCAAAAGTCTATTACTAAGATGGAAAGTGTTTTAAATAAAGAAATTGAAAATATAGAGGCCCAAATTAGATATTTAACGTGGAAACTAGAAAAAGTCAAGGAAAATTTAGAAGAACTAAAGAATGGTAATATAAATATTTATATATAATCCATAGGAGGTAAATAATAATGCAACAAATAATTGAATGTAAAGAAACAAAAATTGCGTTTGGCAGGTATCGTGGTATTAGTTTTAAAATACATTACCCTTTTGAACAGTATAACTGGTGTTATTATATTTATCTAATCCTTGATAAATTTTCCGATAAAGAATTAGCAAATTCTTTATGGTTAGAGCCTACAATAACGGAAGAAGGCTGGAAATTTTATTGTTACTCTGCTTGCAAACCTATTATGAATTTATATTTTCATGGAGGATGTAGTTGGTATAGAAAAATATTTACTTTGGATGATAAGCGGTGTGTAGAATTAGGTTGTGATTATTCTCATATTGACGATATAGGACAATTTTATACACTTGAAGATATTTTGAAAGATGTAAAGTTAACCATAGATAGCCTATATGAACAATTTGATTATCAAGGAGAGGAAGTTTAAATGGAAAAATATTTTATAGTTACCCAGGAATCGCCGTTATATCATGATTATTTTGCTTGGAAAGAAAATCGTAAAAAAGTATACGAACACGTTAAAAAATTTATGACTGACTATAATATCGCCTCTCAAGAATATCACGCTTCGCAGAATCTATTTTACATTGTACCCACCCAAGAGGACTTAGATAAATTTGGCAAAGCACTCGGAAAAGATATTGGTAATGGTTTAAGACCCTTTAAACGTAATTCTAAAATTGGTAAAGCATGGATTAAATCCTTAGAAGATAGTAAACTTAAAATTTTACCCAAGCCTGCACCTATATTTTACTTTGAAGGTGTGTGTGGTAGATACAGAACAAGATTGTTCGACATAGAAGGAACTGTATATTGTTCGATTGAGCCGTTATATAGTGAAAAAATTCCTGTTGGTATGAAAGAAATTAAGGCTAGTGAGTTCTATAAAATACTTGAAGAACATGCCAGTTAAAGATTAAAAAAACACACGGGAGATTAGATATGTGCAAACATGGCAATGAGAAACTGGTATGGGTAAAAGTTCCAGCAGACTTATCTGCAGAGGGTATAGACATCTTTAAATGGAAACCTATTGATGGTTGTATTGCTGATTTAGTACAGGCACTTCAAAACGGTGGGATTGACATGAGGGGTTCGTGTTGCGGTCATGGTGATACAATTGGTCACATTTGTCTACAAGATGGGAGAGTGCTACTTATACTTGATAAAGAACAAGGTAAAAAATGGTTGTGTGCTGACAGTAATGCCGAAAGAAGACAATTATTAAGCGAATGGTTAGATGATCGGAAGTTCCCGTTGGGCTAATAGATAATACCGCATTATGTTTAGAATGTGTCACAAGAAGAAAAAGAAGGGGAGTTTAATATGAGGTTTGATGTATTAGACAAAGTATTATCCAATTTACAATTGAATACTGCTGTAATTTCTGGCGGATCGATACTTAGTCTGATAAACAAAAAAGAAATCAGGGATATAGATGTTTTCTGTTCTTTTGAAGAGGCCGAACAGGTAAATCAATTAATTGCTATGTATGGCGTACCAAAAATACATTGGAACTCCGATAATTCTGGTGAATACCCTAGACCGCCTTTGGGAGATGATCCTTATGCGCCATGTAGCTTTACTAATTTATCTAAATATGTAGATAGAACCTGTTTATTAAATATACCAGATAGTCTATTAGTAGATTTAACTATTTTAAAAATAAAAAGTGAAGATATAACAAGAGCAATACCAGAGATATTTGATTTAGACATTTGTACAGCTATGTATACTCTAGATGCTGGTTTGATCAAGACGCCAATATTTTTACGAGCAGTAGAGCTTAATGAAAGCAATGTTATCAAACCAGTATACTATTTAAACACTTTGGCTAGAATGGCGAAACTGTATGAAGCCTACGGTATACTGTTGGGCAAGTCTTTTAGTAAGCTATATCAAAAGTTAGTTTATAAAGTTAGAGTATATGGCAATAATCTGCTAGAAACAGTACAAAATAAAAACCTACACTATGCACAACTAATTTTAGCTTCATAAAAAAAGCAAAGGTAGGAGTATTGAAAATGAAAGATAATGTACATTTCAAAGAAGATATGTGGTTAAGGAGAGAGGCAAATGGTTTCTTGTTGGTGTCCACGTTGTAATAATGTATTTTATGGTACTTATGACGCATCAGAACGTTATGTAACCTGTCCATATTGTGGATACATACGGGTAGAAAATCCATATTACAGAGAAAGTTGGAGGGATATTTATGGGAGTAAAAATTAGAAGGAATATTTTTGAAACCAATTCAAGCAGTACCCACTCTATTTGTGTAACTCAAACTGATTTGCTTGATCAATTAAGGGATGAAATTGTATTCAGAGTGGGAGAATTTGGATGGGAATATGGAAAATACAATGACCCTGAAACAAAAGCTAGTTATCTCTATACAGCTATTCTTGAAATGGGGCGAGAAGATTTACTTAGCAATATAAGATCAATATTGAAACGTAAAGGCATTGAATGTATTTTTGAAGAACCTAAATATGTGATTGACAATAATGGCTATAAATATTTAGATTATGGTTATATCGATCATGTTTATGCACTAGATGATTTTATTAATATTTGCTATGACGACGATAAATTACTAAAATATCTATTTTCCTCTCAAAGCTTTATTATTACAGGCAATGATAATGACGATTATGATGTAGAAATTAATGTGTCATATCCGCACGAAGAGTATTATAAAGGAAATTAACAAAGGAGGAATAATTTATGAAAGTAATTCGCAGGGGCGTTTTTGAAACCAATAGTAGTATGACGCATAGTATCACAATATGTACCAAAGAAGAATATGAGAAATGGAAGAAGGGTGAACTACTATTTGATATTTACAATAAAAAATTTATCCCAAAAGAGAAGGCTGAACCTGTAGATAAATTTGTGATTTATTATGAAGACGACTACGCTACTTATGATGACTATTTTAATGACTACTATACATTTGAAGTTGAATATACTACTCCTAAAGGCGATGAAATAGTGGCGTTTGGAAAATATAGTTATGATGGTTAATTGGAGGTTTTGTTATGAAATTACTTGGTAAGTATCAAAATGGTAACTATACAGTGAGAATATTCGATGACGGTACTAAAATAAGAGAAACAAAAGCAGAAGTTTTTATACCTATATTTCCTGAAAGTATTGATCTTAAAATTACAAATTACTGCGATATGGGATGTCTCCACTGCTATGAGGATTCTACACCAAATGGTCAACATGCTAATTTAGATGCCAATTTAGTTATAAGACTTATAGATAGTATACACCCCTATACGGAAATTGCTATAGGTGGTGGCAATCCTTTAAGTCATCCACAGTTGATACCGTTTTTAACTAAGCTCGAATCTAAGAATATAATTGCCAATATTACAGTTAACCAGAACCACTTTATGACTAATCAGGCTCTAATTCGTTACCTGATCAGTAATGATTTAATTAAAGGTTTAGGTGTATCGTTGGTCAAAGTGACAGATGAATTTATTAATCTTGTTAAACAATATTCAAATGCAGTAATTCATATTATCAATGGTGTTATTTCGTTAGACGAGTTGCGAAAACTATATAATAAAAATCTTAAAATATTAATTTTAGGATACAAAGAAATCGGCAGGGGTAGAACTTATTATTCCTCTGATGTTGAAAATAATAAAAAACAATTTTACCAAAATATCACTGAGATAATTAAAGGATTCAGGATTATTAGCTTTGATAATTTGGCGATTAAACAATTAGGCATTAAAAGAATACTGACAGAAAAAGATTGGAATGAATTCTATATGGGCGATGATGGACAGTTTACGATGTATATAGATTTAACTAAAGGCGAATTTGCGGCCAACTCAATATCTGGTCAACGATATAAAATGTTAGATAATATTATAGATATGTTTAACATTGTCAGAAAAGGAGTAGTTGTATGAAGCAAAAATTCGTTTTTGATAAAGTAAAATTTTATATTGCTTCTGGTTGGGATAATAAAGAACAAGTACGTAAATTGGCCGAGTTATTAGTAAAAAACTATGGTTGGAAATGGACTTATGATTGGACTACTTGCACTGTATATGACAATTATATTGATATTGCTGTAAATGAAGCATATGCAATAGAAGATTCGGATGTATTGATAGTGCTTTTTCCAGGTGGAAAAGGCACACATATAGAAATAGGTATAGCTGTGGCGTTGAAAAAGATAGTAATTGCTATTGATGATGTAACACCACTATTGAATAATATACCAGAACAACTAGCTAAATTGCCTCCGATGTATTTCCACCCGCAAATTTGTTGGGTAGACAATAATAGAAAAACTCTAACAGATCTGGCTGAACAGATCTATGAGATTATGATTAATAAAATGGTGAGAGGTTGTCTATGATTATATTGTATAAATTACTATCTTTAGTTTCCCACAGGGGGTGTTGTTATGCTGAATTTGGCCCGTCTACTAATAGACGAATATAATTCCTACAACAAAACCCAAACAACAGGAAAAAAATTATTAACCCTACTAGATATAATATGGGTATTAATATTAGTATGTTGTCATAGTATATGGTTAATCAGTCTAATTTTATTTGTAACCCATTATATTAGTTATTCTTTAGCAGTATTAGGTATTGTATCAGGTTTTGTTCTAGTAATTGTTTGGTTTGCAATAACGCCACATATAACTTCTTTTGAAATGTATATCAGAAAGAAGTATAATTGTTAAGGAGAAACAAAATATGTCATATTGGATAAAAGGAGAGTATATATGTTAACAATTTTAACCTGTCTTATTGTAGGACTTTTTGTGGGTGCGATAGGGGCCTCTATTTTATCCTGTTCTGAAATTGAATTCAAAAGTGGTAATGTTTTCTTTGGTGGATTATGGGGCGGTATAGGCGGGCTTCTTCTAGCTTTTTCTATCTTGTGTATTTTGGCGGTAATAGACTGGTTTCTTTCGCTTATAGTGAGGATTTTTTCATGACTTAAAAGGGGAAATGTAAATGGAAGCTTGGGAATTAAAACAACTACAATCTTTACCCTTAGAATTAAAAATACAAAAATCACTTCTACGGATTCAGGAGTGGTATGAATACTGGAATGGAGATGTATATGTTTCTATAAGCGGCGGTAAAGACAGTACAGTTCTATTACACTTAGTAAGAACTATTTATCCTGATGTGCATGCTATTTTTGTAGATACTGGCCTAGAGTTTCCTGAAAACAGAGAATTTGTAAAGACCTTAGATAATGTTATCTGGATTAGACCCAAAAAAACCTTTAAAGAGATAATTGAAAAATATGGTTATCCTGTAATAAGTAAAGAACAGGCTCAATATATAAGAGAATACCGCCAATCCAAATCAGAACAACTAAGAGAAAAAAGGTGGAACGGGGTAGGGAAGTATAAGACAGGAAAAATCAGCGACAGGTGGAAATACCTTGTAGACGCTCCTTTTAAAATATCAGAACAATGTTGTTATCATTTAAAAGAGGGACCAGTGATGAATTTTGAAAGAAGAACAGGGCTAAAACCTTATATTGGCCTACTGGCCGCTGACAGTGCTAGAAGGAAACAGATATATCTACAAACTGGATGTAATATTTACGATTCAAAAAGACCTTTATCCAAGCCTCTAAGTTTTTGGCTAGAACAAGATATATGGGATTATATTCATAAGTATAATATTCCTTATTCTAAAGTATATGATATGGGTTATGAACGTACAGGCTGTATTTTTTGCATGTTTGGTATCCACCTAGACAAAAAACCTAATAGATTTCAAAAACTAAAAGAAACCCATCCTCAACTATGGGAATACTGCATTTATAAATTGGGCCTAAAAGATGTTTTAAATTATTTAGGTATACATTATCAGTAAAAACACAATAATAATCACAATAAAACGCAATAAAAATCAGCATAAAAAGGAGGGTAAAGTTTAACTGAATGATTACAAAAGACGATTTAGAAAGACTAAGAATTAGGCAATATGAAGAATTTAATAAACGTGGCACAAATAGTAAACCCTCTCCGATGTTTATTAACGGCAAATTTAATCCTGATAATTGGGCTGGTGGAGATAATATAATCAGACATTATTTTTATGAAATCGAAACAAGCGATTCCTGGCAGAGAGGATATGAAGTTAGTAGTGGTTATCTTATAGTTAATTTTTATTACTATGAGGATCAGGCTTATGCTGTTATTATTCATGACGATGTTGATAAATATTGGGAAAACGGCCAAATAGAACATCATGATGTCTATTATTTCAGTTGGTATAAACATCGGGGGCAGACCGAGGTAGCTAAATTAAATGGACATGATATAACAGAAGAAGAATATATAAGGCTTCTTAATTTAATTGAGGAAACGGGATATAGATTTTTAGAAGAAAGGGGGAAATAACTAGTGCCTCAAGAAACAGTTAATTTATCGCTGGCTGAAAAATTAAACAAAAAAGGTTTACAATGGAAGCCCAAAATAGGTGATTATACTTATCATTTAAGATACACGTATAGATATGTATCACATATTAAACAGCATACTTCATTAATACCATGTTATGTAAAATCAAAGATAATTAGTCTTGAAGATGAAAAATGTCTTTATATAGAAAGTCTAGGAGCTAAAAATATAATACCTATTCCTTCTTCACATTGTATTTGGGCGCCTACTGTGACAGATCTAATTGAGATACTGATAGACTGGAATATCCCTTTTGAAATTCATTACTATTGGGGATGGGAAGTGATAATTAGAGAAAAAAATCAGAGATACAGTGGGGTAACTTTAGTTGAAGCTTTAGGAGAAGCTGTATTGGGCATTTTGAAAAACAAAAATAACAGTTCTATAGCTAATATAAAATTAAATCCAAAAGCATTATCTGATGAAGAAATTGTAAAAAAATATTATTAAGATAATCCTAAAGAGCTTGTACGTCATTGTGTGGTTAATTAAAAAATACCTTTACAGTTCTGTCAGGATATGCTATAATTTCCTTGTAAAACAAAACTAAGGAGGTTATAGCGATGTCCTTACCGCCTGAAAAAAATCTGGCCGCAGAGAAAAATGAGAAAACAACAGAAACAGCAAAAAATAATAAACGTCTTGTAATAGGTTTAATCACAGGTTTAATAGCATTATTCTTTATTATTATTTTTATATATAATAGTAATGCTTCCAGTTTTAGAGTGGCGAAAAATATACCTGATATTGATAATGAACAATATCGTGTAATAACAGTTATAGAAAGAAAGAGACCTTTTACCTTTATAAATTTTATATATGATAAACTAGAAAAACAATATATTGTAGACGTTGTTAATCCGTCAAATCAACCAATTAAATTTTATCCTTCTAGCTTTGAAATAGTTTGGCCCAATGGAAATGTTTCTACTATAGGTTCTAAAGAAGAGGATCTAATACCTCCTGGGTATTCTTCTAAATACAGAACCAGTAAATATATCACATCTATGCCTAAAGCTATAATGTATTATCCTAAAGATAATCCTAAAACGGGCATAACTGTAACCTTGAAAGAATAAATTAAGATTTTATTAAACTTTAATCCCCTTAAAATATAATAATAAATTTAATATTAAACTTTAGTTAAATAGGCCCCTATAGGGCCTTTTATTTTTATAGGATTTAGGGTTATAATATCAAAAGAGGTGTTGTTGTGCAAAAAATCCCGCCAGAAATCCTAATAGCCCCTCCTGATTATTTACCACCTGAAATAATAGAAGCCTTTAACCAAATAGGTTATGGCGTTATACCTATATGGACTAATATGGGGTGTAGTTTATTTATCCATATAGACAATAAGACAATAAAAGCCTGTAAAAATGCCATCCACTCAGTAAGATTAGAACTCTACGAGATAGAAAAGTTTCCTTTGATAAGATTAGATATAAAGATATATGATCGCCTAGATGATCCTTTGCATATGGATTGCTTTTTAAATATTACTGATGAACATCAAATACCTGAAATAGAAGCCCTAACAGAACAAGAATGGATAGTATTCCATTGGTATAATGAAAATCTAAAATATATCCGTTCATCAGCCGTCAAATGGCCTAAATCACAAAGAGAGGAAGCCAAAAAGATAATCAATACAGCCAAAGATATTTTAGCCCGTTATGGCCCAGGAGATTTTAATAAAGCTAAAGCCAAATTTATCAAAGATAACCCAATATAGATAGTTTATTTAAGCTCAATTAGAAGTTTTAATTGGGCCTTTTTTGTGTCTAAAAACCTTTATGCTTAATATGATCTAAAACCCATTTGGTATTATCGAATACTAGCTTTTTTCTATTTAGCCTTTTCTGTTATAGGCCCTATACAGCAGTAGACGTATTAGCCTATTTTGTCAACAGGAAAGCCTAAATTGTCAAGTGTAATATGTCGCATATATAGGTCTTATTATATTATGTCTACTAAGGATCAATTAGGCCGTTTTTGGACGGTTGGATTGTGTTTTTTGGGGGCCGAGTAATGTGTGGGTGTGCGCTAGGATGCGTATATATGCAAGCATAAATAGTGATGAAAATACCGCCCCTATATAAACCATATTAAAACATATAGAGAATAAATACAGTATAGATAAACAAAGCCAGGAACGTATTTCGTATAATATCTTTTATACGAAATCCTAGTAAACTCATCGGAATAATAAATATATAGTGTGTATATACAATATATACAATGAAATCATGGGAAAATAAGGAAACCAACAATGCGTCCAATACAACAATACAACAATACATCAATACCTCAATACGTCAATACGTCCAATACATTAATACGTCAATGCGTCTAATACATTTATATATGTTTTATATATATATAATAAGGTAGCTTGTATAAACCCAGCATTATACTGCATAACTATGCATCTTATGCCTCAAAGTTTTTATCTTCAGACAATTGAAAAAAAGACTTCAAACATAGATATATCAATAGCTGACAAGCGATAAAAAAACAACAAAAATTTTTATGCGGAAAGAAGGAATGTATGAAAAAACGTCGAATATATTAAGCGAGTTCTTTGACAAGTGAATAAAGCGCAAGTCCAAAAGAAAGGAGTACAACAATGACAAGGGAAGAAAGAATCCTTCAGTATGTAGCAAAGCAAATACGCATGAATAAGCCAATTAACTGGGAAAAATTCTGTGATAGTTGTTTCAGGAATTGTAAATACTGTAATATGGAAGAGATTCAACGAAAAGTAAGTTTATATTTAGCTAAACTTGCGTAAACATATTTACGTCCACAGCCAGCTATCTGGCTAGGACGTTAAAACAAGTTAATAAATCCCAATTATTGGAGGTAGATTGTAATGGCTACAAAAAAAGCTAACCAGATTAATGATGCTATTTTAGCGGAATTACAAGCATTAAAAGCAAAAATTGCAGTATTAGAACAAGAAAACAAAGAATTAAAGGCCAAAAAAAGCAATGAAATAACAGAAGACATTATAAAGAATGCTATCAAAAAAGCGGAGGATGCTTTAAAGATTAAAATAGTTAAATACCTGACAGAGAATAATACAGTAGCATTTATTACAGATCAAGGATATATAAGCATAGCGACATTGAATGCCATACAAAAAAGATTATATATAAAGTCTAAAATGACGAAAGAGGATGTTATCCTCTTAAATGAAATAATAAAATAAAAAAGGACTTCTAGGAAGGGTTTTTCCCTTCCTTCTTTTTTTGTCTTTTTACATGGAAAAAACTGGAAAAAGTCTTTGGCATAGATTTTTACTGGAAGAAAAAGGAAATCTTTCGGAAGAATTTTTACTGGAAAAATATGTTATTTTTGGGCACTCTTTTTACTGTAATATAATATAATTCTTACAATTAAGGTTATATATATAGTCTGAATATTATAATTAGGCTTAATATTAATTCCTATATTTTTTTATATAGGGGAAAAATGCCTGGTAAAAAGGATTAATAAAATCCCTATTATTCTATCAGATTGGCTGAATATAGAATAAATTGGAAGAGAAAAAGATTTTATATGGGTTTTATATATATACCTGGGTATTCTATCGGTTTAGATTTTTATTTGTATTAGTTTTTATATGTGGTTGTTTTTTATTGCGGCGAATTTTTCCTGCGGCGAATTTTTGGCTTATATAAAAAATATATAGGCTATTTTTTACGGCGTCTTTTCTATATATAACGCCTTATATTCTATCGGTTTGCCTTTTATCGTCTTAATCTTAATCAGTCTATATATACGTCTGTATATAATGTCTGGCAAAAGCTGGAAAGACAGAAAATTCCGTCAAAACCAGAAACCGTTGGGACTCAAGGTTTGACAGGCATCTTGCTAACCTACTTGACAACAACCTTGACACGTGCTAAAATATACTTGCAGGATTTTCCTGCGTTGCTCTTTGACAAGTTAATATCGAAAAAATCCAAGGGCAATAAAAATATATTAATATTATTGTCCTTGGACGCAGTACGCCATCGGGAATACTGCGTTACCAAACAATTGAATATGGAATATACTAAGGAGGAATGAGATATGGAAGAATTAATTAAAGCAATTGAAGAAGGACAAAAATGTAAACAAGCCATTGAAAGAATAAAACGAATACTAAAGGATTATAACAAAGGAGTAATTCTGTTAGATGAGTTTTACAATAAAGTTCAAAGAGTAATTGATGAATTATAATAATATAAATTCCCTATGAAGCCGAAAAACGGCTGAGGGAAATACAATTGAATATAGAATATAATAAGGGAGGAATACAGTATGAAAATGTTAACAAAAACTCAAAGAAAACAATATGAGACCCTTTGGGCCTTTATGGAGGCTCAAAAAGGTTTAATTTACAGGATGATAACTGAGGTATTGAATTATTACGGCCTTTTCGATTGGGAAAAGGCCGATATATATCAAGAATTGGCGGTTTCCCTGGTAAAGTTAACACCAGGGAAAGAATGGAGGACAATAAAGAATAAAATACGTTCTATTGTCCGTCAAAGATTGACGGAAATGGAACGGATAGAAATATATTTAGAACAAGAACTCGCCAATAATGACGGCGAGTTCGTAGGAGCATATATTGATAAAATTAAGGTTGATAATCTCTTTGACGCTATTGAAGATGATACTGTCGAAGAAATAAAAGGGTTTATGGAGTTATTTGGGGCCGAATACCGAGCAGTAATAAAATATTTACTGCTTGGATATAATAGATACGAGATCGCTCATAGGCTTAAAAAGTCTGTGAGCGAAATATCCAATATAATAAGTAATGTGAGATTAGTGGCGTCTATCTACTTCAATGTAGATAGACGTGGAGTTGAATATACATTCGACTAAGGGGATTATTCCCCTTTATTTTTTTGTTTTTTTTCTATGCGGCCTTATTGGGCCGTATTTTTTTATTTGGACTATATTGGCTTATATCTATCTATTTGGCCCAAATAGTCTATATGGTTCTATATAGTTCTATATGGTTCATATTTGGCTCTATATGGAATAATATTGGTTCTAATAGGCTGGCAAAAATTCCCAAAACCCGCGAAGCGTTGGGACGCCTAAACGGAAGGGTCTTCGTGCCCATTTTGGGTGACAGCAGGTAGCGGTAAGCTACTTGCTAAAAAAACTAATTAAGGAGGAATAATAATGGCAAGGAAAAAGAAGAATATTGTTAGTGAGAACGTGAATAACGTTATTATTATCGACGGTGTAGAATATACCGTCGATGAATTGAAAGAAGTAATTAAATCAATTAATATCAAGAAGAATCCTCTTCAATTATTTGAAGAGGATTTGCCTGTGATTAAGGAACGGTTTGCAACATTCCTTGATGTTGATAGTATTAAAATACTGTCGGCTACAGAGCATAATGGAATACATTATGCTCTAGTTTCGGATACAGAAAAAATTCTGGTACTGAAAAGGTACCAGAATGGTTATTATGGTCTGGTAAAAGGCGTTTACCAGACCAAGATGTTCTTTAATTTGCTTAAAGGACTGGCGAAATAGCCAGTCCCTAATACATAATAAAGGAGGTATATAATATGCTACTAAAACATTGTTGCGGTATTAAATTAGATATTGTCTTAGAGTTAGCAGAAGGGGCCTTATGCCCCTTCTGTGGATACGACATTTCAATAGAAAATTGCTATAAGGAGGAGGAGGAATAAAATATGTGTAAATATGGTTGTGGTTGTGACTGCTATATTATTTTGAAAGACGGGAGCAAAGTTCCCGTCTGTAGTGAATATAAAGAAGAGGAGGGAAAAGAATGATTAAGTATCAGATTTGGCAAAGGAAAAACGGCGAATTGTACGCCGTCGAAATGAAAGCTGTTGGATCTATACCCCGTTGGGAAATCATTGGGACCTATGGTCCCATTACAGAAAAAGAACTTGAAAATGTACTTTTAATTTCTGATTTTCCTTTTTCCAGGGAGTTAGTTCCCTGGATAGAGGAAAATAGGGATGAGTTTGAAATTTACGAATAAAATTATACCCAGGCAGATATTTTCTGCCTGGGTTTTTTTATTGGTTGGAAGCCTAATCTGATATAATATATATCGGATTGGGCGAGAACAAAATTTGGGGAGGAGAAAATTATGCTTTATTTAGTTAATGCCTTTTCTATCACTATGCTGTCTCTATTTGATGAAATTAATATCAACGTAAAAAAAGTTACATTAGAAGAAGTACAAACCCTTCTCAAAGAAGGGTTTGTATCGGTAATTGGGCACGAAGGAACTGCCCAATTATTTGGGCAGTTATTAGAATTACCTGTTCAACCTAACAGGCAATTCTTGCAGTTAAAAAAGGGCGATATAGTTGTAGTAGGCAGTCTGAATTGCAGACTACCTGAAGGCAAGGTCTTAGACTTTGCAGAGTTAGAACAATATAGAGATAAAATTGTATGGTATATAATTACGTTATAATATATAATACATTAATTAAAGGAGGAATATGGTATGCTTCAAATAATTGATCATGAAAACGGTATCGTGCTTGAAGAAAAACCAGTCCGTATCTCCTTTGACCATCTTCGCCGTTTTGCGGCGGGGATGGAAAAAATAGATGTAAATAATAAATTGTTCGCTACGTTTTTCTGTTTCGGGCTGAAAATTTTCGGCCTAGAAACAGAAGAAATAACAGATATTATGAACAGTTTCCTCTTCATATATGAAGAGGAACAAAATATATATAGGGCGGTCTTACAGGCTGTCCAAGATTCAGAATATATAGAGGTGATCCCATGAAAATTATCTTACTCAAAGATCGGCGGGTATGGGGAATTAATCCCCGTACCCGCATTAAACAGAATAAAAAGGCCGAATTAAATAAAACGGCCTGTAGGAAAAAAATTAAGTATTAATTTTTTAGGGCGGCCCGCCGATTCTATCGGTTTGGGCCAAATAAAAATTTTAGAAGGAGGAATTTAATATGCGTGTTTATCAAGCTTTAGCTGGACATTTTATTGCGTATCTGAATTGTATTAAAAGAAATAATGTAGAATGGCAGGAAAAACACAAAGCAAAAATTGAGGAGATTGTTGAAAAATATTTGCCGCATGGTAGCGGCATCGATAGCGGCAACCGTTTTGATTTTGAAAGTAGCCGAGAAGATAGATTGGTTATTAATTCCAGCTATCATAGAATGGACGAAAATGGTTTCTATGATGGCTGGATTGATTTTCAGGTAGTTATTAGACCTTCCTTGATGGCAAATGGTATTAATTTGGACGTCAAGGGAAGGTTTGGGAAACATCAGGATTTAAAGGATTATTTGGGTGAAATGTATTATGAAGCCTTAACAAATAAAATAAATTAATTCGCCAGGATTTTTTCCTGGCGATTATTTACAACTGAATATAGGATATTATAATAAAAATTAAAGGAGGATGATTTAAATGTTAAAAGGATTAGAGATCGCCACCTTGTTGGTTAAAGCAGGTTTTGCCTCTAATCTATTAGAGGCAAGGACTGTATTGAGAGATGTAGAAGTATTGGATCATCCTGTAGTATTTGATCCGTTTGTGGACGATACTGATTGGTATGGTGGCCCCAATTCGGGTGGAATAGAGGGCTACCGTTACCATAATGAAACTAAATACGTTTCTCTTGGTGGTCGAATTTTTTCGGTCACCAAGCAGGAAGCAGTGTATGTAAATAATTCATGGTACGACAATAGAGGAGAAGATTTTATTAAGTTCTATGTTGCTCCATCAGAGGGCAGTATGGAACAGGATATAAAGAGAATCAGTCTAGACGAGTTAATTAAATGGGCCGCTGAAACAAAAACTGCGGCCCCTGAAGCGGTAGAATTAATTAGAAAAGAAATAGAAGAATTAAGGGCCGTGTAAAATGGCCCTTTGTTTGCCTCTTTATTCTATCGGTTTGGGTTTTTATAAAAAATCAAAGGAGGTATTTTTATGCCTTATTATGTTACTATGACTGATAAATTTATGTCAGGTTGGGGATTAGCTGAAGGTAAAATAAATAAATTAGTATTTATCTGTGATAGTTTAGAAGAGGCTAAGATAGTGGCAAGAAATGCTAGAAAAAGAGGCGATCAGAAATACGTCAATATAAGTGCTAATAAACCTTATTATAATAAAAAGAAATATTATGTTCAATTCAAGACGAAAAAAGAATATCCTGATTGGTACAAGGAGGAGTTTGATATGTTAACAGAAAAACAAGCACGGTATATTTGCAACCAAATAAATAAACTTTTCCCGCATTTGGAAGCCACAATAAGAGAAATGGGATATAGGTATGAAGTAGATGTTATTAATCTTAATAAAGATGAAAACTGTGATTTCCGTATCAGGAAGATCGAAGATTTATTCGATCATTTTGGCAAACATGCTGAAAAAATGATAATAGGATGTCTATAATATATAATTTTCAAAGGAGGTAATAAATATGTTTGCAGTATGCAGTTATTTTAAAAATAATTGCATGGGGTTTATTAGATGTTTCAAAGGCAGGGAAAAGGCTGAAAAATATATTGAAATACTAAAAGAAGAGAATCAAAAATTTGTTGATGACTATATGGAGACAAGATTGAATGAGCTAATGGATTGTTTGTTTGATTTTTCTACTGAGGCCAAATTTTTAAATCGACCAATTACAGAAATTATCAAGCCACCAAAATATGAATATAAAATTAAGAAATGCGGGGGTCAATGTGATATATGTACTTTATATTTAAATAGCGAGGTTGATGGGCCTATTTAATCTATCGGTTTGGGTTTAATTAAAATAAGGGAGGTTTAATAGATTAATGAAAACAAAAGAATGGATAAATCCTAATAAAATGTTCATAAATACTGGTCATAAAACCTTTGACCGTCAAACAAATGTGATTTCGATTGGTAATGTTATCAGTAATACTCAATATAGTAGTTATATAAGACCTATGAATTTATTAAAAAATCCTGTTGGACAACAAGTTCCTTATGGGTATTTGACTGAATATGATTTAAGACCTTTTGTGGAATATTTTCGACTGCCACAAAAAATAAAAGCAAAAATTAAAAATTATGTTCAAGATAAAGAGGCTATCTTGTATTGTTTTTATCATCACAGAAAAAATAAATATATAATACATGGATTTGTTTTAACTGATGCTCAACATAATCTAATTGAGTTTTGGGTGATAGGTGGAATAAAAAGTTATAAAATTGTTAGTGAGTGTATTAAATATATTACAAATGAGGAAGAGATAAAAAATGCTAACCGAAAAAGAAGCTACTACAATCTGTAATAATATTAATAATATGTTTCCTCACTTACAGGCGTTTTTGCGTCAAATGAGAGAAGATAGTTATTGGGTAGAAGTATTGAACTTAAAAAAATCTGGTAACGATTTTATTATTAGGTATCTGAATAAAGCTAAATTAGAACTTTATTTTGGTCGAAATGCTGGTAAAATATTAGGAAAAGGGAGTTAATAAGCCAGGAAGAAAAGAATTAAAGGTATTATATATGAAAACAAGTAAATTAATTGGGGAAAAGGTTTATATTACAGATAAGAAATCAATTTATTATGGGGAATGGGGAATTATTAAGGATTATGATGGAGAATATTATTATATCGCAATAGCAGGTGGGACAGATAGTTTGCCTATATTTAAAAGAAACGAATTTAAATTAAGGAGGAATAGAAAATGAGGGATATTATGGAAAAAGCTAAAAAAATTGATGAAAATCACGTATATGTTTGCCAAACTACATTAGTAGACGATTTGTTAAATAAGAATATATTTAGTTACGATGATATTATCAATTTATATGACGAAAGACAAATTGAGGAATTAGAAAAAGCAAAAGAGAAATTATATGATTTACTTGACAAAGAAGATGATGATAATAAGGCCGCAGAAATAGAAGAACAAATTGACGAATTATCTTTAACGATAGATACACTGCGAGATGAACCCCAAGAAATATATGAATGGTGGGTGGTATCGAATTGGTTAGCCGAAAAATTAGAGGAAAAAGGCGAACCGATATTAAAAAATGAATATGGTATTTGGTGGGGAAGGACTTGTACAGGGCAGGCTATTTATATTGATGATGTGATTTTAGAAATTGCAAAAGAAACTCTTTAGTGTTTTAGACAGGAGGAGTGTACACATGAAAAAGAAAATGTCTTTGCCCCAAAATTTTTGGACACGTAAATCTTATCATTTTATCAGGCCCAATAAACGGGCACTCTTAAAGAAACAGTTTTGTCGAGAAAAAGGAAGAGCTAATACCCCTTCCTTTTCTATAGTATAATATTTATCAGTTTGGGTTTTAAATAACTAAAAGAGGAGGATTTATATGATCAACTTACAAAATATATTTGAACAATATGGAAAAGAGGGTTGGGAGTTTTTAAGACAGGAAAAAATGCAGGAGTTTATTTTAAATCGTTGGCCGAGAATTGTTAGCCATTTAATTTGTGAATCTCTTGGTTATTTTACCCCTAAATCAGCAGTTAATGCAATAATAGCTTATAAAACAAATACGCCATTTTTCTGCGAATGGTATATGCATATGGCGGGTTTTAGAAAAGGGGAATTACAGGATACTTTGCTTAAAATTAATAAAGATGTAATAAAAGATGCTATTTTAAGAAGAAAAAACCATAGAGGTTATATGGCTGATTATAACTATGCTAGGAAATTAGTAGAAGAAGTAAGAAAAGGCCAGCCTGGGCCTGTATTTGCGTCATGGTTCTAGAAAACGGAAGTGATATATCTCTTCACTTTCTGCTATAATATCTATCGGATTGGGTTTTAAATAACCAAAGGGAGGAGATATTATGAATAATATTATCGGTTATTACTCAGATAAAGATGCGGATAAGGATAAACCCCTTAGCCCTGATTCAGTCTTTGTAGCTATAGATGAACCTTGGGATTATACAGGAAAATATATTACTGCTTATTGTCCAATTGGGCAACATGGGGCATTAGATAGAGACTATCTAAAAGAATGTAGTAAAATTACGAGAGAACAATATATCCAGGCTTCAAAAGGATTTTACACTCCTGAAGAATATTTAGGTTAAAGAATATCTATCAGATTTAGTTTATAAAAATTAATAAAGGAGGAAGTTACAATGGCAAAAGTAACAAAAAGATTTTTAGAAGAATATGGTGGTAAATTGCCCTCTCATGTTTGGCCTGGAGGGTATCCTGTCTATTATATTACTCCAGAGGGCGAAATTCTTTGTTCTATTTGTGCTAATGACGAAGAAAATCTGTTAAAATTGGAATATGAAATTAATTGGGAGGATGAGGATTTATATTGTGAAGGTGGTTGTAAAATTCCGAGTGCTTATGGAGAAGAAGATTAAATAACTAGTAGATCATATAGATATTCATAATTAAAATTAATGGAGGTATTTACAATGATTAATTCTACTGAAAAATATATTACAATTATTCGTTACCCTGAAAAATTAGGGCAGGAAAGAAATGGTGGTGATTATATTTTTTATGAGACATATTTAAGAACTAATCAAGGTTGGGAAGTAACCTATGCTACTTCTGCTGATTTTGATTATTGTCCTATATATGGACGTTTCCAGGACTGTATTAATTGTCCTGAATATGATGAGGAAAATGATGAATGTTTAGCGGGGCCAATTATAATTACTGAAAAAGAACTAGAGAAAATATTAGAGGAAGCGGAAAAGGATAAGAACTGTGAAATTAAAAGTGGATTATAAGAAGGTAATAATTATAGATAATTAAGTAAAACAACTTAAAAAAAGGAAAAGGTGAATAATGGAAATTATATTTGCTATATTTGCCGCATTATTGCTTCTTAGTGTAAATTATTTCTTTGTGTCTTTCTTGACAAAAAGGTAAAGGAGGTATGAAACATGAATAAAATTATGAGTATGGCCTTATATCCTCATTACCAATGGGTATGTGATGAGTGTTTAGAAAAATTAGCCCAAATAATTGAGTATGATTATCTTGATTGGGAACCTGAAGGAATTTGTGATATGTGTGAAAAAAAGGAGGTTGGTTAAATGCATCGTCAATTTATTAAGGAATTAGCTCAAAAAGGACATAATAATTCTATCCGTGAAACAGCAAGAAATCTTATTGGGGCTTCTGATGAAGATATTATTAGGTTTTTAAAGGATCTGGCTTCTTCTCAATATTGTTCTTGTAATTAGTGTGAAGAAAAGACAGCGGCGAAAATTGTGCTTAAAGACATAGGTATAATATAATTAAAAAGGAGGTAATTAATATGATTTACACTGTCGTTTTTCCTTCTACTTTACATTTTACAGAAGGACGGCTTAAGTATGATCAATATAAAACTATTGCAGTAGGAGAAGAAGATATTAAGAGAGTTATGTGTGCTTTATATAAATTAAATCTACCTTATCAAGTCTTAGATAAATATGGAAATGAATTAGACAAAGACGAATTATTACCTTTTAGAGAGTTTATTTCTTATTTAGAGAGATTAAGAGAAGAGCCTGGGAAAATATTATTTAAATATTTACATGAAGAATAGTTTTTGGCGGTGGAAAATTTTAGGAATAACCTACAAAAAGGAGGTATTAGTTATGAGTTATGCTGTTCTTATTAAATACCCTCAAAATAAAGGTCAAGTGCTTATTACAACCGATTATGATGATATAGAATGGCTGAGAGGGATTATATCAGCCATATATAAGAGTGATATAGAACCTTTATTATGGAAAGTTGCACAAGGTATAACAATAAAACATGCAGTTGAAAACCTGGAGTATTCTACTAGTTTTGGAACAGTAGACTTGTCTACGCAAGAGGGACAGAAATCTTTCTTTGAAAAATTAGACAACTGGCAACTTGATCCTGAATATTTAAGGAATTGGGAGATAAAATTAAAACAACAATCAAAAAAGATAGACTAGAAAGATGGTGACATTATAACTTTGTTTAACACAAATAAAAGAGGAAGGTTTTATATTTATCAAAACAAAATAAAGGGAGGTTTTAACGATGAAAATTAATATTACTCTTGATTGTGGACATGAGATTGTGTGGCATGATCAACCTAGATGGTCTGGAAGTGATTTACCATTTGTTGGCCGAAATGCTTGGTGCAATGTTTGTAATACTGACCGTAATATAGTAGATATTTTTCCTGAACGCTTTGTTGTTGATATTATAACGCTTAATGAAAAAGAAGCCGCTATGGTTTTTTATGATTTTCAGAATGGTATTTGGGGGTATCAAATAATGATAGAAGATATAATAGACGAAAATAATTGGGAAAGCGGTTTTGAGTCTGTAGAGGAAATCGAAGATATTTTATTAAGGAGGGGTTTAAAATGATTATTCGGGCCAAAACTTTTCGGGATTGGATGAAGGCCAATTTTGATAAACAAACACTTAGAGATTTAGCCGAATATGGGGTACAGGGAGGCTTTCCTGGTTTAACCTATTACAGTGATACCACTAAACTATACGAAAAATTTAAGGATGAAATTTGGGAAAGTCTGATTGATGAAGCGGAAGAATATGGATATAAAAATGTATATGAGTTTATAGCCACTTTTAATGGAGCCGATGTTGGTAATTGTACTCAACATGAAAACCTTTTAGTTTGGTATATGGCCGAAAAAGTTGCTAGGGAGTTAACAGGTATAGAAGAAGAATAGAAAAAAAGGAGGTAATAATTATGGCTATAAACCAACATAAAGAATATCTATCAAAAAACGCATTAGAAGTAATAAAGTTGTAGAGTTTTTCACATCTACAGGATTAGCAACTCATGGCGAAAAATGTGTTAGAGTTAAAGACAAAGAAGGTAATCTTCTTGCAACGTTTGGAAGGTATTTTGATTACTTACAGAAATAACCGCTATACGATCCGCCGAGAGCCTTAATCTTGGCAAAAATTTCCAAAAACATGATTAAATAAGGAGGGATATTGCATGAAGAACTTTTGGGAGAATGAAGAGTTTCAAAAAGTTGCCAAACTCGAAGAAGGGCTAGAGATACTTAAACAAGATGGGGAGGTTTATCTTTTACCTGATGAAATTTTTATAACTCGTAAAAGGGTCTTGTCTTTCTTACTAGGAGGAGGAAGGAAATATGCGGGGTGGTATATCAGACCGCTAGCCGCTTTTGGGCGTCTAGACTTTGATAACCTCAAGAACATTTGCAGGCGAGTAGACTTTGACGACCTTGAACACATTTGTAATAGAGGGAGGAATAAAACGGGCTTGTAACCTAATTCTACCTAATCTTAAATCTTTCTTACCCGTGCGGGGGAAAGGCGTCGGGAGAAAAAGAGGTAAACTCTTGGCGACCTATTCTTCCTTATACGGGAGGTATAGAAGTATATAAATAACAAGAAAAGGAGGTTTAATAAAGATGAAAGCCAAAGAAGTCTTTTTGGGAGAACAAAAAATTATCTATGATTTCATGTTTCAAATTCAGGACGATATAAAATGTGTTAGAAAGATAATACAAAACTTAGATCAACCGTTTATTTTTAATGCTGGCACATTAGAAAATCACTTTTTTAATATTAGCCCAAGCTTAGATAGTATTGATGTTTATAGGGCTTTAGTTTTTGAGTTAAGAAAAATGACTGGTTTGGATAATATATGGGAAATAGCTGAAGAAATTTGTGAAGAGGATGTTGAATGGGGTGAATGGCGTAATCGAGAATTAACTGGAAAATATTATTATAAGTTTACTGTTAAACCTTATTATCAAGAAAAAATAATAGTATTTTTAACTGATTGGCTTGAAAAATTGGAAACGCTTTTAAAAGAAGCAGAGGAAGAAGAGAATAAAGAAAAACTTACTAAACTTGAAAGAAACAACCGTTTTAGTGTGGTATACACACATAAATTAATTAATCCTAGAGGCGGTGAAGATGATGTTGATGGTTACGCAGATTTAGAAATAAAATCAAATATTACTGGCAATGTTGTCAGGATGGTGGCCCGAAATGTTTTTGATTTTGGGTATTATGTTTACCCTAAAAGAGTAGAAGGAACTGAAGATGTATTTAATAAAGATGTTTGGACTGAAGAAGAAAAACAGGCCGCAGAATGGCTAAGGGAGTTTCCACCTTTTTATTCTGGTTTGAGAATATAAAATTAGATTAGAACTGAAGGTAGGGAGCAGAACTATGTTTGATAATTACGAGAAAGAACTTCTTTACAAAATGGAAAAGAATTTAGCTTTAAAAATAATCTATGATAGATTGTGTAGGGTTCTTACTAAGTACGAAGAAGGAGAATATGGGGCTGAAGAACTTTATTCTATGTTAGTTGATATACAAAATTTATGGGAAAATTTAATAACCGCAGAATAAATAGGAGGTAAGTAAAACAATGGAGCTAGTATTTGTTATTGAGCGACCCGAGTACGAAATCCGTACAAGAATTAATGTTCCAAGCGAATTATGGGATAAAATAGAAAGTGGAAGCACAGAAAAAATAAGTATAGCTGATAAAAAAATAATTAAATTAGGACTTGAAGAATTGAGTTCTTGTGGAATTTTACCCCTTCCTGATGATAGTTATGATTATTATAGACTATAAAAACAAAGGGAGGTTAAAATATGGTAGCCGAACGATTTAAAACCCTTGAGAAATGTGATGAATGTGGTAGTGAACTTTGGTTTTTAGTGGAAGATAAAGAAGTAGGTTATGGCGATGAAATGTATGTATATGGTTATTACATTTGTCCTAGTTGTGGTTACGAAGAAGAAGGAAGTATAATGATTTAATTATAATAAAGGAGGGTAATTATTAATGAAGCGATGTATTGATTGCAAATTTTTTAAAATTGGTTTTTATTGTCTTCTATGTGAAGGTAATATGACTTTTCAAGATATAATAGAACAAGGTGGATTTTGTAAATTAGGTCATAATTCCGAACCTCATCAACTTGCCTGTAAATCATTTGATTGGAGGAAAAACACAAATGCAAACTAATCTTGAAGAATTGGCTTTTGCTATTGCGGATCTTTTAACTGAATATAATTGTCAAGAAGACGTAACTATTTATTTTAACAATCAAAGATTGTCTACATTTACAGAAGGTAAATGGGTATTGGAAGAAGGATACAAAGGAAGTGACTATACTAAATACGCCAATGATAAAACAATCACTATGACTTTTGAAGGGCCGTTTTATGAAGTCATAAATTATGGTAAGTGTCCTAAGTTATTACAAGAATTTTATAGATTACTAGAGAGTTATGGATATTTTTATGAGCTAGGTTATGCTTGGAGCTTAAGTTTATATGAACTTTAATTAAAAAATAAAGGAGAGAGAAAAATGATTACTATTCAAACTTGTTGGGCTACAATTGACAAAAATGGGAATTATATTGATATATTTGATACTCTTCAAGAAGCTCAAGAAGCTATTGTTGATACTAAAGAAGCAGTAAATTTCAAAAAAGGTTATACAATAGTAGGAGAAACTCCAGAAGAAAATGGTTTAATAGTGGATTATACAGAAAACTTTTATGAACATAAAAGAGAGGCCGAAGAAGCCTTAAAAAATCTAAGGAGGTTTATTTATGAGAAATATTGATGCAAGATATGACGTACATCCATGCCCAATATGTAATGATCCTTGGTGTACAGGCTGTGAAGAATGTTTACGAGAAGAAGCTGATATGGGGCTATATATTGAATTATAAAAACAACAACAGAATAATTAAACGAAAAAGGGAGTGTATAACATGAAACGGCAAAATCCTGATCCTAATTTGGTTTTGCGGATACAAAATTGTTTAAAAATGTTACGAGAAAGACGAGTGAAGAAATCAAGGGAATATATAGAACTAAAAGCAATGTTAGTACCTTTGGGCTATAAACCGTTTGATATTTTTGCAACATATAACTATATAGCAGGTAATACTAAGGGAGATTGGGAGGCCAGTATTAAGCTGGCCTCTTATGTTGCACAAAGGAAAAAAGTGGGGTAGGGAGGGAGGTCTATTAGTTTGGTTTTATTGAAATATTTGTTTATTGACTTTTATGGGTTTAAATGGTTAACATTTTGGACTATATTTCTGTTAATGTTTTTCTATCTTTTAGACGTTTTTGATAATATCTAGAACAGAAAGTGTATTTGGGGGGCTTTAATTTAGGAGCGTGTTTAGTTAAAATAATATTAAAGAAGGTTTAAATTATGTTTAAACGACAAGGTTCCCCTAATATAATTTTATCTTGTGGTCATATTAGTTCTTGGTATGACCAGCCTTTAGACCCAGGAGCTGATCTGCCATTTATTGGCAAAAATGTTTGGTGTAATATATGCACAAAAGATGTTGAAATTATGAATATAGAGCCTTCTAACTATGTAGCTATAGAAGAAATTCTATCGCAAGATAATATTTCGCAGTGTATTCTTAAGGTAATTTATAATTATATTAAAAACAGTTGGGGTTTTTGCTTTATATTTTTTGACAACAAAAGGGCATTTGAAACAGAAGAAAAATTGGGTTATAATAGCTTCGATGAAGCCTATGAAGAAGCAATTAAAGTTGCCAAACAGCACAATCTTATTAACAAAAATAATATCTGACTATTTTAGTAGGAGGTTAAATAAATGAGCGAAAGATATTCAATTATTATTGAAACTGATAATAATAAAATAATTAGAGCTGAGATATATGATGACGATGGCAATAAACTGGATAAAGAAATAGACGAAATTTTATTCTATATATATGAAGACTGTGGTGGCATGAATGATGTGTTAAATTATGAAGAAAAAGAACTAGAAAAAGCCAGCAAAATTATGGCCGCCAGAGAATTTGAGTTTGAAAAATTTAAGTCAGAAGTTTATGATGAAGCCTTTAAGCAGGCTTATTTTGACCCCTTAATTGGTATTAAATCCATTATTGCGTTGCCAATTTCTAAAATGTTGGTTGATATAAAAGAAAAGCCAAATCCTGGCAGGATAAGAAAATGGTTTATAGAAAATGTAATACCGCCAGCAAGAAAGTTTTTGGTTGCTTTTCTTTTTGGGAAACAAAATGTAGAAGAAATTGATAAGGTAATTGAAGAAGGACGTAAAAAAATATTTGGAGAAGCGTAAAGGAGGATTACAAATGGCCCTTAGTCAAGCCCAATTGAATATTTTAGAAGAAGAAGTAAAAAGTTATATGACGAATTTGGAAGATATTATAGAACCCAATTGTGTTGCAAGACTGAACAACAAAGAAATACCAATTTATTTCTATTTACCTAGAAGCGAAAGCCAATATGGAGATTGGGAACCGCCTTTTTGTTATCCTTCAGAATTGATTTCTGATTTAATTAACCGTTTAGCATTAAAAATTGAAGATGATAATGAGCTTGACGATATTTTAAAACTTATTGACCAAATAGCTTGTAAATATAGTCCTGTTACAAGAAATGCCCGCATATTTCGAGACGTTTTTGGAGGCACAATGCAACTTTATACGATAGTAGACATTAATGATCAAGAATGGGAAAAAGTTATTGAGGCTGTCAGTAAAGCATATAAGGGATACGGAAATGGTGGCACATTGGAACGTAATTGGCCTTACTTGATTGAAATAAAAGAATAAATTCGGCTTGTTATTGAAATAATAAAGGAAAAGGGGTAGCCCCTTTCCCTTTTAATTTTCTATAAAGAAAAATTGACAATAAAGATTTTATGAATTATAATAGGGGTACAATAATTAAACAACCAAAAAGGAGGCTAGCCTATGGCTAGAACCGTTTTGGATTATAATAATGCTACAATACAGACTGTCAGACAAAAGAGTGTTAAATGCAGGCAGTGTGGAACTTTATTAAAGGTTGGGCAGGAATATTATTTAGTTGGTACAAGTGTAAAATTATGTAAAGAATGTTATGAGGACAGAAAAACAAAAGCCGATATGAAAAAAGATAAAGCCAAACAAAAGACCAAGAAAAGAGAAAAACTAACTGATAAAAACAATATTTACTTTGAAAGAAAATGTCCTGCTTGTGGGGAAACAAAAGATATGCATGTTGTAGATTATGATATTGCCAAAGAAAATAAAGATAAGGGCGCATTTGTTTTTACTTATGAATGTCGTTGTGGTACACAATTTATCTGTCAAATGGATATATAGAAGGGGAGAGTAAATAATGCCTTGCAAATGTTTAGAGTTTTTTATGGGCGAAAATCATCAGTATAAAGGATTTAAATTTTGGGTAGCTCCTGTAATGGGCAAATTCACTCCTTTTCTTGGTAAATGGGAAGGGGAGGCATATAAAGACGATACTACTCTTGGAGTAGATTGGGCAGATACAAAAGAGGAGGCAATCCAAAAAATAAAAAAACTAATAGATAAATACTGGGAAGACAAAGGAGGTTATTATTATGTTGGAAATTAATTATTCTACTACAGATAACTTTAACTATCAAGATTATTCTTCTTTAGCTCCTGTTTATTGTCCTTTTTGTGATTATGAAGGTGACTTAGAATATAAGGGTACTTGGTTTAAATGTCCTAAGTGCGGCCAATTATTCAGGGAAATATCTAATCAAGAAGTGGAAGAATAATTATTAAGGAGGGGAAATACAACAATGCGTATTGAAACTGCAATTTCTACTGAATATGTGCCTCATTGGGGAATAGTAGAGGCTTTACGAGAAATATTACAAGAAGCCTTTGACACAAAAACTAAATACAATTGCAATATTCGTTTTCATAGAGGTAAAAATAAATTTATTATTGAAGATGATGGCCCTGGTATTTCAACTATAGATTTGGCTTTGGGCAAATCAAGTAAAAGAGACGATAATAATTTGATTGGACAATTTGGCGAAGGACTTAAATTGGCTATGCTGGTTATAGCCAGATTAGGCAGGGAAATGATTATAGATACTGTAGGTTATCGTATTAGACCAGAAATAATCTTTTCTAAGGCATTGGGTTGTGAAGTTTTAGCATTTAATATTAGATCGATTTCTAGAGAAGTTGGAACTAGGTTTGAAATTGAATGCACTCCTGAAGAAGTGGAACAGGCTAAACAGTATTTTAAAGAATTACGGAAAGAAAAAATAAAACAACTTGATCCTGTTATCGGTTTGCCTGGAGGAAAAGTTTTTATTAATGGTGTTTTAGCAACCGAGATGCCTAATTTATTATTCTCTTATAATTTTCAAGGAGTTGGTAAAGAAGCTCAAAATCGTGATCGGACTGTAGTTGATATGCAACAATTAGAAAAGATGATGCGTAACGCTTTAGAAGAAACGCAAAGCAAAAAAGTAATAACATATTTTCTAGAAAAAATACTAGAAATGAGAAATAAATTTAGCGATTATGTCGAAAGTAGAGTATCAATATGGCCCCAAAATCGGGAACTATGGAAATCAATTGTCATGAAATTATTCCAGAATAAATGTTTAAGTTATAATACAAAAGCTGATAATACTGCTGAATATTTAGGTTTTCAGGTATTGGATTTACCTTGGGCAATTCAAGCATTTTTAGAACGTATAGGAGTACCCTATAGCCAACAAATAATAGAACAAAAATTTAATGAGGTAGATATACCATTTAGTTGTTTAGATGAAAAACAAAAAGAAATGTTTAGGATTGCTAAAAATATTGTAGAGAAAATTGTAGGGCCAGTAGAGCCTGTAAAACTTACTCAACAATGCTATATAAATAAAATTGATTGTGGCAATATTGATGGTTTCTATGATAAGATCAAGGATACGATTTATTTAACAATAGAAATTTTTACCAGCGTAGAAAACGTAACAATGACATTATTACATGAAGCTCTGCATAAACACACAAAAACTCTTGATAGCACCAGAGAATTTGAAATGGAATGGCAAAGGTTAGTAAAGGAATTGCTTTTTGGTAAATTTCATTTTGCAAAATATTTGGAGGCATAAGTATGCGAGCTTTGGGACGTATACCTAAAGAGATTAAAAAAGCCTATATACCGTTATTTTATCGGCGTCAAAGAATCAACGAAATTGCAAATGAAATATTACAAAAATACGGCTATAAACCTAACTTAGTTAAAATATCTAAAAAGAAAAGCAGATGGTATGTAGAAGCGATTAATCCCAAAGATAGATTCTTAGAACAACTTATTGTAGTAGAAATGGCCCGTTATGATGACATAAAAAGTATAGAGAATATGATGCTTAAAGAAGGTGATTAAGTGCAATTATTTAATCCTTCTTTATCACAACCAGAAAACTGTATAAAACTAGCAGACGATAAAAAACATATAATTATTTGCTTCAAATACAATGAACACCTATTAGAACTGGTAAAAGAACTGCCTAAGCGTAAATTTAATAAACAAACTAAAAATTGGGTGGCCCCATTAAATTTTGACACAATAAGGTTACTAAGTAATTTTATTAACGATTTTGCTGTTGATATAAATCTTTATAAAGAAATTGAAAACCTTAAAGAACGATATAACACTCTATATCAAAGCTCTAATATTACAGAAGCACAAATTGAATTACCTGTATTAAAAAGAGAGCTGTTTAAGTTTCAACAAGCAGGCGTGTATTTAATTGAAGAACGCTCGGGTAGAGTTTTATTAACAGACGATCTAGGCGTAGGGAAAACAACACAATCACTTGCATGGTTACAATTACATCCTGAATTAAGACCAGCTATAATCGTTTGTCCTGCTTTTTTAAAATACAATTGGGCCAAAGAAATACAAAAAGTTTTACCTGATGAGGAATATAATGAATATGTTATTTTGGAGGGGCGAAAAAAAGTTGATATAAATAAGCCGATAATAATTATCAATTACGATATTATAAGTTACTGGCTAAAAACACTTAAAAAAATTAATCCAAAAGTTATTATCTTGGACGAAGCTCATTATATAAAAAATACAAGGACTAAACGGGCAAAAAGTGTAATATCTTTAGGTAAAAAAACTCCTCATATATTAGCCTTAACTGGCACGCCGATTTTAAATAAACCAATAGAATTGTGGTCAATAGTACACTTACTAGCCCCACACGAATTTAATGATTTCAGATATTATGTTAAACGATATTGTGATGCAAAACAAAAGCCTTGGGGGTGGGATTATAGCGGCGCAAGTAATTTAAAAGAACTTAATAAAAAACTACGGGCAACTATTATGATCAGGCGCACAAAAGATATGGTTTTAAAAGACTTGCCTAATAGAATTAGAACATCATTAGTTGTCGATATATCAAACAGGGAAGAATACGATCTTGCTGAAAAAGATTTTATTCAATGGCTCAAACAGCAAGGTTATGATATGAGAAAAATTATGCAAATAACCTACAATGAAGCGTTAACGCAATTGAATTATTTAAAACAGTTAGCAGGAAGGGGTAAATTAGAAGCGACAACTGAATGGATAAATAATTTTTTAGAAAACGAGCAAGGGAAATTAGTTGTATTTGGTCATTATAAAAAGAATTTATATACCTTGCATGAAAATTTTCCAGAAGCATTAATTATAACTGGCGATACGAATATGAAAAAACGAAACAGGATAGTTGAAGAATTTCAAAATAATAGAGATAAGAGGCTATTAATAGCAAGTATTGGTGCAACAGGGGTTGGTCTTAATTTTACAGCCGCAAGTAATGTTTTATTTTTAGAATTAATGTGGATACCTGCTTTACACGAACAAGCAGAAGCAAGATGTCACCGTATTGGCTCAAAAGAAACTGTTAATATCTGGTATATGATAGGAAATGAAACTATAGACGAACATATTTATCAGGTTTTACAACAGAAAACCGAAATTTCTTCAGCGATATTGGAAGAACAAAAATCGAAAAAAGTTAGTAAATTTATTTGTGAGGTGTTAAAACAATATGTTAGTACAAAATAAAACTCTTGATTATGGAGAAAATAAAATGTATAATTTAGATGAAGAAACGGGCATACTAGTAAAAACCAAAGGAGGTGTAACCAAAATGCAACACGTATTTGAAGGCGGTAGTTATACCAGGTTTTTAGACCCTACAATTAATATTACTCCAAAAGGCGCTATACATTTTAATTTAGCCGCTGTAAGTGCTTTAGGCCCCGATATAAAATCTGCAATAAGACTAAAACCTATTTTTGATGACGAAACCAATGAATTAAAATTTAAACCTGATAATGAGGGTGCTTTGAAACTAGATATTATAAATAACGGCAGATCAGGTAGGGCTTTTAGTAGAACATTTGTCGAATGGTTAAGTAGTTTTGATGTAGTGCTGAAAAAATATTTAGCCACCTGGGATAATAAGGAAAAAGCATTAGTTATAAAAGTTGAACGCAACAACAAAAAAGATAAAAAGGGGGCCTAACTGATGCAGTTATATACTCCTAAAAATTTAGCTTACTATATAGGCCAAGAAAAAGCTAAAAATAAAATACGACTAGCTGTTAGAGGGGCACTCTTATCAGGACGAGTGCCCCCGCATATGCTTTTTGTAGGTAAACCTGGAACTGGAAAAACAGCATTAGCTAAAGCTCTGGCTGAAGAACTAGAAGCTGAATTTAAAGTTGTAATGGCGCCTAGTCTTCGTACAGAACAGGATCTAATTCAGCTACTTATTAGTTTTGAACACGATGATAAACTACAAATATTATTCATTGACGAAATCCATTCATTACCTTTAGAGGTCGAAGAAAAATTATATACAGTTTTAGAAGATTGGATGATTGATGTCAAAGTAGGTAATGAAATTAAAAAGGCCAGAACACCTATAATTACTATTATAGGAGCCACAACCCGTTTAGGCGATGTAACAAAGCCGTTACGGGACAGGTTTGATTTAATAATTGAAATGGAGGATTATCAATTTGAAGAAATCGGTGTGATAGTCACCCTTGCCGCACAAGAATTAGGTTTTAGACTTAGTGTTGAAGGTGCGTTTGAACTTGCTAAACGGTCTAAACTAACACCCCGAATAGCCTTAAATCTTTTATACCGTGTTATTGATATGGCAGTAATAAAAGGAACAAATGAAATACCTCCTGATATTGTCTTAGAAACAATGGAGGTCTTAGGATTAGACGAAATGGGTTTAGAACATAGGGATTATTTTTATCTTATGCAATTAGCTTGGGCTGAAAGACCAGTTGGCGCTAAAAGTATAGCTAACCTGTTAGGTGTACCTGTTTCGACTGTTGAAGAAGTAATAGAACCCTGGCTGTATACTTTAGGGCTTATCAAAAAAACCAGTCGAGGACGTGAAATTACCCCAAGAGGCATTGAAATTCTAACAAAATACCTTGAACAACAACAAGAAGAACAAGAACAACAGGAAGAACAACAAGAAGAAGAAATAATATACGATGGAAAAACACCTCATTATGTGTACTAAGATAATAAAAAAGGAACAATATTATTAAGATGTATGGGGGTAATATAAATGTGTAATTGTGCAACAGAATTAGCAAGCAGTTTATCAAAAGAATATGTGAAATATGGTAGAAATGCTACAGTAAGTTTAAATTTTGTTATTGAGGCATATATTAGGCCGTTTGTGATTGCCAAAAAACAGTATTTAAAAAATGGAAAAGAATTACGAGTATCAAAACGTGGAACTACTGAGCACATAAGGTTCACATATTGTCCCATTTGTGGTCAAAAATTGCCTGAAAACTATAAGGCTTATATTACAGTCAGCAGCAGTTAAGATTAACACATTCCAAAGAAAATGCGAAGGAGAAAAAAGAAATGGACAAATATAGCGGGAATGACAATCATGGAAAACCTAGATCTTTGTATCTAAAAAAACTAGCCCAAATGACAAAAGAAGAATTGTTTAAAGAAACCAAAGATAAAATATGGCTATCAGCATATGCAAATAACAATCCACGGTCTGATTTCCATTGGCAGGTAGATGCTTGCTATGATGAATGGGTCAAAAGAGATGGTAATCCTCAAAACTACGAAAAAGCATATAATGAGCTTTATAATGAGTTTTTTAGGTAAATACACATAACAAACGATGAGACACATCATGTTTAGGATGTGAAGCAAAAGGGAGGACTGTTATGTTATCCAAAGATGAATATAGGTTTATGAAACAAAAGTGCAAAACCATACGCAGACATTTAAATGAACTTTTACCTATGGCAGAACAGGTGGAGGAACGTGCTCCCAAAGTAACCGAATTTGCGTTTGGAGTTAGTATATATCTTCACGATTTAGAAAATGAGTTAGAAGAAAGTGTTAATCGCTAACTACACATTCCAAAGAGAATGTGGAGGGAGTAGATCGAAGTGGCAAACAGTTTTTTACATCAGCAATGGATTAACGAAGCTCGAATTCTTGTGCGGAAAATAGAGGAGCAGATAAGAGAACAAGCATGGGGAAGCCTCGAATTTCAAAGAGAAAACGCATCATGTTTAAAATGCGAAAAGCTTAACATCAAAGGGTGGAACAATATGGTAAAAGTTAGGCTTAATAAGGATAAGATGATGTCCTATAACGACTTTGAGCGAACTGTATATCGATTAACTGGTGATCGGGGAAGTATAATCAAGTTCCTAGAACAGCAACTTCAAAGTTATGAGCGCAAATACAAGATGAGTTCTGATGAGTTTTATGCTCTTTTTGAGGCTGGCAAACTAGAGGACATACATGATTTTGCTGTTTGGGCAGGCAAGTATTATCTTTATCGGGAAGCCACCCAGAGAAACAAATAACTTTACTTCACACTTCAAAGAAAAAACGTAGGAGTGATTATTAATGAAGCATATATTTTATAAGCCTGAAGATTGTAATTGCATAGAGAAAATCCATTGTCCTATTTGTGAAGGTGGATTAGCAATGTGTAAAATTTGCAAGCTCGCTGAAGGTTCGTTGACAACCGATTGTCCTGGTGAAATTGTTGATTATGAAACTGAAACAAAAATATTACGTGGCGAATTAGATTATAGAGAAGACGAAGGAGGTTGGGTAAATAAGCCTAATCCCGTTCATCAACAAAGACTAAAGAAGGTGAGACAATGAAAAATAGAAAACAAATTAAGGGCCAAATAAAAAAGGCTAATAAAACTATGGGATTTCACGCAGTTATGGGAATACCTTCAGGAAGGATAAAAACCAATTCTGGTAAAGAAATTTGGGTATTTAAAATTTATAACCCTTGGACACACGTAGGAGGTATTTGTTAAATTATGAGTAAAAAAACTAATATTAGACGTGCAATTAAACAAGGTAAATTAGTTGTGCCACCTGAAATTGTTAGAGCGGCAAATTGGGAAGAAGGAACAGAGATAGAATTTATAATAGATAAAAACCAAATTATATTAAAACCCTATGAATACTCTTGTATTTTCTGTGGCAATGCTACTGATGATATTTTTTATGGCAAACCTGTGTGTATGCATTGTAGATTTCAAATAGTACAAGGAACAAAATATATACACGAAATAAATGTAAATTAAAAATCAAAAATTAAACATAAAAAATAAAACACAAGGAGGATAAAATAAAAATGAGCGCATTAGTTGAAACTATGTTTTCAGTTCGTGAAGTGCCCTGGCATGGCCTGAGTAGAATCCTTAATGAACCCCCAACTTCAGAAGAAGCGATTAAACAAGCAGGTTTAGACTGGGAAGTTATACCTGAAGAAATTTATGTGCAAGGAAGGAAAGTGCCCAATTATTGGGCCAACGTGAGAAGCGATAATGGAAAAGTTTTAGGTATTGTAAGCAACCGTTACAAAATTATTCAAAACAAAGAAGCCTTCGTTTTTACAGATTCTTTGATCGGCGAAGGACTAAAATATGAAACAGCAGGATCGTTGAAAGAAGGTAAACAAATATGGTTATTAGGCCGCTTACCAGAAATAAAACTTATTGATGATGTTACAATACCTTATATAGTTTTTACTAATAGTCATGACGGCAAAAGTCCAGTAAAAGTCGCATTAACACCAGTACGTGTTGTATGTAATAATACATTAAATTTAGCACTAAAAACTGCTCAACGGTCTTGGAGTGTAATTCACAGAGGAGATATTCAGGGCCGATTAGAGGAAGCCAGAAGAACATTAGAATTAACTGATATTTACTTAAAAAATCTACAAAAAACCGCTGAAAATATGGTTAATATTTCTTTGAAAGAAAAAGATATAGAAGAGATTATCAACACTATTTTGCCAACTAAAAACGATATGAGCGAAAAAGCCAAAGAAAACGTAATAAGACTAAGAAACGATATTTTGTATCGCTATGATAAAGCCCCTGATTTACAGAAGTTTAAAGGCACTGCTTGGGGCTTTTTAAATGCTGTTGCAGATCATGTTACACATAAAGAGCCTTTAAGAAAATCAAAGACATTTAAGGAACGCCACTTTGTAAATATTATTAACGGCGCAGAGCTTTTGGATCAGACTTATGAACTTTTAGCCGCTTAGATATTATAGATGTATAACCCCTTACGGGAATAACCACCCGTAAGGGGTTTTTTTATTGCCCTTTTTTAATCTAGTTTGTCATCTTGACCCTTGGCCTTTGCCGATTTTTATTTTTTATTTTTTTATTTGTATCCTTTATTCTATCGGTTTGGGGGTGGATAAAAAAATATGGCTACCAAGAAGGATTTTTTGTCGGAATGGCGTATAATATATCTACGACAGTAGAAAATCCTTTTTTCATAAGGAAATCCGCTGTCAATAAAAAATCAGTAGAAGGCCGAATTAAGCAATATCAAGCCTTGGAGGATTTTTGCCGTATTAGTCGGACTGAAAATCCTCGTGTCGGCGGTTCGATTCCGCCCTGAGGCACCAGAAGGAAAATCAAGGGCTTATAGGCCCCAAAAAAGAAAAAGTTAGACCGAATCCTTTGTTATTAAAAATGGCCTTCTACTGAAAAAGTAGGAGGCTATTTTTTATGCACAGCGTAAATCTAAAAAAGGTAGACTGGAGACAGGCGTTACAACAATTTATCTGGCATAAAACGGCTCAAGGACTAGCTGAAAAAACTTTAAAAGATTACCAGAATCATGTTGAACGCTTTTTTAAACGATTTCCAGACGCATGGCCCGACAAACTGAAAGAAGCCATAAACATTTATATGGCCGAAAGGGTTAAACCCGCCACCTATAATTTAAGACTGGTCTATCTAAAAGCCTTTTTCAATTACTGCGTCGAAGAAGAATATATTGACGACAACCCCTTAAAAAAATTTAAGAGAAAGAAAACGGAAATAAAATTTATCAACATCAATACCGATACCCTGCAAGAATTACTAAAACTACCTGATCGTAAAACCTATGCGGGTTTAAGGGATTATACACTGATACTATTAACTTTAGATACGGCCATCAGACCAAGCGAAGCATTACAGCTTATACCAGCCGATATTGATCTCAAAAATCTTACCGTAACCGTCAGGGCCGAAATTTCCAAAACCAGAACAACCCGCATCCTGCCCATTACGCCCGTTACCGCCGAAGCACTAAATAAACTCCTGGCAGTTAGACCCAGGGAATGGCTCCACTCACCTGTTTTCTGCAACCAAGATGGACAACCTATGCTGGAAACTTCATGGAACCATAAATTACAAAAATACAGCCGAAAACTAGGTTTAAAAATAAACGCCTACAGTTTAAGGCATATAGCCGCTACAGAATTCTTACGTGGCGGTGGTGACATCCACTCCTTACGTTATTTACTTGGACATTCTGGCTTAGAGATGGCTATCAAATATGTTCATCTGGTTGAGCAGGACATAAAAGACAAACATACTACAGCCAGCGTTGTTCAACGAATGTTTTCACGCAAAAGAATCAGGAATATATAAAAACAGGGGGGTTAACCCCTTTTTCTTTTAGAAGGAGGTGGAAGCATCTTCGCCATAAAAGGTGTTAAAGTCTTATTGTTGGCCCTGATAATATTAATGGCATAATGGGTAGGGGTATTAATCGCCTCCTGTATTTCAAACGGCTTTATTTCTTCAGCCAAAGCTCTATATGTTAATTCTGATGAAGTGTATAAATGATAATGAGGATTAGCCGATCTGATTATACTAATTAAATCTCTTGGCAACTGCTCCCAGGCATGAAACATCCATACAAAACTGAATTTCCATTTTCTACTTTCAATCGCCGCCGATTTCCAGATACGGTAGCTCTTCATGTACTGATGCGGCTCGTCTTGAATAACAAAAACTGGAAAATCAGTATTTCTTAAAACCATCGCCAGATTAATTTTGGTAATTAATAAAGTAGCCAGTACATCTACAGCTTCAGCACCCAACTCACGTTTAGGCACATCAAGAACAATTACTTTAGGGGTTTTTAACAGTTCCACAAAGTCTAAGCCCTCTTCGGCCTCCATACATTCACTTAAATAATCATCTCCTAAAATAATATCCAAACGGTTTAGTATCGGATGCAGGATTTGATTCTGACGTGCATCGCTTAATGTATTAAAATTTTCCCATACCTCTTTTTCTTGCTCCCGCATTTTAGCCGTTATTTTTTTTCTGTAACTACTGTTGGTCATAAGCTCAATAATATCTTTTAGACGATTGGAAGGTACGGCTTTAGCCGCCGCCCTTAAATAACGGATCGTCTGAAAACCTATCTCGTCCGAAGCTACCTCAAAGAAATTAAGAAGTTCGTTAGCAAATCTATTTTTACTCCTCTCACCATGCAAAGCCTCTCGCCAGTCCAGACAAACTATTTCCTGACCGAATTTTATCCTTTTAATTAAGTTTTTCGACACTGCCAGTTCTATTTCATCGCCTGCTTCTCCCTTGGCGGGATCAATAATTATGGCCCCCATATTATTCCGTATGGCTTCTATGGCTAAATTGGCCCCAAAAGAAGTTTTACCTGTGCCCATGCCGCCGATCACAATATGAGGCAGACAAAGCTCATCATGATTGTTAATAGGCAAATACACTTCCTGCCTGACATTCTGGTAATTCATATGGCCGATTAAAAGCCCTCCCTGAGTCAAAATTTTAGGCAAAACTACCTCGTGCTTACTTACCTTTTCGATCTCTTTATATTCATTTTGTAAAGCCAGATTAGGTAACAAAATCAGCTTATTTAACTCCATAAGGGTTAAAATATCATGGTTAAGTCTAAACTCCTGATTTCTGTTGTTTAATTTTTTAACGGTTTCGGCAGGTAAAGGCTTCAGTTTAAACTCATTATGTTCTCCCGCCAGTAAGTTCAAAAAGGCAAAAATATTATAACTGATAGCCTGTATCCTATTTGTATTAATACTGTAAACGCCTATCCTGATGGTAGTATCAAAAGCAGGCTGTCTAATTTTATTCATCACGCTCTGATACAGTGAAAAACTCACCTTTTCTCTAATATGGTTAGAGTCTTTTTCACGGCTATTTGTGTCGCCAAAAAGAAAAGTAGTAAAATCTAACAGTTCCCGCATAACAGGCTCCAAAGCTACCGCCGCATAATAAAACGGCGTTTTAAGTTCTATTTTTTGCGGTATATTACCCTGCCGAATTTGCTGATAACAATATTCCGCTTTACTATGCCAAGAAGGGCCTAAAGGCGTAATAATAAACTGTAAAACCGCTTTATCTTCGTTATCCATTATTCTAACCGTTTCAAGCAAGGTTTCAAGGTGGTTAAAAAGTCTATTGACTCCCAGGGGGAAAATAAAATGGTTTTTTAAGGTGACATTAAAAATACGGCTTTCATCAGGTAAAACAGGAATATTTTCCATATAATTGATATTAATTTTAGGCCATGCCAGGGTCAATTTGTGTTCTATATATTCCCGCCAATCAGAACGAATATGGGCCAGGAAATAAATTTTTTTATTTATAAACCATACTTCCCAAACAAAATACGGCAGGGGTGTATAATTTATTTGTTTTTGGGTCAAACTGATCCTGTTTAGGGGAACCGTGTAAAGCTCATCAAGGGCTTTTAAAAGCATAAAATTATTTTCATTATTGGTGTGCTTATTCGGTATAAGCTGAAATGAAACTAAAGGTAAATTTTTAACCACTAAAAAGGGGGAAAAAGGGGAGAGAAGAAGGGGTTTTCTAGTTTTTTGGAGTTTTTCCTCCCCTTTAAAAAACTCCTGCCAAGGTATGACTTTAACCCTATTAAACACTTTATCTCCTCCTTACACTATTATTAAAAGTTTAAGCAGGATAAATAGGGCTATATCCCAATACAAGATTTTACCTGCTGTGCGAGAACCTAGCATAATCAAAAGTAAACAAACTAGAGCAATAATTGTTGCTACAGGGTCTAGATATTCGGATAAAAAGATTAATAATTTTTGCCATGCCGCTTCTTTGCCGCTACCCACGACCTCTTCCAATAATTCAGTACCAGGAGTAGTTAGAATATGCCATAATTTTAAGATACTCATTACTGATCACCTATGCTTTTAATTATGTTGAACAACCAGGGAAGAAGATTAATACCCAAAAGTGCCCAGGTAGTACCTCTTAACATCCTTTTTGCTTCCGCTTCCTGTCCTAACATATAGCGGATAAAGGCATACACATAACAGCCATACGCAACAGGTTCAGCCACATCCTTTAACAGATCAATAATCGGTTGAGCTTTAACGGCCACTTCGCCTTTCTTGTAAGCTAAAGCCATAGCAGGACTACCTATACTCCAGCAGGCTGTTACTGCCGCAATTGTACCTATTTGAGCAAAAATTTTCTGGTGGCGTTTTTTCTTTTCTTCTGAACGGGCATCAATGATAATTAAATACATATCAAACCCTCCTGAAAAATTTTTAATTAGACGTATAAAAACTATTGATTTCGGCCACAATACAAATGGAGGCGATATAACGTGAAGTATTTTAACAGTATCTTCCTGCACCCGATTGTTTGGGTTTTAATTGGTACTGCTTTATTAATCTTTTCAAAGAGCTAATAACTTTTGCCAACAACAAGCCAATTTTCCCATGAATTACCCAAGGAGGTCTTTGGCAATATATTCTAGTAAAAATCTTATGCCCAAGAAGAATATTTTAGGATTCTCACGCATACACTTGCTTTAGCAAGTGTATCGGGAGAAGTCTAACTATCTTTCTATTAACCCTCCATAGAGGGTTTTTATTTTTATCGCTTAGAGGACAAGCTAGAAATATCCCCAAATATTGTCGGAAATTTTGGGTTCTATTTCCTTATTAACAGAAGAACCATGCAAAGGTAAGACCGTATTTGTAATATTTGCCAAACGGCTTTCAATAATCATCTCAATATGCTCTAACACTTTAGGATCAACCCCTGTCTGTTGAAAGGTAATATCGTCTTTAATTAATTTTTTAACATAACGTGAAAAATTACTTTGATTTTCAGCATGACTTAAAATATCTTTTTCAGTTGCAATATTAAACCATACTACTTTCCGTTTTCCTTGTTCCATCGTAATCGCCCCATTTTATAATATCCTCTAGCGTTGCTAAACTCATCACCAAAATAAACAACTGGAAAATGTGGTTTTAAGTATTCCCGCAACAAAACACTCCCGCCGCCAGTAATAACTACAGTATCCGTGGGTTTTAAAGTAAGCCATACTTTTGACAAATCCCCAATTAACTTTCTTACAAACTCTTCATAACTATTTATATCAGCGTTTTGTAGTACCACACAGCCATAGTCGAATGTGCCGCTTTCACGGTCAATGTACTTCAGTTTCTCCAGGGTACAGTAATTAATTGTCCTACTACCAATATCGATCACTCGTACTTTACCCACTAACAGGGGAGAGGGGAGAAGTTTGCCTTGCTCGTTTAAAACTAAATCCCAGGCCGAAGCCGCACCTTCAGGAACAACCCATACTTCACCTAAATTTAAATTAACTGCCTGATTATTAATCACTACTGAATAACTGCCTTTGAGTAAGTCGTTTAATTCTTTTTTTGTATTATCTACGTGCTGTTTCACGGGCAGACCAGTAACAATACAATATTTTTCATTGCTATTGTTTACAGTTAAAGCTAAAGCACTTAAAAATAATAGTTTAGTTTCAAAATGGATTTTACTCTCTAACATCATTTCTCGCTCATAAAAACCCTCATCAGCCAAATCCGCTATAAAATATTTTTGTCCATCTAATTCGACTTCATATTTGTCATCATTAACCAACCTCCTTGGCCTCCATTCGCTAACTTTACTTTTAAATTTAAAGTTTTTATTTTCCGATGCTACTTTAACGCTGTCTCGCCCTACATCGATACCTATAAACTGCATCTCACCGCCTCCTTTGGTGCATTTTTTTATTAAACTTTTTATTAAATACTATTGGGGTCAAAATAGAAGTATGTCATGTAATTTCTGGTAAAAAAATAAATCCCCTGGCCGCTAAAGCATTTTGCCAGGGGAAAACTTTCGTTTATTTAATTGTAAAATCTTTAATCTTGTTTTAATTCTTCCTCTAGTTCCATATATTGTGCCTGAAAATCGCTTAATAAATTCGCATCTCCCCAATTTATACCTAAACCCCCATAAACATTTTTATAGACTTTAACAACAAAGTGATCATCTTTTTCTTCGACTTCAAATATCCTATTAGCAAAATCATAAAATTGATTTAAGGCATTGTAGTAAAGGCGCAACATTCTTTTGGCATAATTTAGCTTTGCTTCCAGTGTAAATTCAGAAGTTATTTGACTTGGAGGGCCATTATAGTCATAAACATAGGGAACACGACCGCCACCTCCTCTGATCGTTAGTATTCCATTTTCTGTTAAATCTTTAATTGCTTTTACTACCGTAGCTCGATTCAATTTAGTTTCTTCGGCAATCTCATCCATTGACAGAGTAATACGTGTTTTACCAGCCGCCTGGACATATTTGGCAAGAAAGTTCAAGACTTTGTAAAAAGTCTCTTCGGAAACCCTTTTGGGCAAAAAATCATAGTTTCTTACCATCTTATTAACCTCCTTCTTATTAACCTCCTTTTTAATTGTTTAGTTTTTGTAACTTTATCTTATCATAATTTATATCCATTTACAAGTGATTTTATACCTCCTACACAAAAAATAATCCCCTCGAAAGAGGGGATTGATAATCTTTTCACATATTCTGCTATTTTTCTGATGCTAAAACCTGCTGAATATATCGTTTAATTTTTTTTGCTTCGGCCTCATTTTCTGGCATCTTTTTATTAAGAACCTCCTGCGATATTGCTTCCAAAGTATAATTCTCATCTGGATACAGGTCATTTAAGGTCTGAATCATGGTATTAAGATTTTTAATTAATAATTTACTTATTTCGGACGTTGGCTCAGTATTGTCTTTTAAATCAACAACTTTTTTGTCTACCAAAACATCCGTTTTTAGTTCGGGTGCAAAATCAATGCCAAATCCCGCCATAGCTAAAAGCTTGGCAATCGCACCCAATTGTGCTTTGTTTTTAGTTTTAGCATAATTCTTTTTGACAGGCTCCGAATGTTCAATAGTAAAAAGATGTATACCTTCACGAGTAACAAATGAAGCACTATAAGTGACATAATCCTCGTTTTCAGCCAAACAAACTGTCGTAATACCATACTGAAAATTATTGTTCATTTTTAAAAAAAGTTTTAGGCGTTCTACCACTGGCAAATAACTGCCATTATCTGTTTCAACAAGATTTTTTCTAATGTCGTCCATTGATAATACCCCTCCTAGCTAATATATTATAAACTTCTTGCTCATCATAGAGCCAATAGCCATTAACAATTCGTGCTTCAGAGCGGGTGATAGGTAAGTCAATAATTTCACTAATGCCTAAAAAAGATTGAATTAATTTTGCTCTTTTACCACCATATTTGAAACCATACTTTTGATAAGAAAAGGGCGTACCAACAAAACTCCTAATCCCGTATTTTTTATGTCTACTCTCAATGACTAAATCATACCCTAATGCGTCCAACAGGCGATTAAAATAAAGTTTTTTAATTTTAATCTTATCACGTAACAGTAAGAATAAGTGATACTCACGTAACAGTGAGAGATAATTGCGTTTAGCTCTAAGGAAAAGATCAGGTTCTATACAGCCATTATCGACAGCACTCTTTAAATAATAAGCCCCATAAACATCCTGAGTGGGCAAAGTTTGTAATAAATTACATAATTCATCAAAAGTATAGCTAAAAGAAGGCAAATTAGGCAATTCTTTATTGGCCTCACTAGTGTTAGACAAATGCACTTGCTCAACAGGAGGGAGCCTTGCGATTTGTTTTTCTAAAATATCAAGATTAATTGTCGTTAACCACATCAAAGTTTTTTACATTACTAATTTTAATGTAAGGTGTACTGTATTCGTATTTGGCTCCCTCACGTGCTTTTGCCAAACGTTTATTATCGTTTTTAAGTAATTTTTCCAGTGCCTTTTTTTCGATTGAAACAACTTTAAGAAAATCATTTAAACCCAAAGCCTTATAGACACTGTAAACATCATACTTTAGTTGCCTTGGAGTAACTAAACTAACCTGTTTATTCTCAACCTGTAGATTATGCACATCCATAAAATCTAGATGTTGTTGAATTAATTTACTAATTTCTTCCTTACGGCTGTTTAAAGCATTAATCTGAGCTTTTATGGCTTCATAGGTTGCCACCATTTCTTCTATAGTTGAAGGAATTTGTATGCTACTGGTCAAAGCATCGCATTCATGGCGGCCTGGACAGTAAGCGCAGGCTAGAGCAGAAGGAATAGGTCTAGCTTCAGTATCGTTCTTAATCTGATAATATCTTGCCAGCAGATAATCTTTAAACGTTAAAGCAAAATCATCTGGCCTGGTAGTTGTAACAGGGCCATGACGAAGATAATACAGGGTAAGCTCAATGTTTTTATATTGAGGATAAAGCTCCCTGCCAGCAAGATAATAAATACTCATCTGAACATCTGCTTTTGCCTCATCTTCGGTTTTAGGCACAACAGAGGTTTTGAAATCAAGAATCAATAGCGTTTCGGGATCTTTTTGCATTGGTAAATCAATAAAACCAATTACCTTTGCCTCATCGTTTAGTTTTAACTCAAACTGTTTTTCGGGAGTATCAATAATCCTCTGCCGCCAATCAAGATAATCGTTTTCCAAGAAAAACTTTTCCAATAAAGCATAGCCAGTAGTAAAATAATCAGCGGTCATTATGCCGTACTGCGGCCAATTATTTTTAAATTTTTCTTTAGCATACTCAAGGGGATCTGCTGGCGCAGGCTCAACTGTTAGTATATGTTCTAAAATACTATGCATTAAAGAACCGAAACGAGTATTGTCACTGCTGGTATCGTAGCCTTTTTCATAGACATAGTAGTATTTTCTAGGACATTGCAAATATGTCTCCAGTCTGGAAGCAGACAAATATTCGATCTGCATTATTATCCTCCTATGACTTTTAAGATACCAGAGGGGATAAACCCCTCTGGCTTTAATACCATTTTAAATCCTCTCTTTTGCGTTTTTCCAAAACGGCCCATAATCCTACCGTCATTGACTCATTTATATCATGTGGGCTATTTAATAAACCTACAGTTTTGGCCCACACAAGAGCTTCCTGTTGTATTTCCTCCCAGGTTTTTTCCTTTGGTTTAGGCGTTAAACCATAATACTTTACAATACCGTCAGCAATAGCCTGGGCAAATTCCTCGTAACGATTAATCAACATATCTTCCTCTTCAGGATTAGTAATAAATGCAGTTTCTACCAGAACAGCAGGCATTGTAGTATACTTCAGTACATAGAAATTAGCCTCTTTAACACCTCTATTATCTAGTTCATAATAGGCCAAAGGTATTGTTGCCTGAAGTACATCATCTTGTAAAAGATAAGTTTCAAATTGGTTTCCTTCTGTTGCTATACAGTATCTTGGAAGCAAAGAAGGATAGGGTATCTGTGCCAAAGCTCTTAATATACTAAGAGCCATCTTCTCGGCTTCATAGCCTTTTTTCCACACCCATACTTCCGTACCACGAGCTTTAGGCGATGATGCCGCATTAGCGTGAATAGAAATAAAACCTGTCGCACCTACAGAATTAGCAAATTTTGCTCTCTCTTCTAGAGAAACATCAACATCAGTAGTACGGGTCATATATATCTCTACATTTTCATATTGAGATAAAATATCTCTGACCTTCAAAGCAATTTTAAGCACTACATCCTTTTCTTTAGCTTTCTGGCCTATAGCTCCTAGATCACTACCACCATGACCAGGATCTAGCCCTAACTTAATTACTGACATCGAACCCCCCCTAAGAAATTTTACGATATTGTTTAATGATCAATAATGGCCTGCCATTTTCTTCTGTTGTTTTTTGAGCTTTTACAGCAATTAAATCACCCTCTTTGAAATTAACTTTTATATTTTGTGAAGGATAAACTATACATTTAACACTACTATCCAAGTCATTTAAGAAAAAAGTATATAGAGGCTTGTTTTTGTATTTACCAGTTTTGACTGGATAATTTTTTAAACCTTCTACAATACCAGTTACTATAAGTTGTTTACCGTTTTTCAAAGCAGGAACATCAGCAATCAAATTAGTGCATTTTGACTGTGTTTTTCTAAGTTTTTCTGTTGACATTAGATATTTAGTCAAAGGAAAACCCAAAATATCTTTCTCATAAGCCTCTAATTCTTGTTTAGAATATAGTTTTAAATTATCAGGTAAAGAATAGTCTTCTATATATGTCTTAATTTGTTCTTCAGTTATCTTGCCTTTTTTTAATTTTTGTTGTGATTTTGTTAAGTACTTATATATATCCTCTACAGTTTGGCATAGAGCAGATTTATTGGTATAAGGCTCTATACTATCTAAAGTTCCTGCCAAAATAAGGTTGATTAAGAGATCTTTACGCATTACAGAACGATTAATTCTTATAATTAAATCCTTCAGAGATCTAATAGGGTCTTTCTGGCGTTCTTTAACTAATACGTCTACAAACTGCGATGAAACCTTTTTGATTGCGCCTAAGCCGTAACGAATAGCATCACCTTCCAAACTAAAGTTAAAATAGCTCTTATTTATATCAGGCGGTAAAATTTTTAATCCCATACGTAAACATTCTTGCAGATAATAGGCTATCTTATCCTGCTTATCTATAATCGAATTAAGCACACAAGTCATATACTGTAAAGGATAGTTGGCTTTCAAGTAAGCAGTAAAATAAGAGAGATAAGAATACGAACAACTGTGCGAGCGGTTAAAGCCGTATTCGGCGAACGTTTCTATCTGCCCCCAAATATTTTCAGCTACGTCTTGTTTAATACCATTTTTTACACACCCTTCCACAAACTTTTGATGATGATGAACAACAATATCGGTTTTTTTCTTTGCCACGCCTTTGCGGAGTTCATCTGCCTCTGACATTGTATAACCTGCTAAAACCTTGGCTATTTCCATCAGTTGTTCCTGGTAAACTATAATGCCGAACGTATTTTTTAATATTGATTCCAACAAAGGATGATCATACTCTACAGGTTCAAAACCTAATTTTCTATCTACATAATGCTCTACCATAGTTTTGCCTTGTTCATCTTTAGCGTTAAGCGGCCCTGGGCGATATAAAGCATTAATTGCCACTAAATCCTCAAACGTAGAAGCCTGCATATCCCTCAATAATTTTCTAATCCCAGGCGACTCAAACTGAAAACATCCTATTGTGCTACCATTTCTAATTAGTTCCCACGCCTTTTCATCTTCAAAAGATATTTGGTCAAGATCAATGTTACACATTTTAACACATTCTTCTACAACGCTAAGAGTTCGCAAGCCAAGTAAGTCAAACTTAATTAGCCCTATATGTTCAATATCTTCCATTTCCCATTGAGTAACAATATCTCCATCCTGAATCCGTACAGGCACAATCTGATCAAGTGGAATAGGAGATAGAACCACACCAGCTGCATGAATACTTGGATGACGTTTTAAATCATATAAGATTTTGGCAATGCTTAAAAGTTGTTTACGCTTTTCTTCACCTAAAAGGTTATCAATCTGAATTATAAGATCACTTTGTTCTATATCTGTTATACTTTCTATTTCATCAGGAATATTTTTGGTTATATTATTAACGATTTCAAAACTAATATCTAAAGCCCTAGCTACGTCTTTAATAACTGCTTTTAGGCTTAAAGTGCCGTAAGTGCCTATGTGACATACTTTATCAGTGCCGTATTTGTCGTATAAATATTGTATTACCTCACCACGGCGAGTTTCTTCGATGTCTACATCTATATCGGGCATGGAAACACGGTCTGGATTAAGGAACAAATTGTTATTATCCGCAGGCTCTTTATCCTGCGCTCTGGAGGTTTCCCTCATTTTCATCGGCTGGTCATTTCCAGCCCAGTTTGGACTATATCTTCATAAAAGCGTTGGTATTTTCGTTTTAAGTACCATTGTTTATTAGAATAAATTAAATTGCCAAATTGCTCTACTTCCTGTTTGCGGCTTAATTGTATATAGTATGCCATATGTCTTTTATCTTTAAAAAAAACAGGATTAAAACCTAATTTTTTTAAAACCTCTTTTAACCCTAAAGCAAAATCTCTGCTTCCTGTTGTTATTTTGACATATTTGTATATATAACCCTCTTCTCTAACATCATAATAAATTGCCCCATTAGCATCAAAATATCCACGTATAAAATCTATAATAAAAGGTTCTTCTATTTTAGGAAAACTAATATTTTTAGATTTTTGATGTGTTAGACCCAATTCTTGTAAGCCTTTTATCGTAAAATAGTTTCTAATAACAAGTACATATGAATTAGAATGATGGGGTTTTCGTTTTTTATTAATATATAATTTACGATGAGGACATAATAATAAACGTATCTGTTCAAGTAGTTCTTTATCTTTTAAGGCCAATACAATATGGGGCGATTTATTTTTTTGTTGTACTAAACAACCATCTCCCCAAATTAAACCTATAAGATAATATTTTAATTCCGTATCTACTTTAGGGCTAGTTAAAAAATCAATCTCTTGAGTAGTTTCTCGTTTAAATTTAACAGCACACTCTTTTGAACAAAATTTTTGTTGTCGATCTTTATATACTTCCCTTCCGCAATACTGACATTTAATTATGGGCAATACTGTCCCTCCAATAATACCAACGCTTTTATGTCCCGCTCTCGTGGAGAGTTTATTGGTAGGTCATCCTCACTCTCTAGTCTCTACACCTTCCTGTCTACTTGGTTCGACCATTCGACAGGCTTGGCTCGGTATTACCCACCGACCTTGACGGTTTGGGCTTTTACCGAATTCACGGGATTTAACGAGCGCAACCTACACTACGCTCAAATAACAGACCGTGCCTAATCGGATCTACTCTTGTAATCCCTAATAAATAACTCACTAAACTACCGCTGGCCGAACCCCTGCCGTGTCCGACCCTTATCCCTTCACGTCTACAAAAATCAATTATATCCTTCAATACCAAAAAATAAGGAGCAAATCCTTGCTTATTAATAACCTCCAACTCATACTGAAGTCGATCAAAATATTTCTGGTAATCGTCTATCGGCAAATCTAGTTGTAATAAAGATGATTTAACTAATCTAGTTAAGTATTCTTCAGGTGTGATATTATTGGGCAACTGAATAACAGGAAAAAGTGGCTTAGGATTTTCTAACTCATCTATAGTAAGATTACATTTATCAGCTATAACGGTAGTGGCAGCTATAGCCTCTGGATACTGTTGTAGGTTATTTTTAAATACCTCATAAGGCTTTAAACAGAAATCGGCTGAATTAACAAATCCTGAAAAATCTTTGCCATCAAGAATTTGTTGTAAGGTTTTTTTCGTCTGTATGGCTAAAATCGCCAAATGTGCTTCCTGTTCTTCAGGATTAAGATAATGTATATCACTGGTAGCCACTAAAGGTACACCTTTTTCTTTGCCCAAAGAGGCTAAAAGAGAATTAACAAGGAACTGATCTTCTAGATTGTTGTCCTGGATTTCCAGGTAAAAATCATCCTTAAAAATCTCCAAAAGTAAGTTAATATAATATCTGGCCCGATCATGCTCGCCTTGTAGAAGGGCAGAAGGAATATGTCCAGCCATACAAGCTGACATACATACAAGGCCACTACTGTATTCTTTTAAAATCTTATAATCCAAGCGTGGTTTATAATAGAAATACTGAAAAGATAAGTTATTAAGCTTTAATAGATTTAAATAACCTTCTTTGTCCTTAGCTAAAAGGACAATATGAGCCATATCACGTTCTTTAACATTGACATCATCTACAATATAAGCTTCTAAGCCAATAATAGGCTTAATATTATTTTTGCGGCACTCAGTATAAAATTTAACAACACTACCAAGATTACCATGATCGGTTACAGCACAAGCTTCCAATCCATACTCTTTAACTTTATTGACATAATCTGGTACTTTAACTATGCCGTCTAATGTCGAATACTCGGTATGGACGTGTAAAGGAACATACATGCCCCCATCCCATCCTCTCCTTACTTTGTTTCAGTCAAACAGCTATTGGCATATACCTCGGCACTTCATGGACAACCAAATCTTTCACCTCCAATGATTCAACTAAATACGATATGGCTTTCCAAGGATTACAATTACCACAGGTAAAAAAGTCAAATACGGCTGTATTGTATTCAGGCCAAGTATGAACAGAAAAATGAGATTCAGAAATCACAATTACGCCACTAACTCCTTGAGGCTCAAATCTTACAAAACTAACATCTTTAATTGTTGCGCCCGTATAACTTACAGCTTCAATTAATTCCTTTTTAATTTGATTAATGTTGTCAAGAATATCAGCATTTTCTTCTTTTAAAACTACCTCAACCAACAGATGCCTCCCTAGTTGGATTTTTTTGTCGTTCATTGGTATCAGCCCTTTCTATCGTATTATTATTGATACCAATATTATTAATACCAAGCCGTTTAAGGCATAATTCATAATAATAAGGGTCAATCTCAAAACCTACAAAATTCCTATTTAGTCTTTTTGCGGCCACACATTCAGTACCAACACCAGCAAACGGAATTAAAATATTATCATTTTCATTAGTATGGACTTTAATAAGATGCTCACTAAGTTGTAAAGGTTTCATGGTAGGGTGAGGATATTGCTTTCTTACTTTGCCTCCTGGGATTGGTAATATAAAAGCATTACGCATATCTTGTTGTCGTTGAAAATTAAACGTATATTTTGTTGAATTTTTAACGAACCAAAGAAGAGTCTCCACCGTTGACACGTAATTACGTTTACGCACCGAAGGGGGAGGATTAGTTTTTACATAGTACATAGTACATTTGTGGTTTATTTTTTGCTTTATCATTGAAATTATATCGCTTATATACTCAGCACGACAGTAACAAATTAATTGACCAGTAGGAGAAAGAAGATTAATAGCTTCATTTAGCCAATCGGCAGTCCACTTTAAATATTCATCCTCACTTGTAAAAGTATCCCACTCAATAGGAGAGTTTATATCTTTACGATTTTTAAACTTAATAGTCTTACTGCGGTCTAAAAAATAAGGCGGATCAGCCAGAATAAGATCAAATTTTAAATTTTCTTTTTCTAATTCCCAAAATCCTTGCCTACAATCCATATTATAAACTGTATTTAACTGCATTTTAACCTCCTATTTTAAAAGAAAGTAGGCCCTGCCCTGAACAGCAGGGCCTCGAGGGAGGAATACAACAATGACAAGGGTAATTAGCTACTATTATAGTAGCACTTAGAGATTATTTTGTCAAGATTTATTTGCCTGTACTACCTAATTTTCCATCACCGCGTTCAGTTTTTGACAAATTTTCATAGTCAACTTCTTCCCATGTGCCATCTGGACTGTATACGGGAATTAATTGTTGAATTGCTTTTGTAATAGGATAGATAATAAAGAATTCATCATAATCATCAACTGTAAAACCATCAGCACGAAGTTTAGCTTTAGTCTGTTCTTCATTAACACTTAGTATAATAGTCTTTTCTTCATTGGCATTATATAGGCAAGCAAAAATCTCTCCCCTAAAACTCCCATCTACTACGCCCGCACTAGTCTTTAACCCTATTTTGCCCGTACTTCCTCTTTCTTTAGCAATTAGATGCCAGCCTGGAGTAATTTCATAAGCAATTCCTGTAGAGACAAGAACTGTTTCCCCAGGCTCTATCCAAATATCCTCATCTATACAAGCATAAACATCAAAACCAGCATCACCAGGACGCTTAGAAGGAATTATTGCATTAGGTCTAACCTTGGCCCATTTAATGTGATAAGGTTGTACGCCTATGCCTAATCTACCTTCTTGAAAAATACTCAAACCTAATCCCTCCCAACTTTTAATTAACCACATTTACTATAACCACAGTTATTACATTGCCAACATCCGCTCTGTGACACTAATTCATTACCACATTGAGGACATAAAGTTTTAACAACAACTTTAGTTTCTTTTTCAATATTGGGCTTAAATTCTTTTTGTAATTCTTTTAAAGCAACAGCAATAGCAGAAGGACAAGACTTGCCAGGAGAAACTCCTTTACCTGTAGCTTTGGCAACAGCATAACTTGGACAGGTGCAAGCGCTTTGTAACTGCTCAATAATATCTTCTAATTTAATCCCTCCTCTCAAAGCAAGACTAATCATTCTGGAAAGTGCCTGTGTGTTACTAATACAATTACCACGGCCAATATCTGTAAACACTTCAATTATATTACCATCTTCATCAGCAAAAGCAGAAAGCCACAAAGAACCGCAACCTGTAGAAAGTTTAGTTCTAATTCCTTTGGCTTTTTGTTTAGCAGGAATAATGTAACCACGACTATTATTATCCTGACCTTTTTCTTGTTCAACCTTAGTAGTTGCACCAGTAGCTAAAACCTGATTGGGTCTACAACCATCTCTATATACAGTAACCCCTTTAATGCCCAATTCCCAGGCTTTCATATAAATAGCTCCTACCACGTCAGGTGTAGCAGAGGAGGGTAGATTTATAGTTTTCGAACAAGCCATATCGACATATCTCTGTACTACAGCCAATGTCTTTAGATGTTTATAAGGATCAAGATCATGAGCTACAACAAAAATATCTTTTAATTGTTGAGGCAAATCTAGTTCCTGTATTGATCCTCCTGCTTCAAAAATTTCTTTTAAAAGTTCTTCAGAATACAAACCATTTTCCTGTAATACCTTCTTAAAGACCTTATTACAAACAAAATATTTAACCCCTTCGTTAGTAGTTCGTTGATAAACTAAAGCAAATTCAGGCTCAATACCACCTGTAGTTTGGGCAATAAAACTAATAGAGCCATTAGGAGCTATCGACATTAAATTAGCATTACGTACTTTAATGCCTTTTTGTTCCCATACTGAGCCTTTCCAACCAGGATAAACACCTCTTTCTTCAGCCAACTTTTGAGATTCATCTAGAGCTGTCTCATAGATAAATTCATAGAGTAATTTTGTTAGATTTTCAGCTTCTTGGGAGCCATAAGGGATGCCTAACTTATATAACATATTGGCATAGCCCATAGTACCCAAACCTATAGGCCGAATAAGTTTAGTAACTTCTTCAATCTTTTTCAATGGTAATTTATTAACATCAATCATATCATCCAAAAAGCGTACCGTTAGTCTTGTATAATATTCAACCTTTTCCCAATTAAGTTCACCATTTTCAACCATATTTTCAAGATTAATTGAGGCTAAGTTACAGTTATGAACTAATAAACCATTGGCATAAAAACTATTAGTTTGTTCAACTTCTATAATATCAAAAACACTTTTATTGCCAACATATCTAATATCGATAACCTCTAAAAAGTCTTTGTCTTTATATATTTTCGAGACAACTTCATTACTAAATTTATTTCTTTTTGCTGTACCAGAAAATCCAATAACATTATAAAATATATAAGATGATTCTTTATTAATTATCAATTTATGCTGATCTTTCCTCTTACAAGTTTTAAATGAGGCCGTAGTAATTCTACTTTGAATACCAATAGATGCTAAAAACTTTTGAACTTCTTCAAGTAAAACAAGACTAGTAGAACATAAAATAATACCCCTATTTTTCCCCTTGCCAATATACCCATCAGCCGTAAACAAACCTCTTATAAACGATATTTGTTGTTTAATATTCCAAGTATAAAAACTAATTGGCAACCTTTTACTATCAGCATGACCTTTAACAAATCCCAATTCTTCACACTTTTTTATTGCCTTTTTATTGGTTATCTGAAGTTGAAAAGAACATAAATCATCTTTTAATGGTTTTATATTATTAGCTTCAAAAACAGAACGAAATATCGGCAACAACCGTTCTTTTACATCAAAATCTCCATCTTTACCATTAAAAGAAATGCCAACACTATTTTCTGTAAACCACCCGTCACCATGCATCCATCCATACATCTCATATTCTTCATCATAATCTTCTATACTAACTAACGGATAACCCGATCTAGTTTTAATTTTAATTCCCTTTTTAATTTCCTCTAAAGGCTTCCATCCATTATTAGTAAAGAATTTATGATCTTTTGTTGCCTGTATTTTTAAATTGCCTTCTAATATAATTTCATAAACTGGCCTTACGCCTTTAAATACTACATTTTGATACTTATTAAACTTATTATTTTCACTTAAAATAAAACCACTTGTACCTACTAAATCTTTTATTTCTCGAACACCTTCTAATGTTAATACTTTAGTATCTCCAGTTAGACAACTTGAATAAGGGATATTAACAAACTCACTGCAGGGATTTGTGGCCCACACATGCCCCAAATGTGGATTAGGATTAGCCCTATCCATTGTATCCCTAAAAGATAATCCAGGTTCGCCAGTAGCCCAGGCCGACTTAATAATTTCATCCCAAAGATCACGGGCCTTTACTACTTTATATACTTTATTATTAAACACTAAAGGCCAATCTTTGTTATTTTTAACAGCTTCCATAAAAGCATCAGAAATGGAAACCGATATATTCATATTATTAAGTTCAGAAGTATTATCTTTACAATGGATAAAATCAATTATATCAGGATGTTCAACATTAAGATCAACTTTAATTGCACCTTTTCGACGACCACCCTGTTTAACTTGTTCAACGATAGTATTAAATACCTTCATAAACGATATAGGGCCTGATGCTTCGCCATTAGAAGATTTAACCAAAGCCCCTTTGGGCCTTAAAGAACTAATGTTAAAACCTACACCCCCGCCCGATTTAAAGATTAGACTCGCTTCTTTCCATGCCTCTGCTATACTTTCCATATTGTCATCTATATCTATAATAAAACAATTATGCACAACAATCCCATTGGCAACATATGTGTTATCTTCTTCTACTTCAAGGTTATAAACATAGTCAGATATAATATCTGTAGATATATCATTAACCCTAAAAAGTACATAATCATCAAGTTTAATATGTTGAGAATTATGACTTACTTTATAATTAAGCAAGTAAGGAGTCTTGTTGCCACCTTTAGGAATAGGTAATTCTTTTATATTAGCCAATATCCCTAAACGCAACAAAATAAGCCACAACTTTTCTATAATGTCACGATTACACATGACAATATAAACATCATTTTTATAATGATAACCATCGCTATCCATAATTCCTTCCAATAAACTTTTTAGTTTAGATTCGGGTAAATATAAAATCCAATCAGGAATTCTTTTTTTATCACAAAAAGAACCCAATAATTGTTCAAAAAATAATCCAAGTATTAAGGAATGATACCTGACCTGGATAGTATTCTGTTCAGGATAATTATGAATATTGGGTTTAAGATTAAATACCCTATACATACAATCACATATTTTATCAACTACATCATTCCTATTAGAATTAATACTAAAGCCTACACAACTTGATACATTATAATCTTTATGAACTACACTACCATCGCCAAGATATAAGCCAACAATATACATAAAATCTTCATCAATCTGTATTTTATCTGGAATTTCTTTACCATAATTTGGCCGTCCTGCAACTTTAATAAAGTCTCCATCTTTAATATACACATCACAAGGTATAAAATCACTAATCCGAATATAATCAATATCTTTGGTTTCCTTTATAGTACCAACAACAACATAATCGCCTACTTCTAAATCTTCCGCTTTAATCCAATATGGTAATAATTGCTCACCTAGTCTTTCACAATCATGTTTATATTGTTTAGGTTGAGATAAACAACGTTTATTTAATTTACCTGTGCAGATTAAATTACGGGCACGCTTACATATAAGATCTTTTCTTTTTATCCCTAATATAGGATGATCACCAGTAACCTTTAAAGTATCTTTATACATTTTATCAACCGAAATTGTATATAATGTCTCTTCGGTATAACGCTTAGAAGTCTTTAAAACTGAACGTAATCTGCCTTGATGGGTAACAACTAAATCTCCAACCTTAATATCTTTAATTAGCTTAAACCCTTCAGAAGTTAAAATTGGTTGTTCGCCCACAAAACAACTACTTAATTGCTGTAGTGGAGTATTGGCATTAAACAATACTGGACTGGAAGCTAGCATATCCATATTAACTAACGCCTTATAAAACAAATCTTTATATCGCTCTTTATTTTCAAGAGAAGTCTCTGCGCTGGCAATATTTTCGGCAACTCTAGCGCAAAGTTCTTCCCAAGAATTTTCTATAAGATTACCATTTTCATCTTTTAGAAAATAACGCCTTTGTAGCAGATCTAAGACGTTAGAATCCATAAAGCCTCCTCCTTTATATTTAAAAGGCGGGTAGGTATTACCTACCCGCCACCAGTAATACCTATAACTTAATCTTAATTAAGTTTTTTAATTATAATCTCGTTAGTAGCTTCATTCCAGCTTACAATACGGCCCATATGGTTACTGACAAACCGTATCGGTACAAGTGTTCTATTCGTAGTAGGATCAATAATAGGTGGTTGATCAACATAATATTCAACTCCATCAACTACGGCACGAGTATTATATGGAATAAGTTTAATTTCTTTGGCATCATCGATAACAATTTCATCTAATGCTGTCCAAGCTTCTAGAAGATACCACATTATATGACCATATCCGTCAATATCCATACCCTTAGTAACAAAGTCATAAGGTAACCAAGCATAACCTTTATCTCCCCATTTACCCCAACTATTACGCAGTCTAAACGCCTGTTTTTTATCATCCCATCCTACAAGGCCAACCGCATGTAAACCCAATAAATAACCTTCAGGTAAAGGTATAATATAGTTTTTGTCATAGTTGTTAAAATTCTCGGCAACTACAACAGCAACAACAACAGCACCATTAGCATAAATACCTTGTTTAATTAATTTTATTGTATTTTCATTGCGTTCTTTATCATTAGAAGCACATATCTGGGCATAATTTCCGATTTTATATTTTACAGCCTCCCGATCCATAACCTCATTAGTAGCAGGAACTTTTGGGGCTGGCAAATTTAAAAGAGAAGAATAGGAGAGAGTAGTTTCTAGACAAACACCCTTTTTCTGTAAAACTTTCAAACCTGCAAAAATAGTAGAACCTTCCTGATCAGGCATACCATCGATTTTCTTCTCTTCAGCATAAAGATAAGCTACTGATAAGCCTTTACTGGGCCAATCAGCTTGTGAAACTTCTTGGTAAGCCTTTACTGTCCAGACAAGAGCGCTTGCAGTACAGCTTCCTCGCCTACCCTGCTCAAAACAATCAGGCAAATTATTTTCAGAAGTAAAGCTCTCAGGCAATTCTGTTGGAACTTGTAAAACAGATTGAGCTAAAACGCTAAATTGGTAAGTACGCTTATCAGGAGCAGAAGGTTGACATCCTAAAAAATAACCATCCAATTTAGGTTCTTTTTTTTCAGCTTGTGTGGTAAGATAATTTTTTAATGAATACCAGTGTTCAAATACTTCCATTAGACATTCCTCCAGTTTCTAAAATAATTGCTTTAACTTTTTTACGGCCCCACTGAAGGGCCTCTTTTTTAGACTCCATAAAAAGATCAATTCGATAACCTTTTATGGCTCCACCAGTATCCAGGGCTTCGCCATAGCCATACCCCTCAATCCAAAGCTTAGATCCTAAAGGAATAACTTTAGGATCTACAGCTACCACACCACGCCTAACTTTATGTCCCGTATATGTTATACCATCAAAAGTGCCTTCTTTTTTTGACTGAGTATAAGCTGTTGCAATAACTTCGATTGTTTTATTATGGTTGTTAATTTTATCTCCTGCACGAGAAACACTAGAAGTATAATGAAATTTTGATGCTAAAACTTCTACCTCAATAGGCTTGGGATAAATAACTATAATACATATAAAAACTATACTGGCCCAAAATATCCTACCTAGTTTTTGCATTGCCTCTCCTTTAGATTTCTGAATTTGGCATTTGTATAATAAAATTATTTACTAAAATATTATCGCCATGCTCTAAATTAAACTCTAATCCAAGATTATTAGACTTTAAATGCTCTATATAGATTATTTGATCATAAAATTGATTGCGTTTTAACACCTCCAGAATAGCATATTTATTGATAATATTGATTTTGTGCTTATCTAAAATGCTTGATACCTTGGATCTAGCGTTAGCACGAACAATAATGCTATTATCGACTGTGCGTTCAGTAGTCTCAATAACTTCATATGGAATCACATCAATAAAATCATTATTCCATCCATTTTTTTGTAATTCTTTTAATCTATCCTGCTGGCGAGAATCGAAAAAACCTATAGTATCAGCAAAAATATTTTTGCTTTTAATTGAGACTACTGATAAATAATAAATATATTCTCGATTAGTTGGAACCTGTCTGGTAACGCCAGTATGGATACTAGCAATAATACCTAAACTCGCTAAAACAGACTGAATATGTTGCAGGAATTTTAAATCCTTACTAAAAATCCTTATGCCTTTTACCAAGGCAGGTTCACATTTAGCAGTAAATAATCCTCTTAAAAAAGCACGAATATAATCAATACCACCCCTAAGAATACAAACTGGAATTTGACTTAGATTTTCACCTAACAGTAATACTAACCATTTACCTAAACCCGCAGTAGGCCAATAAATAGCTCTACGTTGACCATGATAGATGCCATGTCCAATAAGCTCATCTTTTGCTTCAATAGGAGAACCTAACTTAAAAAGCTTATATGTTAATCCTAAAAGATGTGTCTCAATACGCCCATCATCAGCAAGATCTATAATAAATCCTACTAGATCGCTATCTTCCTGGCGTATTATAAAGCCATCAGCCATAAAATAACCTAGCCATTCAGCAAGTTCGACAGTTAAAATTGTAGGATAATCCTGCCAGAGTATTTTACATTCTTCATCAGGAGGATCAATATCTAATACCGTGTTTCTTTTTGTGGGCCAGGTATTTTCTATACCTGACCCACCCCCTAACTGAACTATTAGCCATTGTCCGCACATTAACTCTTTTGCTTTACGCCAAACAAAAGCAGGCGTAGAAATTAAACTACCTATAGATTGTTCTGGTGACAAAAGTACAGAATAACCCAATTTAGTCATAACTTTTATTAAAGGTGTTTCAACAGCCCTATAAGCATTAACAACAGATAAATTAAAATCAGCACCTAATAAATTTAAAGAAATAGGAAGCCATTTATCTGGATTAAATGTTGCTGGATCAATAATTTGGCTAACATTAAAGCTATAAGGAGATTCATTGGTAACAACAAATTGCTCTAAGGCTACAGACATAGCATCAACCCTTTATATCCTCTTTATTTCCTTCCTCAACTACTACATTTGCCTCCTGGGTTTTATTAGGAATTTCCATAATACGAGCAAACAAAATCCGTTGTGGATTAACAACAATACCTTGAATATTAGTGCTACCTCTGACAACCGCATTAAGAATATTATCGATCTGATTATTTTCTAGTGCTGGTGCTTGAAACATTACATTGTATTCCTGTTGATTGTCAAAATGCAAAACTAAAGCATAGTTTTTTAACTCCATAGATCATCATCCTCCTCTTCTTCGTCTTCAAATTCTTCTTCATCATCCTCTATTTCTTCATCACTATCTTCTTCATAACCCTCATCATCAAAATCATCTACGTTTTTCTTCGCCTTTTTTTTGTTTTCCACATCCAAAATTTCACGAATTACAAACTGATAAAGATAATTGCCTTCCTGTGTTCTGAATGGACTATATTCGGCTATAACATGCAAGGGATCTCCGTCTTTCACTTTAGCTTTATATAGTTCTCTAGCTTCATCTTCAAAAGCCCTTACAAACACAAACTTATTACGATCTAACAAAAGACGACCAGAAAACATAGGGCCATTTTGCGACTTAGAATATTTTACATCAGTAACATTGCCTTGAAATTCGCATTGGTTAAGTGCTGAAACAGTTAAACGTACTTTTTTATAACTGTTTTTATCCTTAGAACTAGAAAAAGACTTACTGTAACCTTTCTTACTTGCCATTTTTTTAGATTTAAAAGCCAAAATAAACTCCTCCTTAGATAATTTTCTTTGCTTGTAAAATGCTCTGTACTAATTCAGTCTTTGAAAGTTCATCTGGATCTTTCCCTTCGGGCAACCTAACATTATAAATACTACACAGTCTACCTAAAATCCTAGCAACCTTTTTAACCCCATCTCTCCCTCCTTTATCGCCATCAAAACATACATAGACTTTATTTAAATATGGTAACAAATCTTGAACCTGTTGAATTGTTATTGAATTACCCATTGCCGCAACTACATTTTTAATATCTTTTTGCCATAAACCTATAACATCAAAAAACCCTTCAACCAAAATAACTGCTTTCGTTTTTTTAATGTAGGGTAATGCATGATTTGCATTATACAAAACAGAATTACGTGGAAACGAATATAAATGCTTATATTTACTGTACTGCTTAATTATTTTTTTATCATCAGTAGCCAATCTACCTGATAAACCCAAGAGTTTATTATCTATAGACCGTATTGGGATAATAATTCGCCCTGGAAAATTTTTAGTGTTTTTTTCAGATAAGCCCTGAGGAGCATATCTTAAATCGAAAAACTGGATAGTTTCTGGTGTTAGTCCACGATTTATCAAATAAGGATGAACAGTTATATTGTAGCAATTTATTATTGATTCGTCAAGAGCCAACAAATTATTTTTTGTCGATTTTTTATTGTACCGTTGTTTAACCCTAGTGGCAAATAAAATATTATCAAACTTATCTTGTATGGGCTTACTAAAGCCAAACTCAATCTCATCTAATTCAATTTTTACATCAGTGGCTTGTAATAATAGAGTAAAAACCTCTTTCTCAGTAGGAGGAGCACTATTTTGTTTTAACAAATAAAGATATACTAAATCATAAAGATTACGCCTATAACCTTCACCACAATTATTAGAAAAACAACTCCAGACCTTCTTATTTAAATCATAACTAAAAGCTAAAACATTATCACCGCCATGAATCACGCACTCAGACCTAATATTACTACCATAGACTTTAACGTGTTTGGCCCCTAACATATAAAGCAATTTTTCTACATCAATATATTCTTCAATATAGGCCAGTAGTTCTAAATAATGAACATTAGCCATAATCCCCATCCTTAATCAAATAGGGCATCTAAACTTAAATCAATATTTTTAATTTCAGTTAATCTCAATGAAGGTTCTATATTAAACCAGCCAATATAATTACATTGATGCCTGCAAGGGCCAGCTTCTATAACCAAAGTACCATTTTCACGGCCATGTTCTTCAATTTCTTCTTCAGTTTTACGTCTTTGGTAAAAAAGATAATCAGTAAACCAAAGGATACGGTCACTTTCAGCAATATATGTTTCATTGTAACTATCTTTACCTACAGCCTGTCTGTTAAGTTGGCAGGCTGTCAAAACTGGTATTCTTAATTCAGAAGCAAGATCTTTTAAAGTGCTAGTAATAACGCCTAATAATTGACGTTCCTGTAAATTAGTATTGCCGTTAGGCATTTTAATATAATCAAAAATTAACAGTTTAATACCTTCTTGTAAACAGTACCGCCGAGCATAAGATATAATTTGCTCTACAGAAAAATTAGGTATCAGTTTATGATAGATTTTTTTGCCTTGAAGATAATTCAAGGTGTCATTAAGACGTTGTATGTCTTCGTTGGTTAAAAGATTTTTTTGCCGTAAACGTTTTTCAGGAATATTAGCTGTCATTGCCAATAAACGGCGTTGTTGCGAACGAGAATCCATTTCTGTATCAAGATATAAAACAGGAATATTTTGTTTAACACCTATATTGGCGGCAAAATTTAAGAGAGTAGTAGATTTAAAACCCTTAGAACGAGCCGCTATCACATACAATTTACCATCTTCAAGACCGCCACCCAACTCTTTATCAAGAGCAGGAAAGAGAGTAGGAATAACTATATGTCTTGTTTCTTGTTCTAAAATAGTAGCCGCATCAGTTAAATTATAAACATCTTCAGTAAGAGTATTTTCTAACAACACTTCTCGTACTTTATTTTCTTGAGCCGCAAAAAAATCATTTATATTTTCGACATCCTCTATATCAAATAGATCCTCTTCTATATCCTTAATTGCCTGCAAAAGTTTACGCCGCATAGAACAAAACTTAACACGTTTAATATAATAATCAAGATTTTCTTGGGGAATATCTAAGATACTTAAAGCCTCTAGATATTCTTGACCCCCAATTTTACTTAAAAGGTTTTCCTGGATTAAAATATCTGACAGAACTTCTATATTAAACTTTTTTACCGTAGATTTTTCTAGAAAATATAACTTAATAATCCTGGCAATTATACGATTGCCGATATTATAAAAATCATCAGGAGTAATCTTAGCAAAAACTTCATACATTAAATCTTGATGATGTAATAATATAGACAAAATAGACCTTTCAGCCGCCACATCTGACAATTGACTAAGTTGTTCTGGCGCAATTTTAGCCATACTTAATTTTTACCTCCGAGTTTCAACAACGTCTCATGATACCTTTTTAAGGCATTTAATATTTCAATATAGCCTTCAGGGATATTTTCTAGACTTTTTCTTAATGCCATAACTTCATTAAGTTGTTTTTCAATTTCTTGGGCTTCTTGGGTATTAGCCGCCAACATCCGTTTTTCCTTTAAGGTTTTAGCCTGCTGTTTGGGAATAAGAGAAGCTAACACAGCCTCATATTTCTTCTGTAGTTGCTCCTCTTTAATTTTAATAAAATTACGTTGCTGGAATAGATAAGTAATATATTGAGCTAAAATGTAAATATACTTAGACATAGTAACAACATCAAGATCGTCTAAATCATCAATAGACATTGTAACAGTATCTTTAAATGTTTCGTCAAAAGAAAAAATATGGATACCTAGATTCTGTAATATCTCTATTGTCTTCTTTAGCGACACAACAATTAATCCTCCTTATTGATAATGCCAGCAATTTCTTTTATTTGGCTTTCTAATTCAGCGGCAAATTCTGGATCATCCTGTAGTTTTTTAATAGCATTTTCACGTCCATGAGCAAATTTTTGACCTTTGTAGGAATACCAGCCATTGTGTAAGCCAAGCAGTTCATAAAAAACCCCTAAATCAATTATTTCACCTGCACGATCTATGCCTTTTTGCCAGTAAGCATCATAAAACGCTTGCCCCAAAGAAGGCCCTTTTTTATTCTTCTTAACTACGGCATGTATCCTAGCCCCAATAACCTTTCCTTGGGCATTATAATAAAAAGGCTTACTCTGACGTGGCACAAAAACAGGTTTATCATTGATAGTATTTGTACTGCTAGCAAAGTTTAAAAATACCCTTGTCGATACCGAATGGAGTAAAGCATGGCCGCCTGGAGTTGTAACATCACTACTGCCGTAACCCATATTGATCTTTTCACGGATTTGATTCAATAACAACACAGTAGCACCAGAACGTGCCACCAAAGCAGTTAATTTTCTAGCTACCTGATTCATAACTCTAGCTAAAGAACCCACCTGGGCTTTTTCCACATTTTCTTGCTCATCTTCTTCATTCTCCGTTATCAAAGACGCTATTGAATCCACTACAACAAAACTAACTGCGCCACTTTCTAACCATTTGGTCAATGACCCAAATGCTTTTCTGGCACTGTTAGTACGGCTGATAAGCAACCGATCAAGATTTACGCCTAGCTGTTGGGCTAATTGAGGATTTAAAGACTGTTCGGCATCAATGTAAAGGGCAAATTTATCAGGAAAAAGTTTTTGCGCTTCTTTAATGGACATAAGGGCCAAAAAACTTTTGCCAACTGATTCTTGTCCATATAGCTCATTAAAACACCCAACAGGCCAACCGCCAATGCCTAGAGCAATATCCAAACTAAAAGAGCCAGTTGGGATAACACGTACTGTAGTTCCTTCTGGCTGTTTAGAAGCCAAAAAGAATTGTTCATCTTGTTCTAAAATCCTATTAACCTCTTTTAAAAGAACATCTAGCTCAGTATTCTTTTCGGGCATCAACTATCCTCTCCCATAATTGTTCTTTGGTTACTTTGCAAACCTCATGCTCCTTAATCCTTATCAAAGCTACATTGTTTTTTTCGGCCCACTCTTCTTTTAGGCGATCTCTTCTATACGCCTCATAATACTGCAAAAAACTATTATAAAAAAAATCGTTGTACTCATCATGTTGTCTGCCGTCAACTTCAATAGCAACATTCAAAAAAGGAATAAAAAAATCCAGATATAAATTTTGCCCTTTATATTTAATTAAATGTTCACAACGTATACGGGCATTAGGGAATAATTCTTTTAATAAGGAAAAAATATGAGCCTGCAAACCACTTCTCATTTTGGAAAAGGTATCACCTTGCAGGAAGATTGTACTATATTTTCTTCGTCTTCGCCTAATGCTTGTCTCTCATCTGTTATTTTTTGATCGCCTAAAATTATGTCATGTAAAACTTCATCAGGAACAGTAATAAAATATTGGAATACCTGGGGATTTAACTTAACATGCATAGTTTTATCATAATCTACCGCAAAAGTTAATAAGCCCATTGATTCCAGAGATACCATTATGTTTAGCATAAATTCTAGACTTTCATGGCTGTTATCTTCATAGCCTAAAATTTTGTCGGTCACAATATCTCTAATTTCCATATTAAGATATTGATCTGTTGTTATTGTAATTTCATTGCTTTTTTGTTGTAGTGTTTGAGATACTAAAAAACCCAACATATACAATTCAAAATTACCAATAAGATTAATTAAATCCTCAGAATAAAATCTCAAAATAATACCTCCCTAATCAATTATTTACTCTAAATATATAAGACGAACTACTAGGATTATAACTCATATATAAGTCTCTAACAGGATCTAAGTAAGCTAACTCAGGAATTTGTACTACACCACCATTCTTTTTAACAAGGTATTTAAAAAAACAAAGCAGATGTTGATAATCATCTTTTAAACGTCTTAATTCATCAATACGTTGCTCTAATTCATTATTATAACTCTCTAATTCTTCATTCTTCATAGCTATTTCTTTTACAACTCCCAAAGCTTTTTCTAAACAATCCACAAAAATACCTCCTTGAAATTAGTAGCGAAGCATTTAGCTTCGCTACTAATTATAGATTATGTCTACCAATTTGTCAAGCATTATTGGTTAATTATTATTGTCTTTTTGTTGATTGGAAGCGGGCGGTTTAATAGCCACGTCATTAATTTTGCCAGATGTAACGGCCACAAGAAAACCATTAAATAAACATAAAACATAAATACGCCAATCTAACGCATTGGCTCCTTGGGCAATTTGGGCCAAAAGTAAAATTACAGTGCCCACTAATACCGCATATAAATCAGTAGAAAACTTTTTTATGCTGTCAATATAGCTTTTTGTATATTGGACAATTAAATAGGTTAATAAAGAAGCGCCAGCTAAAGTAGATAGATATTGAAAAGTAAAAAGAGTATCAGGCATAGACATATATTTTCACCTCCTTTAAAATAAATCATTCGCCCTGTAATATACTTAAAATAATGTCTAATTTCGTGTCTATGTCATCTAATGTTAATTTCCCTTTGTTTTTTTTATCGGCAATTACAGCAAGTTTATTTTGATACTCTTGCTTTTTCTTTTCACGCTCAAGTCGCAACTGTTCCTCTTTCCGTCTAATTTCTTTAACCTCTTCAGGTATCTCCATTTTAGTCGCAATTTTAGCCACCAATGACCACCTCGGTTTCCAGGGTTTCATGACGTGAGGCCTCAATCTTAATTTTTACTATACTTGGATCAGGACAATCCAATTCTACTTCCAGCGTACCATCATCAACAAATATTTCTTGTGCTTGACCATTAATAGTAATTATTGTCGTTACTGGCATAAGAGAAGGTCGATCACTTAAATCCCATTGCTCAAATACAAGATTAACAAGACCCACTTTATACGGACCAGGTGTAACTAATACCCATTTACGTATAATTTCAGGTTCAAAATGATTAGTAATATAATTATAATAACCAAATTGTCCAGATAGAATATTATCAAAGTCTTCTACTGAAATTTCCCACACCTTTTGATTATTATTTTCTGGCTTTAAAGTCACACCTTTATTTGGTGTTTGAAGGGCATTGATAATCTTACCTGTTAATTTATCAACTAATACATAATTATACATATTCAATCACCTGCCATTCAACGGGGCCATCGCAATAAATCGTAGTAGAATTAACTAATCTTGCGGAGTAGACTTTTACGGTTAAATTGGTAGAACCATTGCCTAGGTATCCAAATCTACCGCTACTGACGGCGGTATCAAACGAGCCAGTGGCATTATAAAATTTTTTTACAAAAGGATTTGCACTGGCACCACTTTCTACAAACAAATCTCCCCGCACCGCCACATAACCTGCACTACTTTTAGATGCACTTAATACTATCGTCTTTTGAGGGTTAACAGCCATTATAGTTACATTCCCCGCCGCAGTGGTTGTACCAGACTGAACTTTTTTTACAGCAGAACTAATTGGTGGAAAAGTCTGCACCCCCATTCTAACCAACCTCCACTCCAGAAATAGTTACAGTAATAGCACTAGTAGTACCTTGTAAACCCGCAATAAAATCACCAGCAGTCATAACTTGAGCTAAATCAACTGTAACTACAGATTTGGCATATACGGTTATTCCAGGCACAATCATATTACCTACACCAGCACTCCCTCCCGAAGGAACAAGATGTATAGTAACAGTAGCATCAGAAGCAGTAGTATTGGCAAGACATATTTGTTTTACAATCCATGTCTTACCAGAAGGAACAGTAGCTAAGGTAGTAGCAGAAGTTCCTGGTTGACCAATATAAAAACGTTTTGGAGTATAAGCCATAACAATTAACTCCTTTCGATAAATAATTATAATTCAGAAAAACGCTTTTGTCAAGTGTAATTTTGTTAAAATTGTGTTAAATTTTTATTACACTTCCATCCACATCTGACAAAGAAAATCATCAGCATGAAGAGTATCTAAGGTATCCGAATCAGGCCAAGTACCAGAACCAGTTATAGTTATTTTTTTATTAACCGTATCAGCAGAAATAGAAATATTAGAACCTGCAATAAGATCTATATTACCACCTGCGTTTGTAATAGAATTAATACTTACTAAAGCTCCTACTTGGGCGGCAGTAGTATTGTGAGGGTTAGAGGTATTAAGTCTATGATCTTCCCATTGTTTCGCCATTTGATCAGAAATATGTTTATCTTTGGTTGTATCAGTAGAAGCAGGATTAGCTCCTAAAACGCTTACTAATTGGGCGTGAGTTGTGCTGTGGGGATTACCAACAGTAATAGAATGACTATAAGCAGAAGCTCCTCTATCACCTCTATAGGCAGTAGTAGAAGTTTCACCTAATTGGAGGTGCGGCGAATTTTTATGATCCTCCCATCCTTTAGCTAAAGCATTAGAAATATGTTTATCTAAAACTGTATCAGTAGAGGTTACATCGACAGTAGGTATATTTAACAATTGATTATGTTGAGTAGAATGAGGATTACCAGTAGAATTTTTATGATCTTCCCAACCTTTAGCAAGGGCATTAGAAAGATGTTTATCTTTTGTAGTATCAGTAGAAGTAGGATCGACTTGTTTAACAATATGAGTATCTAATGTAGCACCGTCTATCGAAATATCGCGGCCATCAACAGTACCAGTAATAGTAATATTACCTGTTATTGATACATCATCATTAATAGTAACGGGCTGTGAAGTTTGGTCATTATAAATATTTCCACGCACAATTATATCTTGCTGAACAGTATTACCTACAACCTGAGAACCTAGAACTACTAAATCTTTAAAAACTACCACATTTAAATTATCATCTATTTTTAGACCGCCAGCATCTATAATATTAGTTATATCGGTACTTTCAATACAAATATTAGCTTTAGGGTTAACTTTGATTTCAGCTAGTTTAATAGCTCCAGTAGGAGTGGTAGGAACTTGAGGATTACTATCGGCTGGTGTTCCACTAATTACTTGTAAGGCACCAGAAGAATTAATAACAATAATATCTATTCGCTGTTGGCCGTGAAAGTAATCAATCTTAACGTTTGTAGCGGCAGTTAAAACAGTATCTACCGTACCGTTCACTGGATCAACCGATTCAACTGTTACTACAGTATTATCACTAGCATTTCTAACAGTAATAGCACTTATAGTCGCATAATTACCACTAGAATCGGTAATTGGTTTTAAATCTGTAGTAAATACACCGCTAGTATCAGTAGTATGAGGCTCACTAGAATGTTGCACTACAGAAGGATTAGGTATAGTTAAAACCGTTTCTGTAGAAAATTGTACTCTTTGCCCCGAAGGTAAATAAGCTACTCCTGGTAATACTTTAACTGTCATATTAGGGGTAGTTTGGGCACTAACAGATAAACCCGTCCTGATTCCATAGCCGATATTATCTTTGACCACATTTTTTATGCTTGCATCTAAATAATTCAGATTGTCATTAACAGCTTGGCTTATTAAAGGGGATTGATAAGGTAAAAGACTAAGAGGCATTAAAATATTCCCCCTCTCATTATATTATTATGAGGTCATTTTCCTTTAATCCCGCCAACTAAAATAAACTCATCCATATTTGACAAAGTATATCGTCTAAATGAAAAGTATCTAAACTATCAGCGTCCATGCCACTACCCGAACCCTGATTGCCTGCGTGCCAAATAATATAACCAGCTACCGTACTACCGCCACGTAAATCGGCCATTACAAACCCCTCCTTTAAATTTAAAATACAAAACATTCTTTTACATTATTTTGCACATAAAGTTTATTGCTCTGTATCCGCATAAAACATCTATATAAAGCACTTAATTCATCATTAGACAAAGCCTTTTTTACAACAATTAAATCTCTAAAATAAGTATTGCAAACATTGCTATTATCCCAACCGCCAAGTTTTAAATCATACCCATATTGAGTTACAAAATAATTAGAAGCTATAGTCCCCCATGTTTCACTGTAAGTAATAACACCTGTAGAAATCCAAAACTTCCAAGTTACAGTAGTTCCGTTTTTAACTATGCTTACCATTTGCCATTTATTAAAATAATCTGATGGAGAAAATGTTGATAATACCATACCAGAAACTCTAAATCTATCATAACCGCTATCCTTACCCCACCATCTATAACCCCCACCAACACTATTAGAGTTACAGCCAATACTTTCAATATTATACCCCGTTAATGTATTGCCAGTATGAGTTCCAACTGGTTTTTTCCAGTAAATAATTGACCAATCTCCGTTCCAATCTAACCCTACAGAACTATATAGATTAAATTCTAGGTCTGAAATACCTCTTGTGCCGCTAACAAAAGGTGTAATAAAATTGCGTTGCTCTACTTGCACATTGTCTACCCATAAAATACCCTCATCACCATAATGACCATACACATAAATTAAACAACTTGCACTTAAATCCCAATTATCTGTAATAGTATAAGTAAAACCAACTTTTTCCCAAATATTAGTTCTAGATACATATAATGTCTGTATACAAGTCTCAAAACTATAACTGCCTGTATCTAAACATTTATGGTAGATACCTACACGTGCCCCTTTATTTAAAACACTACTTTTCTGATACCATGATATAGTAATTGTTGTCCCTACAGACCACCCTAAACTAGAAGGTGTACCTAAAGTTTGAGCAATACCTAACCATCTATGAGTTAAGCCAAACTGAGAATTTAAATCAATAAATTTCATACAAGGGTCATTAGCACCATCAATACCCTCAAATACCCATTTAGCATGATACCCAACATCAGGAGAAGGAACGCCGCTATTATACCCTGTACTCCAATTATTAATAACAATAGCGTCATTATGGAGAGAAGTATTCCACCCTGGTTTATAAGTACCTGGAGGAAGATAAGTAAGATTTACAGACTTACCATCGGGATTCGATACCTGATTAGCTACACTGGTTCCAAGCCATACTGCATTATTCTCATAAACTACATTAGACTCCGAAACAGGTTTTATAAACTTATATTCATCTCTAGTATCATTACCTAACGGAAAATAAAATATATCTTCAGATATTCCGATAGGTCTTTCTAAATAACTTTGAACAATTAAATTCCCAACTGTCGTAAAAGAATGCTGTGATCTACATAATTTACTTATTTCTTCATCAGACAAATACTTATTGTAAATAATCAGGTTTTTAAATCTCATATTAGCCCACAATCCAGATGTACCCCATGAACCAATATAAAAATATTCAGGAGCTAAGTCTGGAAAATATGTTGGAGTCTGTTCAACAGTTATATTTCCATTCAAACATTCTTTTAATTTCCCATTCACTTTATCCCAAGTAACTATATAACGATTCCATCCCTTAGTTAATAAACTTAAATCAAAACCATTAGAAACCCAAGTTGAAGGAGTATTATTAGCTAATCTACAACATAATTTATTGGCATTTCCATATATGGCTATATTAATTTTATTGTACTCATATCCTGCCGAAGTATAAGAATGAGTTATCATCATCCAAGGATTACTTGGGTTAGAATACTTTACCCCTTCCCAATAAAAATCAACCACTATTGCACCATTATTAATATTTAATAGAGTAGAGGGTAAAGCAAAAAGCGCATTACTTCTACTGCCATTAACATACGAAGTAGGATACATTTTATCTTCTATTTGCACAGCTAATATATCGGCCTTAGTAGGGCCATTAGCATATAAATGTCTGCCAGAACTTGTAGCAGGAAAAGTCCTTGCTACGTAAACCCATTTTCCAGGTTCTATTACATCATATTTCGGATCTGTTTTTTTACTTACATCAGTAGTAATATATAACCTACTAGTTGTATTTAAATCTCCCCATTGTATCTCACCATAAAATAATCTAATCCAAACCCCGTAAACAATATTACCAGTAGTAGGACCAATATTACCTGATATCCAACCACCCCAACCACTACTATAAGTTTCAATTCTTTGACATTTTGTCAAACCTGGAACTGGCGAATAACTTGCTGGAATAATTTCTGTTTTCCAATTACCAGCCCCAAACCTAGAATCAAAATTATTAGTAAAACCGCATACATTACCAGTATAACCAATTTCATAGGATTCCATGTTGGAAATAGTTATATAATTTGATGTACCCGATTCAATAGCTATACTATCATTAAACCAACTGACATTAGAATATGTTATGCCTCCAGAACTTCTTTCTAAAGCATATAAAAATGCCTTTTCTATAAAAGGTTGAACAGTTAACCCTTCTTGATCAAAATAAAATATAGCCCCACTTTGTGGAGATTCATAAATATATCCTGTTATCTCATTTGTATCTGCTCTTCTATAATAAGGATAAGCCCCATTTTGCAATTCAGTTATTCCACCATATAAATCGCCACTGCCACAAGTATAAACATAACTCTCAACTTTTATAGGAATATCAGATTCTATATAAATATCATGCGTAGTATGAGCTGTTGTATTATACGACTTTACAAACACATTAGTTCTTGTATCATTACCCATAGCAACACATGATATGCCAGCGTCAACAAATTCTTTAAGTTTGTTTATTATAACAGAAGAAATATCCCAAACATACCTATCAACAACAATTAAATCGTATTGTTTAGCAATGTCTACTGAAATACTCAATATATCATCAGTATGTGTTAATATAGCATTAGTATTAAAATAATCATACCAAGGATGTCGAGATGTACCTCCATGATAACCAAGAACCTTTGCGCCAGTAATAGAAACCTTTTTTTTATTTAACGTACCATCAAAAGGAAAATAGGCTATCAACCCATCCGTCACGGCTGGTAGTCTTTCATTTACCTCTCCCGCAATTAGTAAGTCCCCATTTTTATTTAATCTTCCAATTACACCCATATCTACCCCTCCTTTTTAACTAGCATAATAAACAAAATCTAAACTATCATTGGCCTCATTATATTCAATAACAAATTTGGCCGTAGAAGTAGTAGATTGTACTCTATATTCAGAAGCGCTTAATATCTGCTCGCTTTCAGGATCAAGAGAAGTCCCGCCACTACCTGAACTTAAAATAATCCATTGTGTCCCATCATCTCTATAAATTGTCTTAGTATCGGTAGCAATATATAATCTTCCAGCAATACCAGCAGTAGGTTTATTAGCATCTAGACCAGCCTGAATAGAAGGAGTATTGCCAGCATTTCGTACTGCATCTGTAATTCCATAACCAGAAAGAGTAGTAGGTTTACCAGTAGTAATTTTAGACCAATCTAAATTAGGAATATCAGAAGCAGATAAAGTAGTTCCACTGGTTACTCTACCTTTAGCATCAACAGTTACTTTTGTATATGTGCCAGCAGTTACACCAGAATTAGGTAAAGTAGTTGAAATAGTAATATCAGAAGAACCGTCAAAAGAAGCCGAACCACTAATATCTCCAGATAAAGTTATTGTTCTGGCTGTTTGTAATTTAGAGGCTGTAGTGGCATTGCCATTTAAGACACCATTAAAAGTATTAGCAGTAATATTGCCAGAAGTATCACGTTGAACTATAGTATTAGCCGTAGCAGAAGTAGATGGTTGCATACCATCTAATAGATCTGCATCTAAACCAGAGCCAGAGCCGTCATTACCAGCATTCCAACATACATACTGACCTTCATTAGCATACACTTCACCATCTAAGACTAAATGCATCTTGCCCGAAGAAGAAGCTAACGATATATAACAATCACCATCAGCCGCATGTCTACCACCCACTAATTTCCAAGAAGTCTTAGGATTCCATAAACCTGTTCCATCTCCCCAACGCCAACCAGCTATACTAGAAGGTAAAGAAACATTGGTATAACCATTTATCACAAGATTACCATTTATTGTATCTCCAGACTTTAAAACAAAATCCGAAGCATGTTTGCCATCTAACAAATCAGCATTTAAGTTTGTATTTACGGTGCCATTAGATAAAGGTATCTGACCAGAAGCATTGCCAGCATGATAGCCATCTAATAGATCCGCATCTAAACCAGAACTAGCACCATCGTTGCCTGCGTGCCAAACTTTATAATTTCCTTCATTAACATATATTTCCCCATCTACATAAACATTAGTTTTACCACTGCCTATACTGTGTATCATTAATCTTGCATCACCAGATACGTTATTGGCAGAGATTTCTCCTAAAACATTTGCCTCTCCATTATTTCTAGACCAGCCAGTAAAACCTAAAATTATTTGTGCATTTGAAACTTTTTGGACAAAATCGGTAGCATGTTTACCATCAACAGTATCAGCATCTTTACCAGTAAGCACATTAGGTATATTTGTTAATGGTACTAAGCCATTAGTATCAAGCAGTAGAATATTATTTGCACCATTACCGACATGACAATCATCAACCATATCTACATTAAGATTTGTTACTTTTGTTGTGCTATTAATTGTAAATGGGGCCGTTCCAGTAGTTACTCCAGATCTAAATTGGACTGGTGTATAAAGATAGTTCCGTCTAACCTCAAGTGTATCTATACTAGTACCTGATCTAAATACAGTATAATCTACATCGCCATTATCTGCATTATAAATAACCAATCTAGTAGATTCTGAATTCCCATATTCTTCAACAAATATTTTATGGGCATCAGTTAATCCAGACCAAATTAATCCCTTAGTAGCGGCATTTTTTGTTGTTATACTAAAGGTTAAATCACCAGTTAAAGTTCCACCACTTAATTTCAAGTAAGTAGAATCATGATTATGACTAGCAGGAGCAAAATAACTAGCATGTTGACCATCTAAAAGATCTGCATCCAGCCCCGAACCACTACCATCTGTCGCAGAAGTCCAAATAATAGCTTCTGAACCTGCTAAACCTGCTTTCCAAACATCATTACCTTCATCCCAAATTAAAGATGCATTAGTTAAAGTTCCCCGTTCAATTTCAAGTCCACCATTCTGAGTAGGACTACTACCAGTATAAGAACTATTTAAAGTAATAATATTATCGCCCACTTGGAGATTTTGAGATTCAATTACAGTAGTAGTCCCTTTGACGGTCAAATTTCTCACAATTAAATCCCCATAGTCGCTGTTACTGGCATTTCTTATTTGGACTAAATCGGTAGCACCACTTTCAATATAAGCTTTTCCGCTAAGATTAATACTATTATTAATATTAATACCGCCAACACTAATAACAGAAGTAGTGTTTGTTCCGTGCGCCGCAAGATCATCGTTTAATCTATGTTCTTCCCATTGTTTAGCCATTAAGTTAGAAATGTGTTTATCTCTAATAGTATTGGTATCTGCCTCATTAACCTCTAATGGCTGAGTTTGATTATGGTAAACATGATGAGGATTATTAAAATCATTCTTGTGGGCCTCTATATCATTTTGTATAATAGTTGGCTCATCAACATAACACTGAAGCAGTAAACTATTAACTAAAACATTGTTATTATTATCAGGCGTGTATAATTCAACTTTCATTTTAAGATAACGAGCAGTAATAACAGTACCAGAAAATTCAACATAATCAGTCCACGTAATATTATCTTCAGAATATTTCAGATAAAATTTAGCATAACCGCCAGAAGGGGCCGTATATGACAACTTTGGTAAACATAAAATAGTATTCAAGGCTCCCATATCTAATACATTACTTTCCCAAAAACCAGAAGTCACTACAGGCTTATCCCAATAATAACCACTGTCCCAATTAATATTTGTATCCCAATGATAAACTGTATCTAGCATCAAAATATCATTGGAAGCATAAGTGCCATTAAAAGTGCCTTGGTTATAATTATCAGTTGTACCTAGCCACTCAAAAACCTTTACTTTTAAACGACTTTCTACATATCGTAGTGCTTGGACTAAATCGCCATAAAGCCTGCTTTCAAATTTATCGGCAGTAATTGTATTAGCCTCAATTAAGTCACCTTTAATTTTACCCGAAGTAATAATATCAGCAGAAAGACCAGCAGTAGAAATATGTTCTGTAGTAATAGAATGAGCTACTATATCGCCAGCCCCAACCTGAGCAGGACTTCCAGCATCCACTACAGGCGACCAACCAGAAACATTACCCGAAGTATCAACGGCCCTGTAACGATAACGGTATCTAATATTGTAATCTACATCTTTATCTATAAGAGAAGTGCCTTTGATTTTCGCAATAGTAGTCCATTCGTCCCAATTTAAAGAAGAAGAACGTTGTATTTCATAATAACTTAAATCGTAACATGGAGTACTATCTTGGTTTTGTACTACTTCCTGCCAAGTTAACATAAAAAGTTTAAAACCAGTTGTAACTTCAGGGGGAGTAGAAGGAGTAGCAGGAGCTACAGTATCGCTTGCCGTAATAACCGATCTAGGATAAGTGGTAAAATTAGTATTACTAGGCAATTTAGTAGAACATTCATTGCCCTGTATGTCAAAAGAAGAAACCATAACCCTATAAAGGGTATTGGGTTTAATACCCCTAATATGATACTCATTAGTTTTACCTACAATTGCTACAGGATAAAAATTACCTGAATTGTTCTCTTCAAGATATATTTTATACCCTTCAAGATCACTGTCGGTTACTTCGTTCCACTTAACAACAATCGTTACTATTTGTGTCTCTGGTGTCTGTTCTAAAATAGAAGTAACCCCTTCTTCACGCCAAGTAGGAATAGCAGGAGGAGTAGTATCAAATTTGCTAGGCGGCAAAGTTTTATCAAGTAAAATATCTCCATAAAAACCTTCAGCAGTCAATGCAGTTTTAAAAGTTTGACCACCATCAGTAGTAATTTTTAACTGGCCTGAAGTTATAATTAACTTATTATCTGGATTATTAGGCTCAATAAAAGTTAAACCATCACCAGTAAATAAAGCTGTATATTCCATACCGCCAGCTTTAGCTTTAATTCCTTCAGCATCAATAACTATATCATCAGTAGGGCCAATTCTAATACTACCCTGGTTATCCAGTTTCATGCCAGCAGGACTATGCACAACAAAACCTAAATCGGTATTAAATCTAGCAATTACATTATTATTAGCATCTATTAAATTAATACCATCGTGCTGTATATCAATTCTGGCCCCTTGGCCAGAAGCATTAGTCGAAATAGTAACCTTAGAGGTGTCAATAGTACCACTAAGAATCTTAGAAGCATCCAAATAACCTATTTTAGCTTGATCAATTACTGCTCCTGAAGTAGATAAATTAATAGCCTCTATAACATTAGTCTTCATCCTATCAGCAGAAATGTCGCCAGAAACCATCTTAGAAGCATCTATACTAGCTATTTTAGCATTAGTAATAGTAGCATCGGTAATTTTTGCGCCGTCAATAGTGGCACTACTAGTAGACAAATTAATAGCATCAATTACATTAGCTTTCATTCTATCAGTAGAAATACTACCTGATACTATCTTAGAGGCATCTAAATCCTCAATTTTCGCCTGTGAAATCCTAGCTGTTACCGCCGTCTGATTTATAGCATCTATAACATTAGCCTTTAAACGTTCAACATCAATATCGCCTGAAGTAATTTTAGAAGCATCTAAATTGCCAATTTTGGCTTGATCGATTGTGGCTGAAGAAGTAGAAAGATTTATAGCATCTATAACATTAGTAGTCATTACATTGGCTCTTAAATCACCAGTAACAATCTTATCAGCAGTTAATGAAATAATTTGAGCATCATCTATAGAAGCCTCTTTAATTTTAGCGCCATCAATCTTGGCATCCCCAGTTGATAAATTAATAGCCGAAATAATATTAGCAGTTAAACGTTCTGTAGAAATATCGCCGCTAGTAATTTTAGAGGCATCAAGATTAAGTATCTTAGCATCAGTTACAGTCAAATCCTTAATTTTAGCAGCATCTATAGCCGCATCAGCAATTTTGGCATTAGTTACAGCTAAATCTTGAATTTGAGCCGTTCCAATAGCCGCATTAGCAATTACACCAGATTCAGCAGTGATTGTCCCTGCTTGTAATTTACTAGCTGTAATTGTACCATTTTCAATATGCAAATTATTAATAATATTAGGAGCAATACTATTTGGACTAGATATTATTGTAGAATAATTTAGATCAATAGGAGTGGAAGTGTTGCTTCCAATAACAACAGGCGTATTGCCTTCCCAAGAAATTAAAACATTATCACCAATTTTAGGCACATAAGTACCCTTAATAGGCACTCTTTGGATGCTAATAGGATTACCATAAAAATCTACACCATTACCTAAGACAATATCAACTGTATTATCATTATATATAGCAATAATTTTCCCATTATCATAAGTTATATTTTTAGTTTGTGTTTCATATTTTAAATAAGTAGGCAACTTTATCCCCCCTAACCTACACTAAAATTAGGTACAGTAATAGTTACTGTATCAGAATAAGGAGATTTTTTATTCCATTTATTTATAGCCGAAATCCTATAATAAAACGTCCCTGGCCCACTACCATAGTCAATAAACCAATTAACATTAGTATCAACTCCTGACAATTTAGCAGGCACAAAAGCTATAAAGACATAATTTGCATTATCAGTAGAACGATATATATTAAAACCTGTAAGGCCCTCTATTGGGCTTCCATCGGTATTGGTAGTAGGTATAGACCAAGTTAATCTTGGATAATAAAACGTTCTCTGAGGATCGTTCCATCCACAACCTGGATATTGTTTAATAGTACGAGATACAATTTCAGTAGTTAAATTTGTAGGAGCAGAAGGAGTAAAGCTAACAGTTTCCCATAGATTTTTAAATAACTGCGTCTGTATTACTGTTTGTTTACTTGTTTCGTTCAAGGTATGGGTAATGCCTATTACTTTATATAATTGCTCGTCACTACTTAAACTAACTCTATTACTATTAATACCAATAATATCACCTAATTGAATAAAAGGATAAAAAGGTAAAGTTATAACATCTTTGCTTCTTAGTGAATGTAAATCCTCAAGAATAGCATTAGCTAAATTTTGGGCAGACTGATGATCATATATATAAGACGTAAGACTACGATCTACCTCCATAAATCTGCGTCCAAATTCCCTTATAGAATCTTCATCTTTAACCTCAACCTGTATTATGCCTGAAGGTTGTTCTGCTTTAACTAATATATCATTTCTTATGTCTGCATCTGATAAATTTAGAGTTTCCATTACAATATAATCTTCATTAAAAATATCATCAGCCACACTTTGTTTTTTTCTGCTAAATAGCCTCAATACACCACTTTCATCAAACATCAAATACCAACCCATTAAATCTGACAATTGTTGTAACCCTTCCCACAAATTAATATTCTTTAACTGATAGTGTTGAATCATATAAAAAGTAGGCTCATAAACAAAATCTATATCTCCCAAAACAGAATAAATAGCTGATTGGGGCAAATAAGTTTTTATTAAATCACTTATAATATCCTCTACTAATTTATAATCATAGGACTTAGATAAGGAAACATAGACATCCTGTAAACACTTAGAAAAATCACGACATCCTACTAGAATCAAACCATTATTGGCATCTTCCTCAATATCATCGCCAGTGATGCCAGTAAAAATCTGTACCATACCATCTGGAGAAGCAGATATTAATACTCTATAATTAAGAGTAATACTATTTACAATAGGACTATATAAAGTATCAGTTGTACTTAATTTTATCTTGACTTTTAAATACCTTGCCACAGGAACTTGTTGTAAATCCTGATACCAAGCTGACCAATTTATATTATCAATACTACTACTGAACTCAAAACTAACACTGCTACCAGAATAAATACCAGAAAGAGAAATATATTCACTTACATTAGGGCCACAATCAAAACGCACAACAGCATAACCCTCATTTTTATAAATAATATCTCTAACATATAATCTAAACGCAAGACTTTTATCTAACTGTTGGTGTTGCTGTGTGACAACTTCATTTTCAAATTCATAATAACGTTTATAGCCTGGGGCGTTATCATTAATACCTATTCTATCAAGATTAAGATACTTATCTCTTTTAGTAATTTGAGCAGTAGTAAACAAATAAAATATATAATCTGTATTAGGTTCTAAGTATGCATCGTTAAACTTAAAATCAATCCAACCATCAACACGATTAGTAATAATATTAGAACTGATACTACCTCCGATACTAAACGGTGGAGGCCCTGGATTATCATGACTATTCCAATAAGTTCCATCCCAAGACCACTTTTTCAAATAACATTGTAAAGAGCCTTGCCCATAATATAATTTTGAACTGGCCGCTAAAATCATAACAGAAAATCTTGAAATCTTTTTTTTAACAGTACCATTTAAACGCAAAATTTGACCCCACTGATATTCGTCATAACCACTAGTATAATAACGTTTGCCCCAATCGTTATAAGAAGTAATAGTTTCCTGAGATTGTAACAAATATTCTTGCCCCAAAGTATAAGATAACATAATGCCATCTTGGATAGGCTCAGTATTATAAAATTCTGCTTCTGAAAAATTATTAATAGTGGCTGATTTATCTATATAAACACTAGCACCATTTTCTGTACTAGTCTCTCCTAAACCCGCATAAACCTTTACAATATGATTTGGATATAATAAAGGATCATAAGCCCCTCTACATAAATTATAATTACTATCTTTATTATTAATACTTAATTGAAAATCGCTATTGTCTATAGTAAGTTTACAAGTTGCATTAGCACTATCAAGATCACGAGTAATTTCTATATCTTTAACTCTATCGGTTATATCTATTTCCGTAGGCTCCGTATTTCTCATTATTGTAACCTTATAAATCAGGTTCCTAACATCACTATTTTTAAATGCCTGCTTAAAACTATCAGGAGCATCAATCATATCTACACCTCCTCCTAAACAATCTTCCCCTTCAAACTAATTACATAATAAGGCTTATTGTGTTCTTGACGTTTATGTTCTATACTATACGACTTAACATAAAAACCAAAAGACTTGCCTAAATCATCAGTTATAATTAAGATATCCTTACTAGCTAGACTATTTTCCAATTCATACAAGAACTGATTGACTTGATTCCAATAAAATTTATATAGGTAACCATCCACTAACACATAAAAATACTTATTAAAACTATCAAAACTTAAATCCTTAAAATTATCAAGAGTAGATATTTCAAATGTATTAACTATAATAGCTCTATCTAAATCAACCTGATATATTTCTTTCTTAAATTTATCAATGAAAAAAGCATAATAATCATCTATTTTTAATGCCTTATATGGGCTTAAATTGTTATTGATATTGGTGGCAAAATCATCTGTCGTAAAAACTGAAGTAATGGTATTACTAGCTAAATCTATTGTGTACACTCTACCACGCACATCAAAAGTATAGAACTTATTATTAATAGTATTAATACCTAATCCTTCTAAAAAATCATAAAGAGTAATATCAATTAAAGTCAAACTATTAGTACCCAAAATATTTAAATCCCAGTCGCATTCATATATAATAAAATTACTGCCAGTGACTAAGCCCATAATATAAACTCTACTGGTATTAAGATTATGTGTCATACCTACAATATAATCAACATTATTAAAAGCAACAGATTTAATAAAGTTAAATTTGTAATCATAAACATCAACAATATTTCCTTGGGAAAAATAGTATTTCATCACAATAGAAACATAAGTAAAATGATTATATGCACGATTAACATTATATGATGAAACTATACTTATCGCTTTATCATCCCATAGCACTAAATTAAAATTACGTTCTTCTTTAGCGTACAAATAATTAGTATATAATTTACCAGACAAAGATATATTTTGTAATTTATTAAATGAGATAGTAGAACTATCTTCAGTAGGATTATATAATACATTAATACCATTAATATTCCATTTTAACCATTCCATAAAACACCTTCTTTCTACATTATCGTGAAACCTGTCAAATTAACCTCGTATGCCTTAAATAAATTAGATAGTCTTTTAATCTCCATATTGTCTATATTAAACTTGATTGTTCTATTATAATTGTCAACCAAATTAACACTACCATAAGACAAAGCTTTCTTTAAAAGAAATAGATCACATTCAACTAAATTCAGATAAATTTTCCATAGATATTTGGAAGTATCATAAAAATAAACATTATTTTTATCAATAAACCCTAAAAATATTCCTTTATTTTGATCATTGAAAACAAAAGTATCAACCAAATATAGTTTTTGTACATCAAAAACATACCATGTAGACTTATTAACAAAGAAATTTGTTACTAAAAAAAATCCTTGTTGTTGATAGGTAATACACTGATAACCACCTACAACAAAAGGTAATCGTCCCACTAAAGAAGAAGTAGCTTGGATAACATCATATAAAACTATATTATTACTACCATCAATAATATAGATTTTATCGCCGACCGCAGTAAAACATTGAACACTATTTATAAATGATAACGTTCTAGTTTCTACTAATGCCAAATTATTTTTATTAAATATATAAAGAATAATAGAGTTAGGGGCAGTTAAAATATAAAAATAATCTGCCCCTACTCCGATACCTACACAACCCGTCAAATCAACAGTAAGAGTTAGTTGATTTAATAATACAAAATTGTAATTAAAGACTTGTAATAATTTATTATTAATAGTTAACATAAAAATATTATTGGTATCCATACCTATAAAATCAACAGAAAGGGGAGTAGAAGAAAGAGTTTTAGGCATAGGTTGCCAAATAATAGAAGACAAATTAAGATTTTTTTTATAATAACTTGGCTGAAAAATTTGTCGACCTGATAAAGTTATCACATCTGCTCCAACATATTCCACTTCATCTTGTCGTTTATTAGGCGCAATAGTAAATATATAATCACCCAACTTATACATTACCTACTCCCCTCCCTAATAAGAATAACTAACACCAGTTCGTCTTAGTCTTGCTAAACGATTATCTCGATTTTGCTGACGTAAAGCATTTTGTATGCCTTCGTTAACAGAAGACTTAATTAAATTAAGCATATTATCATCTATATTTGTATTGCCATTAATATTAACCTCGACTTGGAAACTATAACTATTAGCAGTAGAAATACTAGGAGTATTATTTAGTAATAATTTATCAGCGTTATCTAAGAAACTAATAAATGAACTAGTTAAATTAGGTGGTAATACCATTTCATCACGGCGTAAAATAGCTAATTGTTCATTATTTACAATACCCCCACTATGATATTTTACTGGTGTAACAGCAATAGAAGTACCTTTAACATAATAAGTTCCCATAAAATATTCTACTTGGTCAGCAGAATATAATTTACCAGTAGCATCTTTATATTTAATTCCAGTAGAAGAAGTTGTTGTAGTAGTTGAACCTGTTATAATGGAGCTTGTTACAGTCTTAGTAGAAGTATTAGTTAAATTTTTTATATTACTATTAATATTACTTAATATATCTACTTGTTGACTAATTTTACCATTAATAGTGCCAAGCAAAGAATAGGTATTGCCTAAAATATTGTTTTGCGTATTATTAACATTATTAAGTTGTCCTACAGACTGATTTAAAGAATTAATATTGTTGGCAATTTTATTGGTCGCAGAATTTTGATCTATAAGTTGTCTGATTACAATTTCTTGACTATCATTTAGATAGTCTACTTGATAACCTAACGCCTCAGCTACTTCACGAACAGATACATAACTTTTACCTTCAGGAGTAACTTCTTTAGGAGTAAAAACTTTGCCACCAATAATAACTTGTCCTGTAGTTTCATTCCACTCAACAGAAGTATTCAATAGTCTTGCTAATTCCCTAGACCACATATATGCCCGACCATTTTCTAATTTATAATCTCCAGGCTCTATTCTGGCTGTCTCAATATATCCAGGCCATTGTTCAGGCTGAACATTAAAAATAGCTAATAATTGCTCAAAAAATGAAGAAATCTTATTTAAAGCATTAACTTCCTCATTACCAGTAGTCAATAATTCATCAGAAATATTAGCTACTCGCTCCAAAGTTTCTTGAAGAAGATTAGTATTTATTTCTGGTACAGTTTTAGAAGGTTCTACTCCCAAATCGGGCATTATAGGCAAATTAGGTAATTCAGAAGGGGTTCCAGGCGTAATAAGTCCTGGTATATCCTCCATACCCTTACCTTTAATATACTCATAAACATACGGCTCAATCTTAAAACCACTAGGCGCATTAAAAACCTGATCTTTTAGGGTTTCAAAAATACCACCCAAAGCCTGTTTAAAAACAGGAAAATATGAAGATAAAGTGCTAACAATGGTATTTAAATTATTGCGGATAGTATCAATATCAATATTAGATTGACCAGTAAATATAGAATTAATAACACCAACAACATTTTGCTCTAACATTTGTCTGATATTGGTTGCATTAAATAAGGTCTGAGTAAATATATCAGAAACAGTAGTAGCTAAAGTTTCTTTAATTGCAGTTACAAAATCGCCTTGGGGATTTATTGAAGTTCCCTGTAAAGCTTCAGCTAAGGCTCTGCTAAACCCACTTTGAATACCACCAAAAATACTATCATATGATTTTAAACCTAAATCTCTTAATTCATAAGTTTTGTCACGTAATTCTTCTAATTTATCAACATATTCTTGAAGATCAATAATACCTAGTCTAAAAGCTTCTGCTAAAGCATCGGTGCGCTCACGTAAAATATCACGCCATTCTTTCTCTAAACTAACTACTTCACGTAATAAAGCATAATATTCATCAATATCGCCGCTAAAATCACGAGCAGTATTAAAAGTTTGCGCCCTTAAATTTTGCAAAAGGCTAATATTATACCGATCTACTTTACCACTTGTAGCAATAAATTCATTAAGGCCCTTACCAGTTAGTTCAAAATACTTTCTAGTATCTTCGACACGCTGACTCATTAAATCGTGTTCTTTCTGATATAAGTTGACCAGATCAGAAAGAACAGCATAATAAGACATAGATAGGGGAGTTAAGTTTTTAAAAACGTCTTCTACTTGGCTAATCTGCGTATAAAGCTTATTTAAGTTAATATTAGCCAAAGTCGTCTTAATTTCGGCTAATTTAGGATAAACATTAACTAGTCCTGCAAGATTATCAAAAACACTTTGCAGTTGTTCCGCTACTTTAGACAGAGTAGTAGCCTGCTGGTAATTTTCCGTTACCAAATTTAAATTCTTATAGAATTCAGGTGTATCTACTGCACTATTAATTAAATTAATCACACTTTGTTTTACGATACTGGCATCTAAACCAGGATTATTTCTTAAATCTTCTACAACAGGCAAAGTTTTCTGTAAAAGATTAAACAATTGTGGCCGTAAAGCCAAAGGAGCAGTTTGTATCGCTTCTACAAGTGTTTGAATTATGCTATCACCTAAACCCCTTACACCCAAAACTGTTAAACCACTAGTCAATAAATTAATATTAAATTCGTTTATAGTTTTGTCAAAAGATTCTTTTAAGAACGCACTTAACCATAACGATAATTTCTCTTTAATTGCATCCCTAACCTGCGGCAACTGTTCTATAGGCAAATTATTAGCCAATTCTTCATATTGTTGTATTGCTTGTTGAAATACTTCAGAACGTTTTTTATCAAAACTAACGCTACCTAATAAATTATTGAAAATTAATTGACGTTGGGTTTGTTCTTCTATATTTCGTCTACTAATATTAAATAATTCCGTTACTGTCTCTTTTAACCTGTCATATAATTGATCAACTAACTGCGGAAACTGCAACATGGTATTATAAACCAAATCCAATTTAGTTTTTACAACTTCGGTACGTGCATTATTAGCCTCATACCATATTTCGCCAATTTTATTTAATAAATTAATTCGATCTTGAATAAATTCCACAACGCCCTCAAAAGCCTTTGGCAACAAATTAATATTGCTATTAATCATTTCATAATAACGTATTCTCATATCTTCTAATGTATTAATTGCTTTTTGATGCTCGCCCATTGTTTTAGTAATCAAAGCATTATTTGTACCTTTTCCGATTTCCAATCGATCTAATATATCCAAATAGGGTTTATAAGTACCCTTTTTATATACAGTCCAAGCCCCAAGACCCTGACTCTTATAAACCTCATAAGCCATATAAATATTCTTATAGGGATCTTGTAAATACCTTATCCAATCTTCAGGATTATCACTACCAGTAACTCTCCTTAATTTGTCCGCATGAGCAGGCATATGAATCTGGAATAAGCCAATACTTTGACCAGAATCGCCCACCGCATTAGGATTATAACTACTTTCTCCAAAAGCAACTGCCGCCAAAATTCTAGCATCAGCTTCAGGAATACCATACTTCATTAAATGTTGCATTATGTCTCTTCCCGTTTTAAGACCAGTAGACGCTTTTTGTGGTTGAGTAAGGCCATAATTAAGTCCAGCCACAGTTCCAGCACCAGGGAAAGAACTTTCATTATCTGATTCTTTATAACGAGAAATGCCCGCAACGGTTCCCGCACCAGGAAAAGAAATGTTTTGCCCACCAGATTCAAAACTGCTCTTTAATTTATCAATACTATCACGCAAATTTCCCATACTAACCATTAATTGATCTGTTTTAGATAATAAAGGCTCTGTTACTTTTTTATAAATTTTTTCATCCATTGGCAACAAATCTTCAAGGGCTTTCTTTAAAGCTTCCGTATCGCTACCAGCAGTTAATCTCATAAATTCTATTTCTGCAATTTGACCAAACATAGAATTAATTTGTTGGGTAATATTACTTACCATATAATCAATACTATCCCAACCACGACCAAAAACCGTCTTACCAAAATCAGCCACATTAAAAATACCTTGTATCTTAAATGGATGATACCTTACTTCGCTCAAAAGCTGTTGTACTAATTTAACTCTTTGCTGAATATTATCCCAAACGCCAGCGTACTGTTCTGTTGATAAAATGGTTTCTAACGTCTGTTTCTTTAAATCTATCATTTTATTTTCAGCTTCAGTCATAGCATCTTGTGTCTTAGTATAAATGCTATAACTGCGCTCATAAGCTTCCATTATTTGTTTATATTGGTTAATCGCAGTTACATCATCATTTTCCGTAGTAACGCCACTATAATAAGCCCTCTCAACAGCTTCTAACTTGCCCTCACTTGCTAGACGTTGACGCTCATTAATTAAAGCCGCTTGCGCCCGTAAAAAGTTAGCCTGGGCCTGACTATAACGGCCAGAAAGATTTTCATAATATTGAACTACAGAATCAAAAGTAGAGTAGATCTCGCCCACTACATTAGCATAATAATTCTCACTGAAGCCTAAGTCCATATAACTATCTTTTAACCTTTGTAAAATAGTAAAACGTCGATCTAATAGTCTATTATTAATATCTAACCAACGATTTAATTCTTCTTCTTGGGCTTTAATAGCATTAAGATCTGGTATAATCGCTTGCATTGTCTTCTGTTGTTCTTCAGTAGCCTTTTTCTGTGTACTTAAACCATAATGTTCTTTTAAATATTGTTCCCTAAATTCATCTAAACTAACAGAAGGAGTTATAAGAATATCAGAAAATTGCGAGTAATAAGCCAAAGTAGCTTCCTGCATAGCCTTAGCTATAACCTCTAAATTATTACGTTGACGCAACATTTCCTGACGTTCTTTTAACGCTTTATAATAAGATTCATCGCCCGCCGATAAAACTTCGCCCTGTAAAATCCTCGATTGTAATTCACTTAGTTTATTTTGTTCTTCTTCGCTCAATGGCCGAATATTTCTAATCTCATCCCAACGATTATAAATATCCTGTACTTCTTGATAGTTAAGATAAGGTAACTTATAACCCATTTCTTGGCGTTCTATACGTTCTTCCCTAATTTTATCAAGCATTCTCGAGAATAATTCAAATGCTTTCATAACAGCTTCAATAATAAGAAACCACTTAAAAGCACTAACAATAGCGGTCCCTAAACCTAAAACAGCAGTTCTAACACCACTTATAGCAATTCTACTAATCCTAGACCAATTTAAAGTTTCAGCGCTAACCACTCTCCAATGTTGACCAAGCTCAATTAATGCTTGTTTTAAAGCCTGAAAATCAGTTAATAAATTTTTTGTAAAATCACTTCTGACACTATAACGATTTATAACCTGATATTGTGCTCGTAATTCTTTAAATCTCTGCTCGAAAATAAAAGAACGTTCTGGTTTTTCTGTTTTAGTCCAACCCTGGCTTTCAGCAAAAGCCATAAATTGTTGTGAAACCCGATTAATTTCTTCTGGTGATAATTCTGAACCAAAGGCAACCTCAATACGTCTCTTAATATCACCTGGAACAACACGCATAGTTGCGCCTAATTTAGCCGCTATTGCATCTAAATTACTTTGAACCGATTTGGTAGCCACCGTAATATCTTGAACCAATTCGCCAACTACACTTTTTGTCTTACGACCAAGTTCATAAAATTTTAATCCAATTGCACCTAAAATACCCAAAATTATATCAGCAGTATGAATACCAATATTATTTAATTTTTGTACGCCACCAATAAAACTATTAAGTATTATTAATAATTCTTTTAAAGCTCTAGCTGGCCCTGTATCAGAAAAGGAAGTAATAAAACCACTATAGTTGCTACGCAAACGTCTTAATTGGCCTTCTAAAGTATTCATAACTTCGGCATTTTGAGCGGCAGCTTCGCCTTGAGCCATATTGATTTCTCTTAATAAATCACCATACTCGCCACTACTCATTGTTTCCATTAAAGCTTTAAATCTAGGCCCTTGACGTACACCAGCCCATGCTTCACTAATATATTGTTTTTGAGAATCATTAAGATTATTCCATTTTTCTGCCAATTCAGCTAAAATATCGGCAGTATCACGATAAGCTCCATTGGCTTTTAACACATTAATTCCTAAATTATTTTGTAAAATACTCAAAACGTCTAAATCACGAGCATGTTCAAGAATAAATTTCATAAACGTACCTAAAACAGCGCCGCTTTCACCAGTAGCAGTACCAACTAATTCAATTAAAGCAGTTAGTTCCTGCATAGAAATACCTAAAGATTTAGCAGAAGCGGCTGTTTGGTTAAAAGCTTGAGCCATCTCTTTGAAGTCAACAGTACCCCGTTTAGAAGCCAAAGCCCAGGCGTCTAATAACTGCTCTGTTTCTTTTATAGTCAGGCCATATTGTTTCATTACGCCAATTAATAGGGTAGCAGATTCCTTATAGTCCAAACCAGAAATATTATAGGCTATCAAAGCCAATCTAGTAGCCCTTAAAGCTTCTTGTTCATTACCTAAAACCTTAACAAATTCATAAACAATATCAATAACAGATTTTAAATCGCCACCATATTCAGCAACAGTATTAATGAGGCCCTTAAACAATTTACCAAAGTCCATACCTTCAGCGGCCACTTTTAAAAGAGCAATATTACGAGATACTTCAATAATATAATTAACAGCATTTTTAAGACCGTTAATAAACATATAAACGCCCTGTGTAGCAACAGCCCAAACGCTCATACGATAAAACATTGTGGTAAATAGTTCTTTCAAACCACGTTCAAAATTAATTAATACTTTACCGCTTCTGTCTACTAAAACAGCAAACTGGCCTACTTTGTTTCCCATTTCATCAAAAAGAGGAATAACGCTATAACTACTAATACCTAAAACTTTTTGCCGCACAATACTTTCTATTAATTGCGCCCGAATCCGTTCTAATTGTTTGCCTAGAGTATAGTATTTTTGCCATTTTTCAGGATCAAAACCTTTAGCCAAATCACGATAAATAATAGAATGGCTTTCTGCCGCACCGCCCATAGCACGAGCCGCAATAGCATTCCTGCTTCTTATCAAAGCCTGCTCCCATCGCATCTGGTGTTCAATTTCTGCAACCTGCTCTTTAGAAAAATGCTGTAGTAGCTCTTGACGACCAGTAATCAAATCAGATTGATTTTTAAATCTTTCCAATAAACTTTGTGCTTTATCTAAAGCTTTAGCAGAACCAGTTTGCTGGACTATTTCAAAATACTCCTCTGCTTGACGAAGTGTATGAGCTAAACGACCAATTTGTTGGACATTACGATAAAATTCTAAAGGCGTAAGGCTTTGTTTATAAGCTTCAAAATCAAGTTTAGATTTATTCAATAATTCTCTTACTCTCTGTAGTTTAGCTAAATACTCTTGCGCTATTCTTTCTTGTTCATTAGCATTATCTAATAAAGAACGTAAAGCCTCAATTCTAGCATCTAAAACTTCCTGCTTAAAAAGCATTTTTTCTCTAGTTTTTTTACCTGAAGTGGGATCTTGTAAAGCCTGCACATCAAGCTCTTGCAATTTAACTAATAAATCAGTTCTTTGTTTTAAAGCAGACTCGTAGGCCCGTTGAATGGAAGAATAATCTTTACCTTGATAGCTCTGTAAAGTTATGTTTTTAATTCTTTCCAAAGTATCTTTACGGTGTTGTTCATATTTTTGAGCAAATTGTTCTGCTTGAGCTTTTTGTTGCTCAATCAGTCGTAATGCTTCTTGTTCTTCTTTTACCTTGGCCTTTTCTGCCATTTGGTTTAAAATATCAGTACTAGTAGCTAAAACTGAAGCTTTTTTCTCTAAAGCTTTTAAATCAACCTTGCTTTCTTCGCCCCGCATTATTTTTTCTGTTTCTACGGCGAATCTTGTAAAAAGATTTTTAAGTTGATTAGTATAAGAATTCAGTGCTTTATTAATATCTTTTAGACTTTTATTACCATAAGTCGCTGTAATTTGTTTTTCTAAAAAAGAAGTAGTAGTAGAAGTAACCTGGGGCTTAAAATCAATCGGAATTTCTACTTGAGTTTTTTTACCACGTCGATTCCTAGATACATCCTTATGAGCATCATCTATTTGTTTATTAAGCTGATCTTTATATTTTTCTCCCGCTTTAGGATCAGGTTGAGGAGGAGGTATAGTAGGCCCACCGCGTATACCCTGAAGCGCAGTATTAATCTTTGTTAAAGCCTCTGCTATACTACTTAATGTTTCTTTTACACCTTCTGCCTGCATTTCGGCAGTAATTACATATTGTGTACTAAGCCCACCCGCCGCCGTTGTTTCCCCTTTTGCCATTGTAGTCCCCCCTTTTTACTCAGAACGTGGAATAGGATCGTATCTTAAATTATCTCGTTCTATTACAAAAACTGTTGGCTTATCCCAAGCTGTAGGCATCGTATGGTGTAAATTCTTTTGGGCTTTTTGATATTCTGCTTCAGCACGCTCTTCCATTTCTTTTCCTTGCTCTTCGGCCCATTTATCTAACAACTCATCATCCTCAATAACCCACTGTGGAGGACGATTAAGACTATTGTAAACAGAATCATAAAAATTAGCCCAATATACTAACCGTAATTTATTAATATCCCAATCAGCAGGATTACCAGGGAAGGGGGCAGTGCCAGAAGCTTTAGCAGAACGCCAAATTAAACGCCACCTAGCACCTGCTGACCCTTCACCTTTAGCTATTGCTCTCAGTATTGTCTTCCCCTCCAGGGCCTTCTTCGAGTTCCTGGAGGGGTTCAGAAAGTATTTTGTCATCCAAACCCATCAAGAACGAGAGAAGGTTAAAAGCAATATCTGCCACAGCTTTTTGATTGGTTTCCTTTTTAAAATCTTCATAAGTAGGCCATAGACGTTCATTAGTTTCAGTATTATAAGTACAAGCCCAAGTCAAATAACTTACCCGTTGCTGTTCCGCAATAGATTCAACAGTATAATTAAAATGACTATTATATCTATTTCTCAAAGCAATGCGTTCATTTTGAAGTTCATTAAGTTCTTTATAGAAAGGTTCTTTCGCTTTTTCACCTTTAACTTTGCTAATTGCAGTCATTACGCTACCAATTTTTTCTTCTAATTCTTTTAACTTTTTATCGTCTTCCTCAGTCCACAATCCTCTTTTTCTAATAATCTTTTCCATTTCCTCATTAATTGGAATATCATCCATAAGAGCCTTGTTATAAGCTTTAGTGTAATAATAATCGGCCATGTGACCTTCTTCGATAGAAGGATGTCTTACTTTAACAGTGCCGAAATCTTCAACCTCAAAAACCTTGTAGCCAGTTATTGTCTCCTGCAAAGCATCATTAAGCTGTTTTTCACGTTCCTTATTTTTAGCCTCTCCCATCGTAAACCCTCCTAATAAATTTTCAACAATTAAGATAAAAAAGGACAAAAGAACACCAGTAGGTATTCCTTTGTCCTCCAAGGCTACTTAACTTCTTTTATCGTCACGCTCAAACACTTCACGCCGTACAGGTTTATACACTACTTCATATCGATTTAAAAGCCGATAAACATAATTAATTTGTTCATTGCCAGTCTGTAAAATTCTATAACGCAACTGCCTATAAAGTTCTTCATCTTTAATATTAGTTTCAAGTATTTTCAAAGCTTCTACAAAAACCCTCGTAATTGCCCCTGAAATTTTATTCAGGAGAATTTCCCGATCCTTACTATTTTTACTTCCTAAGACCAATTAAACCTACCCCCAACTTATTATTAGGTTTTATTTTTACCATTTGTCATCACCATATCAAATACCCTTAAACCATCAAAAACGGATTAGGTATATATATCTTATTTTCTTTTACAATATATTCACCTCGACTATAAGCTCTACCTAACGCTATAACTGTCCCATCAGATTTATACAAAGCATTAGGATCTACAGCTCTTACATGCAAATAATCAACCATAAACCCAACCCCCCTTCCTTAATTTAAAATGTAAAACTAAGCAGTAATCTGCAACTGATAACTCCTAAATTCAAACGTCTGAGTAGCATTATTTTCAACCCGCACTTCCCAGTTTTCAGAAGTCGGGATCAGATAGGGTATCCTAATCTTCTTTAGCGGATACAGCCAAGGATGATTAGCAGGCAACTTGGCCCGTTTTTCATCGTCGAGCCTATAAATCTCAATCAAAAGACCACGGTCTTTCAAAAGATCTCGCACATTAAGCTCAACAACACTCGGATCAACACCAGTATCAGGATTATAAGCCTTGCCAGCCAACCTTGCCAAAACCTCAAGATCACTATCAGTAAATTCCAGAGAAGCAGTAATCTCAACAGGCAAATTCAACGGACGATCATAAGGCTTCATCTTACCAAGTTCCTGGAGAGCTTGACGAGTTAAATTAGCAGTAATCCTACTAGACTGAACACGGCCAAGTTTATTATCAGAACCACCTTCAGTTAAATAAACCTCAACATAGGCCCTTCTTACACCGCCAGGATGTTCATAACTATCGGGCACCATATTATCAGTTTGAACATGGAATAAACCACCCTGGTTGGAACAATACCTGATTTTTACCTGATCGCCCAACACCAAAGCAGGAGAGAAGGTTACAGTTTTAGTAGCAGGATCAACTGTAGCATCAATTTCCTGACCATTCTTAACAATTTTCAGATAATACCTACCATCGGCCAATTTAGTAGGCGTATAGGCCAAAGTATAAGTTGTCTGATCATTGGTAGCCCTAAACTGTTCTACAATGACCTGTTTAGCATCATTAAATAGCCATTTCTTAGCATCAGTTTCAGCAGAATAGTTTTCAGTAGCAACACCGTCTACAGAATAAGACATATCAATACGAGTAATATAAACATTCTCTAAATAACAGGTACGTTCAATCGTATTAGAACCAGACGGAATAACAGGAATATAAATATCAGCCTTAGCCAATTCAAAATCGGTTATATTAATAGTCTTGAAATCACGTATATCAGTAATCATATCTTGAGTTACAACCAAAGTATCATCAGTTGCACTAATTTGAGCAATTCCTACTTCGCCAGCAGGTACAGCAGGAGGAGTAGGATTAGGATTATTGGTCGCATCATACGCATCAACTGTTAGACTGTATTGTGGACTAGCATTCGGATCAGGCTTAATAGAAATAGTATAAGCTCCACGTTGGGTAATCTCAATCTCGGCGGCTTGCACAGGAATACGAACCCCATTAATTACTACTGCACCTGCTTCAAGTTTAACTTTATTAGAACCTGCGGCGGTATCAGTAGGTACAGCAAACACCCTACACCCAAAGCCTTTATTGGCAAAAGTAGCCAAAGTCTTATTGGAACCATATTCATTAGTGTCAAGAATTACATCAATAGTCGGCAAATCCTCAGCAACTTCAATAATATTTAGAGTACCTAATTCACGAAGTTCCTGATCGTTGTATCGTGTACTAGCTCCTACAGTCTGTACACGATCCATATCAATATCATCAACAAAAACACCAACACTAGAATATCTTACCCTGGTAGGTTTTGCCAAAGCAAATCACTCCTTTTTTAAAGAATATAATCAACAACAACAGCATCAATCAGCATCACATTGAGTTCTATGTCGCCATATTTTTCAGTCCTAAATGATCTTTGAACAACCTCCTCAAAATCCAAAAATCCAATTGTTTGTTTTTCTTTATTAAAACTAACATTTAAAAAACCATCTGCTGTCAATGGAAAAGCAATATTAAAGTCGATTAAAGGTATTGTTTTGTCAAACATATTTTCAATTAATTTATCACTAATATCAAGTTTTTCAGCACCACTACCTGCAAAAACGCCAAATGTAAACTGATGACGTGCTTCTTTTTTTGTAGATGTACCAAGCTCTACTGGCATATAACTACTTTCATCGTATTCAATAGCTACTGATGGCAAAATTACAACTTCATTTAACATATCAGGAAAAGCTGTTAACACCTTAACAGGAGTATAATAATAATCGGCAGTACATACTACATCAGTAGAAAGGGGATTATTAAAAATTACTGTCCCCTCATTATAATTAATTACATAATTTTGAGCTAAAATACCGTCAACATAAACCGCTATAGGCTTAAAAAAATTTATTTCGCCTTTAGGAAATTTAAAGTTAGTTGTAGATAATGGTAACAATGTCGCATCATTAGGGTCATTTTTTATAGAAAGCAAATCAAAAATATAATAATACAAACTGGCTTCTATATTCCTTAGTCGTGACATGCCCATCGGACTTCGCCACCTTTAACCAACTACCTAACAAAAAACTTCATAGTAATAACATACGACATAAGTATTCCACATAAGGTACTTAAAAAAGTTATTATATATGAATTTTTCCAATCTGGTCTTGATTGGGTTAAAACAACAACCTGCGCTTGTATATCATCAATATTGGTTGATAATACATTTATCTTTTCTTCAAAAGTTTCTCTCATTCTTTGCATCTCAATGCCTAATTTATCTAAACTACCATTAGTTCTTCTACGTTCTTCAACTAACATTTGTGAAACATTACTTATCTGTTGGGCCAACTGTTCATGAACTAAATTATTTTCACTTTTTAACGCCGTAATACGCTCTTGTAAAACATCAAATTCACTCAATAAAACTCACCCCCAATTAAGATTGCAGGGCTTTTTTAACTAAAGCATCCAATTTCTTTTCAATAAATTGTTTTTGACGCACAACATTTAACCCACGTCTAAATAATCTTGTAGGATAAACACCTGGATGCGGCGGTCTAACTTTAGATTTAACCATAATGAAATGAGGTTTACCACTAGGTTTAAGCGAATCTAGTTTTAAAGGAGAATACTTTGTAGTTGATTTTCTTGGGGGTAAGCCTAAATAACCTGGAGGATCTTCACCACGAGCCAAAATACCAAATTCTGCCGCAATCCAATAAGGAAAATCGCCTGCTTTTAAATTAATTTCCCGTACTTGACCATCACGACTCAATCTAATTAAACCTGTGTCGGCAGAACGTTTTATTTGATTAAGATTGGCAATATTACCAAATCCAAGCACCACTTTAGATGTTTTAGTATCATAAATAACTGTTGGCTCTTCATTGGCTAAATAATTCAATAATTGCCCATAATCGCTTAAATCATAAGAAGAAGCCCAATTACCCTTATTTAACACTTGTTTTTTAAGTTCTTTACCAGCACTCTTCATGAGTTGTGTTAAGCTATCTTGTTCAAAAACCTTACTTAATTTTTCTATTTTCCGTTCTATCTCTTCATGATTATCTTCTATAGTTAAAGTTTTAATTGAATTTACAGTCAATGCTATAGCCATCTGAATTAGTTCCTCAAACATTAACTAGTCGATCCTTTCAACTTCTAAAACTAATTCATAATAAATACCATTCAAATATTCCTTCCTGAACTGCTTAACTTTATATTTAACATTATCATACATAATAAACTGTATCTGATCAGGCTCAATATTATATGTCGTAATTTCGTTTTTATCTATTGTTATATATAATTTATCAATAAAAACCGTACCTGCTTCGATAAATTGAGCCTGTATTTCGTCAACATAATCTATATTAGCAGGTAAAGTAATACTTTCATATTCATAAATAATACCCTTGCCTTTACAAATAGGACAATTCACATCAGTAGCGACTTTTCTAATAGGATCATAATGATTTCTAGGACAATACTGTTGAGATTTAATCCTATAAATCTGTATCGTATCAGGATAAATATGATTAATTTCACTGATCAAAGAAACAATTCTACTGGCATCAGGTATTTTAATCATTCTACCCGTACCCCACTCACACCAAAACTATAATAAAGTGCTTTATTAAATTCTTCTTCAACCATAGTAATTGAATTAGCAATATCACGGCTTTGTTGGGTATTATCGATACGCAAACGACCCTTTGTAATACTAATATTATCCCTATCTGTTGTAGTTTTTAACGAATATAAATATTGCAAATGACTTTTTATAGCAATTAAATTCTCCTCAGCAGGAGTAATAACTCTGTTAAAATCATCCCCATTAATAAATAAATTAGTAATTAAATTATTCAATGGGGTACTGCTAAGTGCCATAGAAATAATTCTTTTAATAAAATCATCATTATAACGTTGATTAGATGCATCATAATCGCCTATACGGATTCTTATATTTTGAATAACATCAGCCAAGTTAGGCATTATCCATCATCTCTTTGCAATGCCAATTTCCTATTATACAATATTTTTTTATAAGCCGAAGATTTGTCTGTCTCGATAGCATACTGCTCTAGTTCTAAAATAATATTTACATCGTCAATTTTTTCTATTTCCTTCTCGAAAACTCGCCAATGGAGATTAAATAGATTAATATAATTATCATCTACATTACCAACTACAATAGTCTCACCTTTTTCTTCCTTTACTTCTCCAACATCTTCATCATAAATTTTACTAATAAATTTATTATCAATAGCCTCTTTTAATAAATTAATATTTTCCTCTCCTAACCGCGCCTCATTTATATCAATCATACCATGAGGTTCAAACCTAATACTACCTACAACTAAAGTACAAGACAAATTATTTTTATATTTCAACGCTAACCCTCCTATATATTATTTAACAGCGGCCCCATGCCGCATATTCAAACCAATTTATTCTCCGCTAAACGGAGCATTAACAATTATGACATGGGGCCGCTATACCAAATAAGAACTATTTAGCTACGAGTAATAACACCTTTCACGACAGCCCTAGAATCAAGCACACCAAAACCAATTTCCTCATAAGCAATAATGCCAATCTTAAGATCAGGCACAACAGTAGGATCGTCAAAAGTTACAAGATTCTGACGAATAGGCATCACACCATAACGGCTTGTATCAAACAGATAGACTTCAGTATCAGCTAATCGACGCAAAGCCATTACGGGTACACCCCAAATACTCTTGAGGCCAGCATTTTGGAATACTTCACGCCGAGTTACTTCATCCAACTTAGTATTATCCCATTCACGGATCTCAGCAAAACTATTAACAGAACAAACAATTAAACTAGGCTCAAGTCCAATAGATTGCATTTTTGCAATCATTTCATTAATCAGTTTTTTCGAGAAATAGGTTCCCTCAGTACCAGCAACAGTAATCACGTTACTAGCAGGAACAGAGGCCCTAATAACAGACCAACCTGCTTCTTCTTCCTGTTTAATAATATCATTGGCAAGACGCTGTTTTGCACGATCCGACACATTGTAACGACCATCACGTGCATAAGACATTTTAAAGGAAATACGGCCAGTAATCTCAAAAGTAGGTACTAAAACTTCATCGCCATCTACCTGATTAACAGGAGTGGCCCCAAGGCGGGGGAGAAGCCAAGCAGTAGTTTCGCCAAAATCACAAGGATAGCTTGCCAAAGCGCCAGCAGGAAGAGGATCTTCGGCAAAAATACTGCGAACAGAAGTCTGTTCAGCAACTACCTGACGAACAGGAATAGAAAGAGAAGCGGCAAAAGCCCTACGGGCCTTCGGATCTTCAGCTACACTCTGCATTAGTTTAATTTTTTCAAGTTCATTCATAGCTTTATCAAACAATGTATATCACTCCCTTTGATAAATTCTAAAAATTATAGAAGCATAATACGAACAAAAGTACCAGCATTGCCAGCAGTCAATGCTTTAGCAATAGGAGTACCAGTACCAGTATTAGGATCAGTCTTGGTTAGTTTGCCAGCATCGGCTCCTTCAGCGGCATACAAGACATCACCAATAGCCACATTATCAACAATCTGATCGGTTTCAATAATAGTGCCAGGCTGGATATAAACACCAACTACTTCACCATAGCGGGCAACATTGTTAATACTAGGTAGAATATGGGTATTTACATTAGGGGCTATAACGTTTTGAGCAATAATTCCTTTAATACCACCAATGGTAGCATCAGCAGGATAATCTACTACACCATCAGTACCAGCAACTACAACACGGCCTGCAACCAAATCTTTCTGCGGAGCTTTAAAAGAAGGATAAGCTTTAGCGTCAAAAAACATTTTAACTGCCATTTATTTTACCTCCCCAAAGAAAACTTTCTGAAATTTTTCAGTAAGTTCATTATCAGCAGTAATAGGGCTAAGTTCAATATTTAAGGCCGCCCTACGTTGACGCAACTGAAAAGCTAAATTAGGATTATAAACTTCATTATTAATTTCATCATCAAAAATATTGTCTTTTTCAGCAGTCTTTTTAGTATCAACTACATCTTGAGTGTCTGCTTTCTTGTTAGAAGCCAAAACCTCTAATAGTTCTGCCTTATAATCTGCATAATCTTCATCAGACATTTCAGCTAGTTTAGCTTTAACTTTTTCAGCACGTTCAGCAGTAAATTCAATACCAGCCTCTACTAGTTCATTAAACCTAGTATTAGCTAACTCAGCTTTCCTCTGAGCCTCCTTTTCTGCTTCAACAGCCTTACGAAATTCCTGATATTCCTGTTCAAGTGCTTCTTTGGCCTGTTTTAAAGCCTCAATTTCTTTCTGTAAACTTTCTATTTCACTAGCCTCTACAAATCCCAAAGCCTCTTTGATAGCTTCTTTGGTTAGTTCACCTGCCTCAATTTTTTTGAGTAATTCATCTAAAAATTCCATTTTGAAACCTCCTTGCGATTGTTTTATAGTGCTATACAAAGTACATAACTGAGTAAGTTTAGTCTTTAAAGCATCAAAAATATCTAAACCATTCAAAATACGACTTAAAGTTTGATCATCAATGTCGCCATCATAAGGGCTTGGCAACAAAGAATTAATAAACATTTCAGCCTGCTCTAACCATCTTTCTAACATTTGCCATACAATTTCTGTAATATCACCAGTATTTAAATTAGGATCAATTTGCCAATCTGTATCCACCGAAGGAATTTCTAATAAACTACCTTTACTTTGTTCAAAATCAGGAGGCTCTTTACCAAAATGTTTATAATGAGAAACTAAATGGTCATAAGCTCCTTTAAAATCAATTTTAGAATCAATTTTACCTTCTTCTTTTCGGGCCTTTGTTTGAAGAAGCCTCTGCATTGCGGCCCTGACGCCGCCCCATACTAAGGTTAATTCACCATTAATAAGTTTATGGTGAGGAAGAAAGTAGCAATCCTTAGACATGGGGTATCCATTTTCGTCCTTCTTTTCAGCACCATCAGGGTCGTACCAAGCCACTGCCTGGGCTAATCCCCGCCAGCCAAGCTTCTCGATGATTTGATCAGCCGAAGTTGTCCAGTCCCAGTCCCAGTTCTCACTATCCGAAGAAGGCTCATTAACCACTTTAGGTATTTTAGCAACACTTTTATGCACAGAAGCGTAATCAGCAATATGAGTAGATAAAATTGCATTTCCTACTGCGTTTGCCACATTATCTACTAAAGTCTGATCAAGATCATTAACACCCAAAATTAATTTCCTCCTTTCTCAAGAAACTTGGCAAACTGTTGATGTAACCGTTTATGTTCCGCTACCACTTCCTCAGATGTAAGGGAATTAAATAAATTTAACTCATAAGCTTTATGCAAAGCATCATGATAAATTTTTACTGGATTAAAAGTATTTTGATTTTCAGCTACAGCCAACAATACAGCCTGTACATCAGCAGGATTTCTTGTTAAGGCCGCACCGCCAAATAAAACATCTTTAAATACTCTGTATACTGGTTTTCCTTCATAACTCCGTACCAGTTGATCATTATTATTTAAAAGACCTAAATCCCTAGCTTCATCTTCAGCTAAAACAACTTTATCCTCGCCATCACCAACCCAATATTCAGCTTCTCTAAACCAACATTCCATACTCACTTTTAGAGTGCCATCAGCAAAACCGTCAGTAATTTCTCTAGCAATAGTGGGGAAATTATACTGCCAAACATAACCACCACATTTAATATAATATTTTCCATCGTCTTCTTTGGCTAGTTCGCTTTTGTCTATAAAACCAAAACATACTTTACCATGTTCCCAATTAATCGGTTTATTAATGCATGTTGCATAAGCATTTTTTAAAACATCAGAAGTAAAATAATCATGATTAGCATTAGGGCCTTCATGACAAAGTTTAAACATAATATAGAGCAAATCTCGATCTTTTTGTTTGGGGGCTTCTATAGAAGCAACTGCCAAATTATCAAGAACAAATCTTTTCAAGAAAAAATCACCACCTTAAACATGAGCAACACGTTCTATTTCTTGTATATTGACCTTTTCTGCCTGAAAACAAGAAACTAAATATTTAAACGCCATATAGCCCCTTTGATAATCACCACAAGTATACAAATCAGCAGAAACATATCTTAATTCGGGCCAAGTGTGTACCGACAAATGTGACTCTTGTAAAGGCACAATACATATCAAACAACTACTACCAGAATTATCACCATCAATAACCGTAACAGCACAATCAGCTATTTGATGCATACCAGCCAAACTTACAACATATTGACACAATATTTTTAAATCTTTTGCGGCATATATGTTATAATGACAAAAACTCAAATCAGCAATAAAATGCCACCCTATTGTTTTCTTCGTCCCATTTTAACCATCTCCTAATCATAAACTGGTTCTAAATAACATCTACATAGAATGTGGGGCCTTCTTGGCACAGCATTTATCGGATACACCACCCCATGTCTACTAGCACAAACTGAGCATACACGATCATCCATCATAGCAATCCATCTTACTTGACTAATGCCATTATTTTTAAAATTGGCTAATTCAGCTATACGGTAACTTTCCATTATACCTTCTGTAGCAAAAAGGCTAACTCGATAACGATTAGAATCAAAAACCTGTTTTAGTTCATCTAAATTTTTAGTCTGATATACCTCTTTAGAAAGATCATGGACTAATTTATTTAAAGCTCCACCATGCCAAAAAGATAGTTTTAATAAATCATGAGGATCAGGATCATGAAATTCTGTCATTGCTTCAGACATTATGTTAAAAGTTTTATCAAAAGCAGTTTCTTTAAATGCTTCAAATACACGAGCAATTTTTTTCTGTTTTTCCTCCCAAGAATCCCCCTCATTATTATATATAGTAACTAAATCATCCCAAACCCCGTCATAAATTTCTAAAAAATTTTTATTATATTTATCAATATAGGCATCCAAAACCTCATTTATATCTTTTACAGCTTTAGTAGCTTGATCAGGTTTTCTTATATTCTTAGGGCCACTATCAGGAGTGTTTACTATATCGCGTTGATAATCCTGACTAGGATTCCCTGGCTCACGACCTTGATGTTGTAATGGATTAGGTGTTTTGCCAGTATAGGGAAGTGCAGGAGGAATAAAATACTGTTGTAGATTATCGTCCATATAACGTTTTTTACGTTCTAATTCAGATTGATAATTAAAGCCTGCCTCGGTTAAAATAGTCTCAGCACTCAATAAGCCACGATCATAAAGCGGCGAAAGAATTTGACGTACATAAGTTTCCTGGCGTAGTTGAGTTTTATCAAAACGAACTTTAGGATAAGTTTTAAAACCCTTTATACGGGCAATTTCTTGATATTCTTTTTCTAGCCAATTTTTAACTGCCATTACTTCACGAGAAGCACGTTCAATAAGCATCTGAACTGCTATAAAAGCAGTAGAATAATTGGCTCCACTACCATCGATTAAAGTCCGTGGAACCCCTAGTCCCTTAGAAATATCATCATCAACTTGTTTATATTTATCCTGATAAAGCGTTTCAATTGCATTAGGAGTTTTAATATCGACCTTCAATGTCCAATCCCAAAATACGCTAAAACTTTTTTTAGGAGTTAAAAATAAACTGGCTACTTGTTTTAACGTCTGATCTGTAGGTGGATGATCTTTATCACCTACTGTAACTATCATAAGCTGATTTATTACACCCTCAATAGTCGATAAATCCATTAAGTGTAATTTATGTTTAAATAAAACAGGAAAAATAAGTCTAGTTAACATCGGTGTAGCATAACGTTCATAAGGTTGTTTTTTTCTAGTTATCCTTGAAACTCTTTCAGGCGGTAAAGGAATACGGCCAGAAGTATTGCCATCGAATAATTTACGCAAATCAGAAGGAAAATTATTTATTACCTGTTGCCGAAAATCTGGTGAAAGTTGATTTAAACGTCCTAGTTCTTTGCTTATATCGATTGTCACAATCTCATTATTAAACAATAATGACCCCTCAATATAGACACACAAAGGGTTTAAAACAGTATAACCTGTCGGCAAACCTGAAGGATCTAAATCACGATAAACCGTAACATTACCAGAATCGTAATATTCCTGGAAAATCCAGTTTAAAACAGTATCCATATCAACAGCTTTATTAAATTCATGGTAAAAATTATCTATTTTCTCGTCGCCAGTAGTATCAATTTTAAAGCCATTAAACGATATATCAACTAAAATATCAACAACTGTACCCACAACAGGTTCTAAAATACGAATTTCTTTGCAAAGCTTCATTCTCTCATGGGGATCGGTGGGGATAGTAATAGCATTTGAATAAGGTAACCCCAAAGAAGAAGAATAATAACTTTCAACAGGATAGTAAACAGGATTATAGCGGTTAAAAACTGTTGCTGAAGCACCAGCCTTTTTTAATTCCTCTATGGTTTCATCTTTATATGCCAAAGGAGAGTAAGCAATATAAAGCGACTTACTCCCATCGGGATTATCTTGAACACCTAATAAATGTCCTTGTTTGCCTACTATTTCATCTGGTAAAACAATTTCTTGACCTTTAGCTTTTCGACGTGCCAATATTAATCCCCCCGATTACATTGCCAAAAGAAAATTATTCTGCCAAGGTACTCCGTCTACCACTAATCCTCGCAGTTCATAGTCCCCATTTGGTTTCTTGCGTTTTCTGGCTAAATACTGTTTAACACCTGCACTAGCCAACAATAAAGAACTATAACGGTCTTTTTTGCGAGAAGATTTAGTAGTAAATCTAAAATAACCAGATTCTAAAGGAGTAGCTGTTACATCTAAAATCTCATTAATCGCCTCTTCAATTTCATAAAAAATTTTCCTTTGTTCTTCGTTTTTTTCAGGTTCTCGTCTTGGTAAAATTAAGGTCTCATTTTCAAGCCATGTACGTAGATTTTCATTCATTTCTGTATTTTCTTTGGCAGTACAGTGTTTTAATTCCAAAATCCTTAACCCAGGTAAATTACTATCAATGGGAACAATTGGGGGTTCTTCAACCCAAATGCCTCTTTGCTTATCATAAAATTTGTAGGGTTCGGCCAAATAATCTCGTAGATTAAGACCGCCCCCACCTTCGTCCATCTCAATTAATACAATATTGAACTTTCTAACAATTTCACGGATTAAATTTATCTGTTCCTGAGTTGTTTTACGAGTTAAAGCTTTTGTGAAAACCCATTGATGCTGACTATCGCCTAATTTGATTACCGTAGTAGCAAAATTAGAACTCTCACGGCCAGGGTCAATACCTAAAACATACTCAGCATCAGGTTGTCCTATGTGTTCTACATAGACAAAATCTTTACGTGCATCATTAATCTCTTTAGCCGAATAATATCCCTCAGAATCAGCAGGAAACATAGACATATTTTCCATCAGCCACTTAACTCGGCTCATGGTTTTTAACTGCATTGTTAGCATCTTAACATTTAGCCAATCTTTTGGGGCATCAAAAATATTCATTACCGACAAAACATAATTCGGATCATATTCAGGAGAATTAGGATTAGTTTTTTCCTGAAAAAGTTGATACCGCCTATAAACGTGGTTAAACTGATAAGTGGCAGTAGTGCCAAACAAAATTGAGTTTTCTGTGGCTGAAGCAGACCAAGGATCGGAACCTACGTTCAAGAAGGGAAGTAATACAGTATCAACCACATCTTCAGGTACAGCTAAAAACTCATCAACAATCAAAGTCTGGCATCGTTCACCACGAATTTTATTACCATCGCCAAGAGGTAAGGCCGAAATCCTACTGCCGTGTTTAAAAATAACTTCACACCTAACAGGTGTCATCGAAGGAGGTTTTGTCGTACTCTGTTGTACAAAAACACTTTCATCCCAAATTTTACTAACTTCTTTGAATACGTTTTGGGCCTGACGATAAGAACCAGCCACAATCAAAACCGCATGATGGGGATACAATAAAGCTTTTAAAATAGCAACTACGGCCATAATAAAACTCTTACCTGCGCCACGTGACCAAATAATTAATCCAAACTGTCTTTTCCAAAACTTTTTCAGCAAATCTCTTTGATACCAGTTTAACCTAACAGGTTTTCCACGGTAATTTAAAAGCAATTCTGCCGCTATATCAGGATGTTCTCGAAGAAAATTAACAAATTCAACTTCAGTATTACTCAACAACTTCTTCGGTGTCGCCATCTATCTCAACCCCATCCGTATTATCGACAACGGGGGCTTGCAAAAAGACTTCATGGAATTTTTTAACAGCACTCTCATAGTCTACAAGTTCTTTATCTCGCTCTTGTTTTAATAAAGCTTCTCTCTGTTCTTCTTCAGTATACAATTCTGTCTTATGCAGTAATTTTTCCTTGTCAAACTGCATGATCAGGTCTGCAATCGATGCTTCTACCTGTTCTTTTTGTGTTAACCTCTGCTTTCTCAGCATACCTAAAGCCTCTAAATTTTTTTGGATTCTACCGACACATTCTTCAATCTGTTTTAAAACATCAGCTTTGGGATCTTGATATTTCTGCTGTAAAAGTCTTACATGCATAATCTCATGAAATAATGTATCTTGTAATAAAATCAAATCCGAAGAAGAATTTATTTCAAATTCATCAAGATATTTTTGTTTACGGTGTTGATAAATTTTATATTCAGCAGGGGTTAACAATGAGACTATTAAATCTTCATCCATTGATTGTAAATTATCAATATCACCCAAAATCTCGCCATTATGCTTTTCTATCTGCTCTTTAAACTGCCTAAGTTCTTCATTCTCTTTTTGTAATTTTTTAACCTTGTCTGCATAATTATGCAACTCAGTTTGTAATTCACGAAGTTGATTTTGTAACGAATTTCTGGTTTGAATTAACCGCTCTTTTTCCTCAAGAAATTTTTCTCGTTCTTTCAGAAAAGAATTTAACTGATTTTGAGTGTTTTTTAATTGTCTTATTAAGTCATCTCGTTCCCCCGTCAATTGTTTTACTTGAGTTTTATAATTCTCAAGTAACTGTTTTAGTTCTTCGTTTTCTCGTTCTTTTTCGGTTATTTGCCGCCTAAGCGCAATCTCCTCAGTAATGCTGATTTGTTTATTAGACTTCCCTCCTGTTGCTTCAATGATTTTCATCCCCATCCCCCAAACTAGCTAAAATATTAACAAGAAAGAATCCTGACTAATATTCAGGATAACGCTTATTGTTTTGAGTTATTCCCTAAAAAAACTTTACATTGCCCCCTCACTAGTATATAATATAGCCTAGAAATGCAAAAATACCGCCAGCATTTAGAAAAAAATTTTATGTTGACTTTTTGATGAGTTAATCAAAGTATAATATAACACACCAAATTATGTCTGTCAAGGGGGTAAGTCAATGTTTTCAAAAATTTTTTCAGAAAATGTTAAACTGGTAGGTGACTTTTTGGATTATCTAAAAAACCAACGCAACTATTCACCTCACACAATCACTAACTATGGCGTAGACTTAAAACAATTTATTAACTTCCTCGGAACAAAATCAATACTAGATATTCAAAGACAAGATATACAGGCTTTTATTAACAGTCTACATGACAAACAACTGGATATAACAACTATTAACCGCAAAATTGCCAGTCTGAAATCTTTTTATCAATGGGCAGATATAGAGTTTAATAGCAATAAAACAATACAGTTGCTTAAAAATATTAACTTTCTCAAAGACGAAAAAGATCCTGTGCCGCCAATTATAGACTTTGAAAAAGCAAACCAGTTAATTAACAAGATTAATAACCTTAGAGACAAATTGGCACTTAAAATTTTACTTTACACAGGTATAAGAATCAGCGAATTAAGTAACCTAAAAGTATCAGACATAAATTTCGCTTATAAAATCATGATAATCAAAGGTAAAGGGAATAAAACAAGGAAAATCGTCCTTCATCCAGAAATAGAACAATTATTGCAAGAATATCTTAAACAAACTAAACCAGATAAGTTTTTATTTGAAAACCATAAAACCAAAAAGTCTATTACTCCAAGAAATTTTGAGTACATGGTTAAGAAATATTTTCCAAACGTTCACCCACATATTTTCAGACATACGTTTGCTACACATTTTTTGGTCAAAGGAGGCAATATCAAAGTAGCCCAAGAACTTTTAGGCCATAGCTCATTACGAACCACCCAAGTTTATCTAAACGCGAATTGGGATCTAATTAAGACAGAATACGATAGTATTCTGGCTTAATTAGATCCACAATTAAGATCTATATGGCTTATATAATATAATATATAATAATAAGGCTTATATAGATCTAGATTTTATAAGTCTTATAGATCTAATAAGACTTATATGGCTTATATATTATAATATATAATAAGCCATATAGATCTTAATAAACTTAAAAAAAAAAAAACATATCGCCAAGATATTACGAAGTAATATCTTGGGGATATGTGTAATATATTAAGGCATTACGAAATGAAATGGAGTAATGCCTTAATATATTAAACTTACCTTGGGTAAATAAAAAAATAAAATAATAAAAAATAAAAAAACAAAAAGACATATACGTCTATAAATATTAATACTGACATATAAGATCTATTGACGTATAAGATCTAAGATCTAATAAGGCTATATATAATATAATATAATAAGCCTTTATAAGTCTTATAGAGTCTTATAAGACTTGAAGTTTTATTAAATTCTATGTCGTATTACTTCGTAATACTCCATAGAATTTAATAAAGCACAAGTACGCCTCAAAAGAGGCGTACCCCCTATTACATAAAATTCCTGTTGAAAGGGAAAAAGTAAAAGCCAAAATTAGTCTTGCATAAACAAAGAATCCGCATGTGAAAGTTCCCACGGAATACAAGGGCCTCTAAAATGCCCTAGAAAATTAAATAAAACGCAGGGGGGTATAAACATATATCCCCAAAGTTTAAAACCCCTCAGAAGCCAAATATGAGGCTCTAAAGGGTATTCTAGAAGGTGGGGTAATATTCACGCAAAATAGTCTTTTAATTTTTCTCTGATTTGAGCCAAGTAGCGTTCTATTGTTCTGACTGAAAGTCCAAGGTTTTGGGCCAAATCTGTGTTAGTTAACCCATGATTATATTTCATGTTGACAATATAAAACTCAAGGGGAGTTAAGATTTTTTCTAAGTCTGCTTTTAGGTTAATTTCTTCCGTAAAGTCTTTATCGTGGCTTTTTACGTTATCAAGATTTTCGGATAAAATTATGTGTTTTTGGTATTGAATGTTGTCGCTAATGTATTTTTTAAGACGCCCCATAACGGTATGATATAAATTATTAATATTTACTTGATAAAAACCAGAAAAATTACCAGTTTTATCAAGTTCCTCTAGTAAAATCAATAAAAAATACTCATAAGTGTCATTAAAATTTAGACGATATTTTTTGCATTTTTTTTTAAGGTAACTCTTGACATAAGGCGAAATAATTGCTATAATTTGATTAAAGTCGTACATTGATTATTCCTCCTGTTGGTAAAAATTTTAGTATGTGTAGATAATTATACAAAAAATTTAGACAAAATACAAATTGTAATTTAATGCAAAAAACAAAGAAAAAAGGGCAAAAAATAAGATACGTTATCAAAAACCAAAAAAACGATAATTAATCAACCAAAAAAGTCTAAAATAGGTTTTAATAGGGCTTGCGTGGTAATAAAAAAGTGATATTATTATATTTGAGTTATTCCCTGATCCCCCTCTTCCTAAAAAAACAAAAATGGAGGTGTATATTATTACACAAAAATAATTTTGTTAAATCGCAGTAAAAAATGTCGAAAAGAGTCAAAGTAAATTAAATACCAAAGTTAAAAAATCAAGGAGGTAACTGTTTTGAAACTTGTGCCAGAGTTTCCGAATGACTTTGATAGAGTTAGTGGTATTGATATTTCTGATGCGAAAATCAATGAATGGGTGCAAGAATTAATTTCAGATACTCCTGGTACATGGATAACAAGCGGTAATACGATAGCCATTAAAACAAACGGCAATCAAATTATTATTGCAAAAAATTATTGGGTTTTCGATCCTGAAGAATATCTGTAAAAACAGAAAAACAGAAAAGCAGAAAAGGAGTTTACAAAGGCATGTTGTGGTTAAGTTTGATATTTTCGGTATTTCTAATATGTGTTTTCGTTATAATTAAAACACTCAACTTATTGATTATAAACGGTCTTAACCCGATTAGTATTTTCGGTCTAACATTAGGCGTGACAATAATTTATTTTATTTGGGTCTTTACTTTAACGACAATGGCGGAGACTTTTATTAATAAACTTATAAATAACTTTGTAGTGACTTATTATGTTTTGCAAGACAAAGAAAAACAAGGGGAGAATAATGTAAATGCGGATAGGAATAGCAGGTAGTCATGGTACAGGAAAAAGTGTTTTGGCAAAAAAACTTGCAGACACATTAGAACTTCCCTTGATTGAAGAAGTCGCACGTAACATAGCAAAGAAAATGCAACTAGAACAACTTGACCCTTTATTTGAAAACAAGCAATTGGCATTAGAATTTCAAAGTAATGTTTTGGCAAACCAAATTGCCGAAGAAATTAAACATATCAATGGTTTTGTTTCAGATAGGACAGTTATAGATAATTATGCGTATTGGAGTATCTATGGGTTATGTAATTATATAAACCTTTCTCGTATCTATGAGAAGGTAATTGCTCATGCTGAAACAGGTTATGATGTTATCTTTTTCTTGCCTATTGAATTTCCAGTTGAAAATGACGGTTTTAGGTTTCAATGTGAGCAGTGCAGAAATCTCGTTGAAGGTTTAATTATGCATACTCTAATACAATTACAATCTGTTCCTGTTGTTATTTTGCGTGGTGATTTAGATTCAAGATTGAAACAGGCTGTAACCTTTGTGGAACAAATTGAAAAGTAGGTAGAATATTGATGGGCAATAATAAAGTTGCAATGGGGCTTGATCTAGCCCTTAATCATTCTGGTATTGTTATTTTAGATTCGCCACACAATATTTTATTAAGCGAGATATTTAAGCCACAAACATCAGGAACAGAACGTCTTTGGCAAATCTATAATCGTGTATTAATGATTTTTAAAGAATTTAATCCTGATTTATGCGTGATTGAAGGTTATGCCTATGGGAAACCTTTTCAAGCCCATCAGTTGGGCGAAGTAGGAGGGGTAATAAGACTTATAGTATATAATCAAAAAATAGCTTTTACTGTAGTGCCGCCAAAAAGAGCAAAATTATTCGCTACGGGTAGTGGAAAAGCTAATAAAGACCTAATTATGTTAAGTGTATTTAAAAATTGGGGCATAGAATTTAATCATAGTGATTTAGCTGATGCTTACGTATTAGCCCTAATCGGTTTATGTAAAATTAAACCAGATTTAATAAAAGAATTAAAATTAAATAAGACTCAACAAAATATTATTGATAATCTATTTATTGAAACGGGGATGAGATAATGCGTTTTATTCAGGTAGGGCCTGATGTGTATGTAGATATGGACAGATGTGTTACTATAATGCCGCCTAATTATAGTATTGCAAGAAGGACAGTAGCTTTGGCTGATAAAGAAAACAAGTTTTTTCTTGTAACACGCAATAAAAAACGTAAATCAGTAGTTATCCTTGATACTGGTCATGTTTTTATGTCGCCTTTTAAGCCAACTACGCTTTTAAGACGTTTAGGAGCTTTGCCTCCAAAAGAGAAACAAGTAAACAATTCAGTCGATAAAGAGCCTGTCGATGATTAAAGGGAAAGGAAATGGTTGGTTTTATTATGAATGATTTGTGTAAAGTCTGTGTAAATAATTGTAAAGACGATTATAAGAAAATAAAGGATAATGGTAGTTACTGTTATGATTGGATACCTGTAGACGAATGGGTAAGAAAAATAGAACAAGAAAATTTGTATTGGTGTGTTAATTAGATTAAATATTTTTTTAGGTAGGTGCTAATATGCATTCTATTTGTGTCAACTGTAAAAAGAAAAATTATCTTTGGGAGAAATTTTGTTCGGGTATTGAGACTTGGACTATAGGTAACTGCAATAAAGCCCAACAAAAAGCTAAAGAGATAATTTTTGCCTTGAAGCCGTAGGGGTAGGGTTGTTTATTTTATGCTTCAACTTATTCAAGTCGAAAGGTTGCCGTTTTTTGACGGTAGTTGTTTTTGTGTTGATTTATTGCAATTGCGAGGCATGATCAAAAATTGTTCCCATTGTAAGGCACGTTTAGAATGCACGAAACCCGTTCCTCCTTTGGGGCCTATTGAACCTAAAGCTATAGTAGTTGGCAGAAACCCAGGTTTTTTAGAAGATAAACACAATAAACCTTTTTATTTTGAGGCTCCGAGCGGGAAATTAGTTACTAAATATTTATCTTATTTAGGTTTGGATAGATCAGAAGTATATATTACAAACACTATAATGTGTTATACGGCTAAAAATAGGCCGCCGACTCAAGAAGAAATTGAGATATGTTCTAGATGGAAATATATAGAATTTGCCACTATAAAAATTCCTAAATTAATTATTCTTTTTGGTACCGAAGCGGCAAAACTTTTTTTGGGCAATAATATAACGACCATAACTAAAGTCTTAGGCAACATATATATAACACAAATTAAAAGACAAAAAGTATTAATAGTTCCTTTGCCCCATCCAAGCTATGTTTTAAGGAATAGAAAAATAGAACCTAAAATATTATCATTCTTAATTGAAGTCAAAGATATACTTTTTTCTTTTTAACCAGTCTGTATTGATCAGACTGGTTTTTTTGTAAACAAATCGTAAATATCGTAAATAAAATATTGCAAAGTATTGAGTTGTATTGTATAATATTATCTGGAGGTGTTAATAGTGTTAATAAAAGAGATAAATTTTGCTCAACAAGAAAAATATTCTATTATAAAAAAAGATCTAGATCAGGGATTTGGGTATATTGATTTTAAAGCTAAAGAGATTATTATGAAAGACACTTTAAGCGAAGTAGAACAGGACTATCTTCTTCTTTACCATCTTATTAATCTATCTGTTGCTAAACTGAAAGAAATGGGTATAATCAAAAAAAGCCCACCTAATTTATTTTTAATCGGATTAACACATTTATTGTTTATTACTTTAGTTGATAATGGGCTATGGGAAGGAATAAGACCAGAACAACTAAAAGAACTATATTTTGACCAGATAAACAACAAAAAAACAACAAAAACCATATTGACAAACGATAAAAAGTAGTCTATATTAAAGTTGTAAGGGGGTTATATAATGTCAATGTTATATGATCTTATTGAGGTTTATATGGATATAGAAGAAACCCAGGATGCTTTTTTATCATTAAGACGTTTAGCCGAAGAAATAAAATATAAAGGCAGTCGTTTTGGCGAAGATTTATTGATCACAATAGAAGAAATGGCATTTGAAAATTATTTGTGTCCACAATGTTTTACCCAATTAGAACAAAGAATTTATAAAGAAAATCGTGGAGAACATTTTGGATTTCCTGCTTATGAGCCGATGGTTGAATATCGTTGCCCATTTTGTGGGTGGAAGGATGAAGAATAGAAAGATGTATGTAGGAAGTTTATTCAGTGGCATTGGGGCAATGGATTACGGCCTGCAATTGGCTGGAATGGAAATAGCTTGGCAGGTGGAAATAGACGAGTTTTGTCGCAAAGTATTGCAGAAATACTGGCCTGAAGTACCCAAATATGGAGATATACGAGAGGTGAAACCTGATGAACTCGAACCAGTTGACCTTATTTGCGGGGGATTTCCCTGCCAACCCTTCTCCACAGCCGGGAAGCGTCGAGGCACGGCAGATGACCGTTACTTCTGGCCTGAAATGTTTAGAGTCATTAAAGCTCTCAGGCCCCGTTGGGTGCTTGGTGAGAATGTTGCTGGAATCGTCAATCTGGCACTCGACACTGTGCTATCTGACTTGGAAAGTGAAGGCTACGAAACAGCAACGTTTATTATTCCAGCTTGCGCCGTCAATGCCCCGCACAGGAGAGATAGGGTATGGGTTGTGGCCCACGCCGCAGGCAAGAGACTGGAAGGGGGAGTCGATCAAGCGAGACAGGTTACCGGATGCAACAAAGGGGAGATTGAATCCCGATTGGGTGGAATCGCTAATGGGCTTGCCTGTTGGATGGACTTGTATAACTGGCCTGCCCCATTAGGATGCGAACAATATGACTGGGAACCTCCCAGAACAATATTAGAAAAACCGTCATTTTGGAAAGAAAGGATACAAGCATTGGGAAATGCGGTAATACCCTTGATACCTTACGTTATCGGTACTGCTATACGCGAAATTGATAAATGTTGTAAGAATAAAAGCGAGATGTAAAAGAATTAAAAGCGAGGAGTAAAAAATATCTAATACAAAACGTGATTTTTCAAGATTAAGAGCTATGAAAATATACCAAAAAAAGAAAGGAATAAAGAGATGACAGAAGAATTATTATTAAAATTACAAGAGTATGGATATAATAACATACCTCCCTTGGATTATATGTTATCAAGACTAGAACAATATGGGTATTATTCTGATATTGTAGTTATCAGTCCAAATCATTATGAATGTGTATTAAACCGAATGAATTACTTTGTAAATGAACTTGAACCGCTTTTATCGAAAAAATTTATAGGAAATAGCCGTAAAGAAGCAGTTGCTAAAGCCTTTTTATGGGCAATGGAAGA